TTTTATAAATAGTAAGTTTTTTATTTTCATCTGTTACTAATTGAAATAGTTGAGTATTTATTTTTCCAAACGGTGCTTGAATAATGTTTCCACCTAATATTACTTCCATCATATGAGAAGTATCATAACTGAAGAAGAAAATAGGAATGAGTCCAAGAAAGTAACTAAAATCAGATGCAGTTAATTGAGTTTGTATTCTTTCTGGAGTTCTTAAATATCCGGTATCTATTATTCTTCCATCAAATAATAATCGATATTGATTTTCAAATTTATAAAAAACATGAACTCTGGTCAAAGGATATATTTTTTTTGAGATCGTATTTGGCATAATAGCTATTCTACACATCGAAGACCCTCGTCCAAATGCAAGTTCTATATTAGAAACAGGTACTTGAACTCCTTCTAAAAATACAATAAAATCTTCGAATGTTATATACGGAATCATTTAGCTACTCCTATTTTTATAGAATCTTCTTCTAATGCAAGTTCAGGCTCAAGTTGAAGAATCTTTCTAAGAAAATCTCGTAATTTCCATATAGGTTCTGTTGTTTTTACTGGTAAATTGATTAACCATTCAATTCTTTCGCCAAATTCCATAGATATTGCTCCAAAGGGAATAAATGTACATGTAAATGAATAGACATGTTGAGATGCTACATGTAATCCAGATGAAAAATTAGCTAAAGTCCCAATTATAGTTCTTTTTCCTAAATCCAAAATTACCATAGCCAATAATTGTTTCGTCAAACTCTCTCCTTCAGCTGGAGCATATTGTTTCATTAAATTATTTAAACTAGAACCAGACAAAATTGAATAATAAAGACGAGTGAATAAAGAATGTTGCCCGTGATAATAATTTTCCCCTTCTATAGTTCCAAAAGGTTCAATTAAATAACCACTTAAATTAATTGTTTCTGCCGCATGTCCATGAAATAAAAAATATACATCATCATAACTTTGAACGACTTGTATATATTCAGATGCATTAATTGATATAGAATTTACAAAAAAATCATTATATAAAATATGAACTACCGTATCTATTGAAAAATCTGATTTTGTACTGGGAATATAAAGACTTATTCCCAATTTGAAACAAAACTTAGTATTCTGGGGCAAATTGAATCGCATTTTAAATTCCTTTAAACGTTGTTCTCTATCTGTTAAATTAGTTGTATATTTAGCCGTTTCATTTTGAAGATGATTTATTAAATCTTTTAAGGGATCAAAAATTTTTATTTCTATTGATTTTTGATCTTGAACAACAGAAGGTGGTTTAACATTTCCTTGATTATCTGTTCTTTGATTCGGCGGTGCATCTTCTTTTATATTTTCGAATTCTGTTATTTTTTGTTTCATTGCTGCCGTATTAATAGCTTGTTTTGATTCATCTTTTTTAAAAAGACTTAAAAAAGCTGACAATAAACCACTAAGTCCTTGTGGAGCTCTTATTTGTGGCATTTTTTCCTCCTTATTTCTTGTACCATACTATACCTCCACGGCTTATCTCTTCGCACTGCTTTTCTCTTCGTGGGATCCAGATGTACGACTAAATTTTTGTTCCAGAGATTTGCTGAACGTTTGCAACGATTCAATAACTTTATTCGCAGCATCACGAACATCCTGCCACGCCACCATTTTAGATGCTTTTTCTTCTTCTTCTTTTTTTTCAGGTGCAGTTGTCCCAGTTAATACTGCTCCTGGTGCTAAATAACTTGTATAAGCCAAATATGTTCCTCTACGTAATAATAAAGGCCCAATTTCTGGACGCAGTTGAGTATAAGCCGCAACTGCAAATTGCCAATTTTGACCAAAAGTTTCACTCAAAGTTTTTTGTCCTAATTCTATCAATTTTTTAACTTCTTCTTCTGACACACGCCATGCATTTGCTGTAGATTTAATGAATTCTTGTTTTTTCTTATCATTTTGTTCGTGATATTCGAGAGCTAATAATAATGCATATTGATCTGTTTTATCCAACTTTTCTATTGCTCTTGCAAAAGATTTGATATAAGGTTTTTCTTCCATTCCTAACAAAGCAGCACTAAGTTTTTCTCCAAAAGATCCGAGAAGTTCGGCTGCCTTTTCTTTTTTATTAACTAATTCTTGTTCTATTATATCAATAGGACTTAAATGAAATGGTAATTTTTCACCAGAAACCGTGATGTATCCAGATATTTTTCCTATTAAAGTAGCCTCATCCATATTTTTGAATATTTGAAAAGTACGCAACATATTTATTAAGTTTTCTCGAGTTAATTTCCCAGCTTGTCTTAAACGTTCAATAGCATATGCAATTTTTTCTTTTTCTTCACGACCTACTTCAATAGGACGTTCTTTTTGTAACAATTCTACATAGAAATTTCGTGCTACAGTACTAGCATCTGCTTGAATGCCTAATTTTTTGGCCTGTTCAAGAAGCATTCGTAATTTGTCCTCTCTACCTGCAAATATTTGTGCTAAAGTAGGAGCACCATATTGTTGTACAAGTGCGATGTGCTCTCTTGGAATATTACTCATATATTCAAATGGTAATGGTCCTGCAATTCTTTGAATTGTTTTTGTTTTTATACTTGAAATTTGTTCGAGTCGTGGTTCAATTTCTACCGCTACAAGCTCTTTATAAGGTTCTGCAATTGTTTCTCTGAAAAATCTTTTTACTGCTGATTCGCCCGCTCTTATCCAGTCTGAAAATTGTGTAGCTCCAGAAGCGACGTCTTGTGCCCATTCTGCTGCACGTTCTGGACTTAGAAAAAGAGCCGCAATATCTATTGAACCTCCACTTAATATTCTAGCCATCCTATATTGTCGTGCAGCTTCTCTTAATTTTTGTTGTTCTCGTGCCCATACTTGAGCCATCGGAGCTATTTCACGTGCATACAAAAAATTATCTGCTAATCTGCGTGCTTCTTCTTCGCTTACATTAGGATTAAATGTTCTGAGTATTCCTGCTAAGGTATCTCGTGATATTGAACCTCCAAGATTTTTCAACATTTGAGTATAAAAATTCATTTGAACATCTATTAAATCATTTGTTGTTACATTTTTTAATTGTAAATCACTTGTTGCCATAAATTTGAAAAATGCATCAGGTGAAGTAACCATAGGAGCTGCCCCCGCAGTCATCATATTCATAATATCTCCTCGCGCTCCTCGCATTTGTCCTAATAAGGCGAATCTCATTCTAGGATCAACGAATGTTGATAACAATAATTGTTCAAATTCAGGAGAATATTGAATTCCTCGGAAAAAAGGTAATCCATAACGAATAGTTGCTAATTGTTGACCGAGCATCATTGCAGTAGAAACGGGAATACGAAGTGTTGGCGCTAATTGTCCTCCTCTAATTATATTTTGAATAACATCAGACATAGTTACTCCAGGAAGCATAGATAAAGGTTGAGCTGCTCTTAATGCTGCTCCAATATCTTCTAACTTAGCTGTTGGTACTTGTCCTCTTATTTCTATAAGAGCTTGTGAAATTTTTTCTACTGTAGTGTCATATCTTCTTGCTAAGTCGTATAAAACATTGGTGAGTTGATTTATGGATCTTAATATATCTGCAACTGATGCAACAGGACTGATTTGGCCTGCCATAACTAATGCTTCAAAAGATGTTCTTGCTATTGATTCCAATCCATACCGTCCTGCACCTGGAATATCACGAAATCTTTGTTGAACTTCCGTAAGACCTCTTCTGATCTGAGTTATTTCTTCAGGGGTGAATCCTACTCCTCCTGCAACTCCTAATCTTGGAACCCGCATTCCAAGATTCGCAATAAAATTCCTTGTTTCGACCATTTCACTTATTGCAGAACTAAGAGGAAACATATATTGATTTAATCCCGGAATAAATGCACTTCCTATCATTAATGGAATAGTAAAGGGACCTGCAATTGTAGATATTAATGGGAATAATCCAGCGAATTCTGCGAATTGCGCACCAAATTGAAGTGCTCTTGTTGCTACTCTTGCAGTCCAGGGTGCGCCATATACCTGCCAATATAATGATTGCTGTGCAACATTTCTTGCAACTGAATATGATAATTGGTCTACCGGAGGCGGAGTTATTCCCATTGTTGGTATCAATGGCGGTACTACAGGTTGAACAGGAGTCATAGCACGAAGAAATTGCCATGCCCTTCCTGGGAGTGTTTGTGCAGGAACTGCTTGTATTTCCATCATTCGGCTTTCTTCTAATCTTTGCAATAATTGAGTTATAGGTAATTGAGTAGATACTGGTGGGAATGGCTGTGTATAAGACATAACCATTTTAGTTTGCATATTTATCATTGAAGATTGACGTATAGTGCTACTTAAATCAGTCATTAATAACGTGAGTTGATTTTTTAAATCATTAATAGCAGAACGGAATATTTCGGCAGTGTTCTGAAGTTCAGGTTCTAATCTAAATGAAAAATAATCTCCTCTGTCTCCATCAGGCATAAATTTAGTTTATTAAAAATTATCAAAATAATCAAATAATTTGATTTTCAAAATTTATATAAAATCTCTGTTATAAATTATTTATAAGGAATTTCTATAAAATAAAAATTGGGATGAAGCGGGGTTCGAATCCTCGCTATCATCCAGAAAGGAGGAAAAAATGGTAACAGTTGGAAAAGTTTTGTTCAGAATTTATGCGTGGACTCGTAAAAGAGGAGCAGTAGATCTAGGAGTAATCGTCAAGACCCCTGATCCTAGTGCAGAATTGAAGTCTGAAGTTCTTGTTGGGATTACAGGAAGCTATAAGTATGGGACCCAAGGCCAATTTCTCGTAAAATCCAATTCAATTGAAGAAATAGAAGATGCACTTGCAGAAAGGTATTTCAAAGAACGTGTTCGAGAATTCAAACTAGGTTATGTGCTACCTGGGCGAATCATCTACGCAGGAGCGCTTATGACAATTCTTCTTAGAAAAGAGGAGGATGGATTCTTTGCTTTTTACTGGCAGAAACGGGAAGAATATGAAAGATTCATGCTGGCCCTCGCTAAAGTAGGAGGCCTTGAAGCAATGGTTGCAAAAACCAGAAAACCCCTTGAAGAAGCTGAAATATCAATACCTCCTTCTCCGTATGTACTAAAATATGCCGATCCAATCTCCACAGAAAAATTAAAATGGGACGATGCTACCAAATGGTATAAATTAGTAGATTAAACCCTCTCTGGGAGCTGGGCAGGGTGAATTGGGGCGACCCTTCTCTCAAGCCCAAAGATGAGAGGGCTCCTTTGGGTCAGGGGAACCGGAGTTTCCCCGGAGAAGGGCAACGTCCAGGCCCCGTGGGGTTCGAGTCCTCACCAGCTCCCATTGATGGTGCTCTCTGAAAAAGAGCTTTTTCTGCATGGGGGACCATAGGCTCCCCATTGGCTATGTTAATCGCACCAACAACATCAGCATGATTAACATAGCCACAGTTCAAGCACTTGAAGCGGTCGGCAACTCGGTTTTTTTTGTGCCTGAACTGGCAAGCAGGACAGGTTATTGACGTATATGCTGGAGAAACTCTCAGGATTCGCACAGCTTCCTCCTGAGCCTTTCGTTCCAGCTTGTCAATAACCTGCCTATAAACAAATCTTTGATATTTATTATTAAATTCTCTCTTAAAACGCCCCTTGATTTTATGTTTAAGGTTTTTTAGGTTTTCAATTTTTATTATTTTTATCGATTTCCAATCGATCTCTTTATTTATCAATTAGTTAATTTTATTATCTCTCTCAATCAATGCTCTTTTAAATGCTTTACTACCCTGCTTTTTCCTTGCTATTTTTTCATAAATTTTATCAAAATCTTTACCTATGAATTGACCTTCTGATGTTATTAATAAATTTTTATATCCCATATCAATTCCAATTATTTTTCCTTCTTCTTTAGGCATCGGTTCTTTTTTTTCAAAAATAAGACCTATCCAGTTTTTATCAAGGTTTATTGCAATTGTCTTTTTCAAATTCCAGTTTTTGAATTTCAAACTATGTTTATGTTCTTTTAATGGAATGAAAATTTCTATCCGCTCTCTTTTCCTGCCTTCTTTAATAAATGGTAATCTTATTTTTATCCATCTATCAAAAGAATTGTTTGATGGTAAGATTTCAACAAATTTTTCATCAAAACATATAGTTAGATTTTTAATTTCAGGTTTTTTCATCTTAAATTTAGATTTCTTCTTCTTTTTCTTTCTTCTCACACTTCTTACTATTTGTGAAGCATGCTTATATATGAGCTGTTTATATTGTCCACCCAGATTATCCATCCAGTCAATATCTTTTGTTGACACAAATTTTTTTACAGGTATTTTTCTTTCCCACATTAAGTTTATTGTTTTCTGGAGATAGTTTTTATAAAGTTTAAAGGTTTCTTCTAATAATCTTCTTTTCTTAATGGTTGCAAATCTCAAACTATATTTTGCTGACCGTATCATCATGATACTTGATATTTTATTAAATAACGAAATTATTATCAAACCTTCAATTATAATTATTCACTTTTTCAGAGCTCCCGTTGATTTTTTATTTTTTTTGTTTTATACTACATCCATGGCATTAATAAAAGAAATAGATATGCTGGTTGTGAAAGTTATTAAACCTAAAGATAAAAAAGAGAAGGAGGACGAAGAAAATGACGGAAGAAACAAAAGAGAAAAAAGAAGAGAAGGCGATTCAGGAAGAAAAACTTCCTGAAGATATGTCTTTGGAATCGATGTTATTAAGACAAAGAGTATGGAAGACTTACAAAATAACTTCTGGATTAACTGTAGTTTTTCAAAGTTTACTTGCAAAAGAATTAAATGAAATAACTCCTGCAACTACAATCAGTGCGAATGAATATATGCTTAAATATTTAGCATATTCAATTAAACAATTTGGCAATGACGATTGGTCTAATTTAGCATTTGATACAAGATTTGAGAAAGTAAAGAATTTACCAGTTCCTATAGTGGATAAATTAATAGACTTAGTAACGACTTTTAGAACTGAGTGTGAAAATCTTTTAAAAGAAGATATTAAAAAAAAATAGCGGATATACCAGATTTCTGGTACAAAGTCTATATTTATCTTTATCCGAAGATGTTACGTGGAGAGATTTATCCAGGAACTATAGAAGAAAACCTCTTAATTAATTATTTTAAAAGAGAAGATGAGTTTTTATTATCATTATCAATAATAATCGCTCAATCTTCTATATCTACAAAAGAAATTTCAGATACAGTGAATAATCTTATTGGTCAGGTAAGAGCTAATTTTATACATGGAGACCAAACTCAAATGACAGCGGAACGTCGAAAAGAATTAAGTAAAAAACTTATTTCACAATTACCATTAACTCCAAAAGGAACAATTGATAAGACTATATTTCAAAGTCCAAAAACTGAGCAACAAAAAATATCTCAGAAGAAATTAGAGAAAAAGATTAGACTTAAACCATAAAAAATGATATAATGTTAATAATGAAAACGATAGAGAAAAAAGCAAATTTTGCTGAGAATTTATGGCTGAGTAAAGAGCAACAGAATGTAAGATTCGAGATTACAAATAAATTTTTGATTGATAATGAGACTTTAATTGATGTTGGTTGTGGAACATTAGATTTACCTAAATATTTGATAAATAAAGGAAAGCTATTTAATTATCTTGGTATCGAATCAAATAGAAATTTAGCAATGAAAAATGCACAATTACCATTCCAGGTTATTTATGCAAATATAATTAAAGAAAATATAGTTTTACCAAAGGGTGATGTTGTGGTAGCATGGGGTGTGACCGCATATTTTGATGATTATAAAAGAACCCAGAAATATGATGTATTATCAATATTTATATCAAAACTGATTGATATGGCTGAAAGATTAGTATTATTCGATACATGGAATGAGGATAGATTTTATCACAAACCAGGAATAGATGATGCAGGGGTTTCTTATTATCAGCCACAAAAAGTAATTGATATAATTCATAAGATTGATCCTAATATTCAGATTATTATCAAGCTGCCTTTGGATAGACGAGATCCTGAAGCTGATTTGTTTATATTGAATTTAAAATGAATAGTTTACAGTTCATATATGTAGATCCTGCGACTGGGAAAATTCAATTACAAATGCTAAATAAAACAATTAAAGGAATAGAAAAACTTGCTCAGGAAGTGATTTATAGGATTATTAATACAGAAATTATAAATGAAACATTGCAATATAATGTGAATGCTGAAGAAGAATTAAAGAATTTATTCACATCGTCCTTAAAGGTAATAGAGGAAGCAATAAAAAGAGATCAGAGTATGAATTTTGATTTGACAGATGATGAAAGATTATATTCTTTAGAATTAGTATCAATAACCTTTAATGAAAATCAAGCTACAATTAAAATAAATATTATTTCAGAAGCAGGCCGATCAAAAACATTTTCACTAGCTATTTGAAACTATTTGATTTTTTATTAAATTTTTTGTATTATTTTATCTATGAATGATAAAGAAATAGAAATAGATTTAAACCAGATTCAATTAACTCCGGCCGAAAAACTAGAAGTTGCTGAAACATTGATGCGACTAAAAAAAACATTCAAAAACATTTCAGATGAAGAAGCATATAAAATTGTCGTGCATCAATTGTTAAGAATTGGGCATTTACCGATGTTAAGGCAACAATTATTGAAGAGACTGAAAAATGAGTAAAAGATTTTTTTATGTAGTATGTAAACCTAAGTCAATTGATGATTGGGAAAATTATAAAATATGTTCATTTGGGGAATTAATTAAAGAGGCAGGATTATGTAGAGCAATTATTGCATGGATTGCACTTGCAAAAATGGATTTCACTGCAATTACTATAAAACCATATATTATTTCATCCAGAATACTTACAAAAAGATTATTTCTTCATGAATTTACTCATTTGAGACAACAGACTAACGATGGATTATTAAAATTCGGAATAAAATACTACTGGGCATGGTTCATAAATTTCTTTTTCAAAAAAGAAACAAGATTCAATCTCTATGAAGCCTATTATAATATCCCTTACGAAATAGAAGCTTATTCTGTGCAAGAAAATTTCCAAGTTTAAGATGAATGTTAAGAAAGTTTGCACAAACCATTGGAACATTAATCCGTGAAATAGAAAAATGGCATACTCCTCTTGTAAATCTTCCAGATAAAAAATTAACAAAAGCAGACATATTCCATTATTACCTATCTCCGGAGGTTCATAAAAGACTTCTGGAAGATTTAGCCGGTCATAATGTCATTGTTATTCAGCATTTTCAACCCAATTATCCAGTATTAAAAAGGAAAGAAAAGAATAAAAAAATTAAAATTGAATCATTCAAGAACTTTGAACATCCGAATGATTTCGGTTACTGGATTAAACGAAGAACCGTTGAATTCCATAAAACTTTAGGAGATAAAACAACTATGTATGTTGTTGATATTGATCCTAAAAATGTTGATTTTAATACAACAAAAAAAGTTGTTGAAGATGTGGCTACATTATTAAAAACTTTCCCTGAAGTTAAAGACGTAGAGATACGATTTTCTGGAGGTAGAGGATTTTATATTATTGGACATTTAAACAAAAAAATTGATATAAACGATGCAAGAAATAGATTAAAACAAATATTATTGCCTTTGACCGCGAATCCATTATTAACTTTATCAATACCACAAGAGGGTCAAATAAGGTTAGATTTATCCCCAATGAAGCGTGGTGGATCTTTTAGAGCATTATATTCTATTAATTCAAAAACTGGATTAGTAAGTGTTCCTGTAAAAAATATAAAACAATTTGATCCTTATATCCATGCTAATCCATTTAAAATTTAACTATTCACCTGGAAAAGCATATTTTGCAAATGAGTCTGGCGGAGTTGCTGCTTGTGCCGCCTGAGTAATACCTGCAGCTTTATCAGGAAAAGTTTCTTTAGCCCATTTCTTTGCATCTTCTAAAGCTTTCTTTAAATCATTATATGCATCTTTAAGTGATTTCTTAGTAGCTTGCATAGAATTAAGTGGGGAATCTTTGAATGTTTTAGCTTGCATAATTTTGGGTCTTAATTTTTGCTCAACTTTATCTACAAGTGCTTTCGGAGATACTTTTAAACAATCTAGTAAAGTATTTACCGCATACATAGAATAACCTATTGTTTGCATTGTAGTGTTCATTCCTTCGGATGCCAAAAATGATTGCATTTGTGCTGGAGATACCCCAAGTTTTGATAATAATTGTTCTATTTGAAGCAATTGTTCGTTAGATAATGATGCAAGACGAGATGAATCCAAAGCCAAACTAGTTGCCCAATTCAATTGGTATTGGACTACTCTACGGATAGAGGTTAAATCTCGTACGCTTCTATCTATCGATTTGAAAGCTTTTGCTATTACCGGTAACCTTCTTAATTGGTCCGTTACACGAGTATAGCCATCAGAATAGATATAAGGTTCAAGATTAGTTTTTTGTATTTGTGCTTTTAAATCCTGAGTTATTTCTGAACGAGGATCTCTTAATAATTCTAATACTGCTGTAACTTCTGCTGATACTGCTGGAAATATATAACAATATTTATATGGAGCATCTGTAACGTCAGCTAATTGTTCGATAGCCTTCATAAGTATATCATCTTGTTTCAAATTTAATCTTACCTTTTCGAATTTACAATCAACATATTTTATTTGATATAGTGCAATAATTCGTAGCATACTATATATTCTGAGCTGCCCAATAAGTTTCATATGATTCGGAAAATAATCTCTACCGAATGTAACTGTAATATCTTCAACTGCATTTACTATTTTAGCACCAAAATTTTTATAAATATCCAATTCTTGTTTTAAATGAGCTTTTAAAGCATTTTCCCAAAAATTTTTCATTGTTTCCTTAAATCTTCCCGTAGGATCTTTTATTCCATTTACTACTTCAAAGGAATCAACATAATATCCAAATCTTTTTAAATCTAATAAAGAAATAGATGCTCTAAGACGTCTACGAGCAGATTCTAATTTTCTTAATAATTCTTCATAAGTTTCACAGGAATCTGCAAGAACTTTTGCATCCATTATATCACTACTGGCACTACCTAATAATTCAATTACCATTTCTGCTGTTCTCTTGATAAATTCATCATGTGCTTTAGTCGGAGTTTTTATATTCTGTAATGCATTGATAATAGTGTTTAAATCTTTAATTATTCTATCTAAATATTCAATTTCTTTATTTAATAACCCTTGAATAATTGTAACAGTATAAGCAATCATAATAGGAATCATATCTATACCCATGAGTCCAAGTTGTATCCATGCCATGTACTCATCTAAATATTTTCCAACATATTTTTGATACAAATTCTTAACTTCATTCTCTACATATTCAGATAATGTGGCAATTGTTCCTGCTACAGTATCTGAAATTATTTTCAACAGTTCATTTAGGGTAGTTTCTTTAGTATCCTCGGCAACATTTTTGACAATATCTCCTGGTTTCTTCATGAAATCAGTCATATATCTTGCAATATCTGTAAGAGTTTTTACTATCTCTGCAAGTTCATCTAAAAATATCGCTAAAAATATTGAAATATCACATGGCATAAAAGAAAAATAACAGAATCATTTACAAATTTCAACTTTTTTTGTTATAATCTTATTAAAAATTATGAGAAAAGGAGGTGCAATTATGTCAGAAGAGTTTCTTAAAGAAATAAAACCCATATTGAAAGTATTCACTCAACAAATTCATTATGGATATATTGATGGGAATATTATCTTGACTGATGGCACAATAGCTTTTATTTTAAAAGGATACACTATAGATAAAGAGCTTTTGGAAAAACAAGATTATGCAAAATTATCTGATGCAATGATTGCATCAATAAAAGAATATTTAGAAAGACCATTACCGTATAGCGTCAAACTGAATGGGAGTTTAATACATTATTTATCAAAAAATTTTAAGATTAACAGTACCGTTCCTATGAATTTTGATAATGATATTGGAAGAATTTTAAGTGATTCAGTATTAATAATAACTCCAGTTTCTTTTGAAAAAACTTCTTTTGAAAAGAAAGAAAAAGAAGAAGAAGTAAAAGGAGTTACAGAAGGCACTGTGAAAAGAAAAAGAGGCCGACCTAAGAAATTGCAAGAAGAAAAACAAAAAGAAACAGAATCTACAATATCCACAGTAGAAAAATCCACAGAAACTGGACAAATAGAGGAACCTGAAGAGGTTGAGCAAAGAGAAACACAAGCTCCAAAACAAAGGAAGGAGCAAAAAGAAGAAAAACCAATTTCTGTCGAAACTAAGCATCAGGTGGAAGAAAGGAAGTTCAAGCATTTACGGAAAATTCCATTTTAATCTTTTTTATGGTATAATGTGAAAGAGGTGATAACATGATAGAAAAGTTGCAACAAGTAAAAGATGAATTAAAAAAGTTAGAACAAATCAAAAAAGCGATCACTCATACTTATCCAGATTTAGATAACTTGTGCTCAATGTTTTTAATTCTAAAGAAAATACCAGATACAAAAATTATTTTTACTACTATTGATGATTGGCAAAAAAATAAAAATACTAAATATAAAGATTATATTGCAGTAGATATGGAAGGTGCAATAATTGATCATCATGATATAACAGGTCCTTATACTAGTTGTAAATTAGTTTATCAAGTTTTATATGAAGAATATCCTGAATTGTATGAAAAAGATTTTGACCTAGTAGATTATTGCTATCGAGCTGATAAAGGACAACTTGCTCCTTTCCAGAAGCAACAGAGTTCTCTAATTCATACTATATATGCATTAAGAGCACAACAGGTTCCGGCTCCAAAATTATTAAAAATCTTTATAGAATTAGCGAATAGAATTGAAGAAAATCCTAAATTACTGAATTCAATGTGTGATATTGTTGTGGCTACAATTGAACCGGAATTAAGTGAAAAGTTATCTAAAGAAACACTTTCTTTTGAAGAGATTTATTTAAAATTCATAAGATTCGTGAAAATTAAAGATTATTTTGTAGCATTAAATTCCTCAAATCATAATATATCATCAAACATTTTTAAACATATCAAAAATTGTATGGCTATTATTTATTCATCTAATAATGGTGCTACAGGAATAATTTTGAAAAAACCAATTGCAAAAGCTAATGAACTCTGTGAAGAATTGAACAAAAAATTTCCTGATCTTAAATGGACTCTTATAAGAGATGGGATGTGTATTAAAAGCAACAGTTTGAAGAACTTAGAATCTATCCATAAGCCTTCCTGCGAAGAAATACTTGATGTCTTTTATAAATATTTGACATTTATTTGATAAGGAAAAGGAGGTTATACCCATGACTAATACAGAATTAATAGATATGACTATAAAAGAAATAGATACACATATTGAAGATCAATTAAAAGATTTTTCAGATATTGCAGTAAAGAAATTTTCACAAGTTCCTCATTCTTTAGTTCTTAATTTTATATCTAATACTGTTTTATTAATGATTAAAGGAATAAGTAAAGAAGAATTCAATAATATACCCGCGGATGATGAAGTTTCTCCATCAGAATTTTTGGTAATATTGTGTTTAACTATATTAAAATTGCTTAAAGATAATTCCACAATTAAAAAAATTATCGAAGAATTCTTAAAAATGAGGGAAACTAATCCATTTCTTCCAACAACTTCTGAAGAGGAAGCTACAAAAATATATTTTTCAATGTTAAGAACAATTTTATTGTTAATGAAAAATGAATTTCTATTAGAACATGCAGAAATAGGAGACATCATTGAAAAATATACTCAATATAAAAATAATGAATATATTTATCTTTCAAAATTAAAAGGTAGTATATACTATTTAAATTTACTTGCAGGTGCTGAAGTAATGACTCAACCTATAAAGCTATTTCCTGAATCCGATTCTGAAGATAAAATCATAAATTAAGTTATAAGATAATTGTAATCCAAAAGGAGGTTTGAGTATGTCCAAAAAATGTATTTACTGTCTAAGTAAACTTAAAAAAAATAATAGATGTGAAAAGAATCATTATCAAAATAACTTCGATGGAACAATAACTGATTTTATCAACAATAATGTAAATAATAGTTATGATTTATATTATTATGATAATAAAAAGAAATAACTATTTTTTTTCTTCTTTTTTTTCTAGTTTCGGAAATTCTATCGAACTCAATGTCAAATATGGATCGGGAATTTCTCTATCCCATAATTCAAATAATCGATATCGATAATCAAACTGTTCTAATGCCCTTGCAAGTTTTTCTAATTCGGCTTCATTAGAAGAGGATTCATATGCTTTTTTATAAATATAATCTAACAAGGGTAAAGCTTCAAACTCTCCTCTTTCTTCCAATATACTTGCTCTGATTTCGAATCCTTCATTAGAAAGAACACTGAAACCTCTTTTTGCATATGCTTTTATATCTGGAGGAACTTTTATTTTAAGAATACTTGCTTTCTTAAATAATTTTTTTGCTTCGTCTACTCTATCTCGAGGTAATAAGTCAAGTTTATGTGCAAGAAATTTATTCATTGCGGTCTTAATTTCCGTAGGTTTCATTGTTTCTTTTAAAGTTTCCTCAGCATGGGATTTTGCAAGAGATTTTATATTATCTGGAACTTCTACATCATATCCTTTAGAAAGTTTCACTATATTAAATGCAATTTTCTTTTTTTCATCTGAAGAATATGGTGCGGTTATTTGATCAAATGCATTTATATATTTTTGTAAATCATCCCTTCCTTTTACAGGAAGATGGCCTTTTTCAGGAAGTAAAAAATCACCTTCAAGCGGAGGTGTTTCAGTTTTTTCATGATAAACATTTGAGGAAATATCATCTTGAGCTAGTTTTTCAATAATAGGATGGGGCTTAATATCATATTTTTTACAATTCTTTTTAAGCATAGAAGCAGCAATTTTTTGTGCTTCAGGATGTAAATTTTGTCGAGTTCTGACAAAATACTGCATAGATAACCATGTAGAAGCTCCATCTGCACAAGGAAATTTTTTATGGATTTTATCATCAGAAGCAACAATAATTAATCCATAACTTTCAGGTGGGAGATTCCTATAATTTTTAGGCGTAGCTTGATACACTATATCAGGAATTTTTTCAGAAGATGCTATTTTCTTTAATATTTCCTTATCATAATCATCAAGAAAATCTATTTTCATATCATAAATCCTCCTTGTATAGGTTGATTTATATTCTTTCTATTTAATATTCTATATGCAATATCAAATGCCGGTGGCAATAATACTAATAATAACGCTGGGCCATATAATTTTTCTATAAGAGCTGCTCTCCTAGCTAATCGTTCTATTTCTGGACCTTTAACATAAGGAATTCCTTGAAGAGCTCGTCTTTGAAAAAAAGATAATGCCCCAATTGCTCCTGCACTTAATAATCCACCTGCTATTAAATCATGTAACAAATCTTGAGCTGTCAATGGTGGTGTTGAAGGAGGAGCGGGTTGATAAGGATAATATGGTAAATATTGAGCATGTTTTAAATATGTCATAAGAAAATTATATAATTTAATAAATCTAAAGTCAAATCTTTGAAAAAATCTGTTATAAATAATTTAGGTTGTGATAGGAATAAGGATTTTTTTAAAAAAAGTAAAAAAGGAGGTAAAAATGACAAAAGTATATCATTGTAAAGAATGTGGAAGGTACTGGTCCTATGGGGACCAGGAAACAAAAATTAGTCTCCAGAAAGAATTTTCTGGGGACGATTTAGAATTAATCCTTTTCTCCGGTTTAACCGGAGAAAAGGTAAAACTGAGTGGAGCTGTTCTTTCTGCAGGTGTAGTTGAATATATATGCCCCACCTGCAGAAAAGAAATGCCTCGATATTTCAAATGCGAAAAATGCGGAAATAAATGGGCAATAGTCAAGACAAAGGCGGAATTATCCAATCACAAAACCGGAAATTTGACAAAAATCTACATCATGGAAACGAAAGAATATACAAATCATCTATTTAATGGTATGGAGATCACTGTCCCCGTTTGTGAAGAATGTCTCACAAAAAATATTACGAAATTGGCCAGTTATGGAGATATCATCATAATTCAACCCACATTCAAATTACCCGATGATAAACCGGTATCAGAATCAATGATAAAAACCTTGAAAGAGAAGTATCATTTTAATCTTCCAAACGAAGTGAGAACTCGTTTCTATTTATCTACAATGAATCATCATATAATTAAAGTAGAAATTCCAGAAAAACAGAGAATTAGTTTTTCTGATCCTAATGGCAGAACAGTTGCTATCCAAAATCCTCCATCTAAAGAAGTTTATTTTGCAATAAAGTGGAGGAAAATCCCAATTCCAAATGGAGTTAAGATTGCGGATGATCCTAAAAATCTAGAAGAGTTGAAGAAGCTAAAAAATCAATTGAAGAAAAAATAAATTGAAGTAAAACATTCCTTATTCCTATCACAACCTATTTTTTTTATTTGAATTAAAATAAAAAAATATCTATAATTTTTTTTGATGATTATACCTGTAGAAGAAATAGAAAAAGTCATTGTTACTTTATTAAAAGAGAAGTTTCCTTCCTTAGATTTGAGACCCGGAACTCCTTATTATGATTTATTTGTAAGTGCATCGGCATATTTGATTTCTCATTATCTCAACATGTTTAATCAAAGTGTAGAAATGTCATTCTTATCTAACTATTCCACAATGCCTGAAGAGTTAATGGATAAATACGCATCAAATTTTTTTGTTACTCGTCAAGCTTCTACAAAAGCAAGAGGATTGGTAAGAATTTATTTTGCAGAACCAATATCGATATATATATCATATTTGAATGAATTTGTTTCTAATACTGGATTATCTTTTTATCCAATAGAATCGCAATCAATTTCCAAAGAAGAAATGAGCAGTTATTATGATGAAAATAAAAAATTCTATTATGTCCCGATAATACTAGAAGCATTTGAAGAAGGGGATCAGTATAATATTCCTGCAGATAGTATAGTAGAAATAAGAAATTTCCCTTATCCTTATGTTGAAATATCCAATGATCCATTTTCTCAAGGCACAAAAAAAGTAACTAATGAAGAATTTTATCAACAAATCATAGATGCTTTAAATACAAGAGAATTTATTACAAAACCTGCTATCGTATCACGAATTAAAAATGCATTTAGTTGCAAAAATGTTATTCCAGTCTCTTTCAAAGATGAAGTTATTGTTAGATCCGTATATGCAAATTCTGCGGATATTTATGTTGATAAATTAGATTATGATACAGGCAAACTTTCATATAAAGGAACTACAGAAATCCCGGTTACTGAATTCGAATATAATGGTAATTATGCCCTAGAATTAACTATCGATTTTAATGATCCAAATTTCAAATTAGAAAAGGATGATGGAACTATAATATCAGGAAAAATGATTTATGATGTTGACTATGTAGAAGGATTTTCTAAAGGAATGCCTTTCGGATATGGCACATTTGGAGCTTATAGATTTGGATACGGAGAATTATATTCTTTTTCTCAAGGAACATATTATTATGATATTGTTACTGATCCTAAAGAACGGAATACTATTGATGAAAAGCTTATTATAGCGATACCTGCTACTACTGGATTAAGCTCTATAACTGTTCATTTAAAAAATTATTCTGCTACACAAATTCAGTCTTATGTTGATGAGAATTCATTAGTTAATATGGATATGAAAGTCAGGTTAGTACAAGTAGCAAAAGTGAAATTAACTATTAAAATTAAAGGTAAAATCAATATAAATACTTTAAAAACATTAATTTCTGATTATCTAGATTCAATTCCGCCAGGTGGCATTGTAGAAGCTGATGATATAATGACTATTATAAATACAAATTTTAGAAATGTAACCGTATATTTTCCATTCGAACAATTTAATGCAGAAATAGAAACATTAGATGGAAAAAAATATTATATAGAAGGGGAATCTACTTTAGAATTACCAGATAAAATAGAAAATAAATTGTATTCAATGGTTACAGTCTTTAAACTTGAATCATTGACTATAATTTCACCTTAAAAATTTGAAATTTTTGTTATAAAAATCATATAAAATTCAAAAAAGGAGGTGTTTTAATGCCAATAAAAAAAGATAATTTCAAACACATTGAAAGAATTGAAGATGCTGAAGAAGGAAAAATAAATGTGATTATGGCCAGAAATGGAATATTTCAAGTAATTAAAAATGAATTGATGTACATTATCAAAAAAATAAATATAAATCCATTTGCAAAGATCGAGGATTTAGAAGAAAAAATTGTTATTCAAAAACCGTTGAATATTCCTGCAAAATTGATATTAACATCATTAGTTTTCTTAAAAAAAGTAAAACATAAATATGATACGGAAGCTGTCGTTATAATTACAGAAAAAAATGGTGAATACTTATTAGAATTACCAGAACAAGAAGCGTCCGCAGCTTCTGTAACATATTCAACAAAAAATTTAATAGGAGTTCCAATTTTAATTATTCATTCTCATCCTGGAGAATTGCATAATACCAGATTTTCTGGGACAGATGATAAAGATGATAAATTCTCAATTTTCAATGGAGTTACCAGTGTATATATGAATGTAAGAATAAAGATTGGCAATAATTTTATTGAACCTGATGACGAAGATTTATTTGAAGTAGATAAAGAGTGGATAAATGAGAAATTGAATGAATTTTCAAAATATGCAAAAAAGATCTATGGATATCGTTTCAATGAAGATTATATTGATTTTAGAAAATGGAAATAAATATAAATAAAGGAGGTGCAAGTATGCCAAAAAAGGCCAATGGTTCTGAACAAGAAATAAAAGAACATAAAACAGAAGAATTAAGTTTAACAAAGATTGAACAGGAAGTAAAAAGTGAAAGAGAAATTTTTAGAAAGAAATTTGCAGATTTCTTAAGAAGTGATCCACCATTTATTTGGGTAAGAGGAACGATATTGAGGGAAATTCTCGAAGATATTTTTCTAGCTATTCCCGCTAATATAAAGAAGACTAGAATTATAAAAAAATGGGATGCTTTGTCTCCTTTTAGAGAAGGAGATGAATTTTATCAAAAATCTATAGTAGAAATTATTGCAGAACTCGGATTAGAAGCTGAGAAAACAGGTGACCCTATAATTCTTATTATGCAAGCACCAGATCAATGGTATGAACATAAAGAATTTGTAGATATTTTTACAGCAGCTATTGAAAGAGGATTAGCCGTTGTGATGTATGGTGGATATGGAGAATTACCAAAAGGATTAAATGATCATGCTATTGTTCTGGATTATGTTCTTGAATATAGTGAAAAAAGTTTTAAACGAGTAGTTTTATCAATTGCAAAATCAGAAATCCACGGACATAAAGCAAAATGGATTTCTGACAATATCAATATCGTTAAAGATATTTTAAAAGGATGTTCTTCAATAGAACAAGAGCATGGTTTGTCTCATGCAGTTGTTGTATCTGAAACATGTGAAGAATTCATCAATGACCTGTTGAATTTTAAAAAGGAAATTCTTATTAAGAATGGTTTAATCCCTATAGATTTAGAAGAATGCCCTAGACTAAAAGATGTTGGTGGAATGGATAAATTGAAAGAATTCATATTAAATACAAAAAAAATAATTGAGAATTATGATATAGTTAGAGAACAACATAATCTTCCATTACCTAAAGGAATTATGCTTTTCGGAATACCTGGAACTGGAAAATCATATGTATCTAAAGCAATTGCTAAAGAATTCAACTGGCCATTGGTAATTCTTGATCCTTCTCAAATATTCCACAGGTATGTGGGGGCGTCCGAACAGAATCTGAAAAATATTCTCAAAAGAGTAGAATTGATGTCTCCTATCGTTCTATTCATTGATGAAATTGATAAAGTATTTGCAGGTGTTCAAAGTTCAAATGTTTCAGATGCAGGAACTACTGCGAAAGTATTTGGAATGTTCTTAACATGGATGCAAGAAATAAAGAAAAAGGTATTTGTTATTGCTACTGCCAATAGCGTATCTAATTTACCTGCACCTCTTAAAAGAAGAGAGAGATTTGATCAGATATTCTTTGTTGACCTCCCTTCTCTAACTGAAGCAAGAGAAATTGTTAACATTCACTTGGATAAATATAAAGTAGACAAATCTAATTTAGATATCAATACCCTGGCTCAAAAAGCAATATCCAAGAAACTTACTGGAGCAGAAATAGAATCTGCAATTAAAGATGCCGTTATTAAACATTGTGTATGCATTTTAAATGGCCAAGAAAGTAAATTAACTAATGAGGTATTAATTAATAGCATTATGGAAACAAAAGGTATTGCGGACGACGCTGAAATCAAGATATTGAAGAAAGATGCAGAGAAAATAGCAATTCCTGCAAGTTCCATTGTAAAGGAAGATCTAACTGCGTCAGAAGAAATTTCTTCAAAAGACTTGAAAGATTTGCAATAATGATATAAATTTTAAAAAAAAGGAGGTTAAAAATGTCACAGACAGTAAATGTAGATGTTCAGATAAAAAACACAAATATTTTGAAAAAAGTATGCAAAAAGCTGGGATATACTTACAATTCATCAAAGAATTGTATTGAAGGGGATTTATATCGTCCTATAAAAATTACAAAGGATAAAATCACATTTGATTCAGTAGATCACTCTAAAGTGAATAAAATATTGAATGAATACGCTTGTGAAGAAGTGAAATCATCAATATTTAAAGTAAATGGATATATTTTTAGAGAGACAAGAACAGAAGATTCAATTATATTGGAAGTTGAAGTCGACTAAATAAAAGGAGGAATCAATGCCTAAAATCAAAATCGTAATTAAAGATGGGAAAGTTACTGCCGAAGGAATGGGTTTTATTGGGAAAAAATGTGACGTTATTCAAAAAATAACCAAAAATATTGGAAAAATGAAAGTTCATAAACATGCAGAATACTATCTAGAGCCTCAAATTAAAGAAGACGTTGCTATTGTGGAAGATAAGAAATGAAAAGAAAAAAATTTTTGATTGTTATTAAAAATGGTCAAATCATTGGAGATTGTAAATATCTGTATAAATTAAATTATTGTAGTGACAAGTTCAAGAATTGTCCAGTAAGACTGTTGAATAATAAGGAGGAAAAGAATGCCTGTGAAAAATGTTACTGCGGATGATAAAAGTAGTTATGTGTTTTGGATTACAGAGGATGAGTTTGATGAAATCTATGACAAAATATTGAAATTTTTGAAACTTAAAGAAGAAGATTTTCTTGACTTATTCCCAGAATTTTATAAAGACAAAAATCTTATTAGAACTCAAGCTCGTGCCTATATAGGTGCGAGCCTAAATCTTTTAAGATTTAAATTAATTGAACAAATGTATAATAATATTACAGTTAAAGAATATGATGAACGAATTATAAATAAAATATTCAAAAATGTTCCACCTATTTCGAAGATAAAATTCAAAGTATTAGTATCAGATGTTACCGCTCTTGGATATTCAAGAGAATATGCCGAGCAATTGCGCATTGTTTTGAATATGAACAGAGAGAGAATGATAAAATTATTGATATTTCAAACTTTAATCGGGAAAGTTCCAGCAGTTGCCAGGAAAATGGATGATTTTGATAAACAGTTTGAAAAAATAGATAAAAAAATTAAATTAGGAGGCGCCGATGGTAAAAAAAGAAATTCAAGAGATAAATCTGTTCAAAAGCGGAGTGCTGGTTGATTTAAATATATTCAAATGGAATGCTCAAACTAAACTTGATGCAGAAGATTTAGGACTTAAAGAAGAAGATTTATCAACGTTGATGAAACTCGGTACTAAATATTTAGTTGATAAAAAATATGTCGCACCATTTGTGAATCTTGATGCCGCAGCAAGAAGAATATTGTCTTTTTATTCAATAAAATTTCCGATTGGTGATACTGCATTCGTTCCAATTACAAATTTTGATAGATTAATGAAAGAACTCAATGATGTAAAAAAAGAATTTGAAGAATATAAAAGAATATTTATAGAACATTATGAAGAAATGAAAAAAGAAGCATTAAAAGAATATGAAGAATATTCAAAACAATTACAAAAAAGAAATAACTGGACTGATGACCGTAGAAAAGAATTTATTGAAAAAATAAAAACTTATTACAAAACTAAAGAAGAATTAGAGCGAAAAATTAGATTTGAAATTCTTGTATATAGAATTGATGTCGATACTCAATTAGAAATTAAAAATATAGAAGAATTCCGTAAGGAAATAATGAATAAAATACATGATTTTGTAAAGTCAATTTCTTTACACGTAACAAATGAAATTAAAGAACTTTATAATGATTTATTAAATAGAAAAAGAACAATAAATGAAAATTTATATGGTATTATACAAAGACGATTAGATAGTTTAAGAAATCTTAATATTATAGGAGAACCGGAAATAGATAATCTCATAGATTCAACTCTGGCTGAAATAAAAACATGGATTAATAAAGATATTGATACTGTAAAAGATGATATTAAAAAAGCATTAGATAAAACAGATGAATTTGAAATTAAAGAACCAAGATTAAGAATACTACTTTGATTTAAATATTTTTTTTTCATAAAATACAATTATGGCAGATGTTCCTGGATATAAGGAAATAATTACAAGAATAGCTCCCTTTTTTGCTCAACATGAAGATTTGGAGTTCTTTGCAAAATGGTTAGAAGCATATGATACTTGTTGTGAATACTTAATGTTAGAATCCCATGTATTAATAAATACTAAAACACTGCATGATTTTTATTATGGAAAAAAGACATCCTGGTTAATTATAGATATTCCTTCTACTATTTCAACAATAACCAAAGATGGAGTAGAATATGGGATAATTCCTTACAATCTTCCCATATTTGAATTAGTCAGAATTTATATAAATACTGATACCGAAATACCTACTATTGGAGATGACAATAAACCTAATTTTTTTGTATATGATTATGATGATAAATCTACTCAAATTGCATTAAGGAAATCAATCATTGATGGTAACAATTTATATGGTAAACAAATAATGCTATATCGTGCAAAATTGCATGATGATTTAGTTTATAAAGCATTAGGAAATTTAATACAGGAACCAATAAATAGAGATTCATTTGATTATTATAAAAAAGTTTTGGGTAAGTACGTGTTTCAAATAAAACAAAAAAATAAAACAAATATAAAAGATGCAGTGGGATTCATAGCTGGCTTAAATTATGATTTTGGAGAAGATATATTCAAAAGATTTCAATCATTAGACCCAAATTTAAAAATCAGAACTTCTTTAGAAGATAATTTGTTATTATATTTGAAAAAAGAAGATTTTATGAATATAAATCAATTCAGTTTTTCAAGAAAAATCAAAGTTATAGAACCTGATAAAATTTATATTTATACAAATGAAAATTTTAATTATGGGGATGTGATTCATATTTATAAAGATAACAATTTACTTTTAATCGGTTATATTGTGGGGAAAGAAAGAAATATTGTTGATTTTGGTGGAAATTTATATGAAGTTGAAACATATAAATTCAATTTTGATTATAAATTTGCTAAAGAATTGAAAGATGCTAACAATGTAGAAATTTTCAAAATGAACTGGAATCAAAATATTGTAATGGCTTATTATGAAGGCGGAATTATAAATATAGAAACATATGATTATTTAAAAAAAATAGAACCACTACATGTATATTTGATAATCAGAAATATATTCAAAGCTAACGACGAAATTACTGATATTAGTTCAAATATTAATTGGCCAAGTGCAAAATATGATTTAAGCAATTACACAAATATTCCAGATGAGAATTACATAGATGCAGATACTATAATTGATAGAGATTTTCTACGTCTTATATAAATTATTAGTAACAATAGATTGAGAAGACACATTGTTAGAATCATACCAACTTTGTAACACAACATCATGTCTATTTCCAATTGCAACGAAATAATCATTTACTCCTCCACCTTGTAAAAATTTACCACTTGTATTATTTCCTATTGCAAAGAAAAACGAAAAAAGACCTGAGGGATACAATGTAGAAAAATTATAATTGTTTCCACATGACATAATATTATTTCCTATGCATGTACAAACTCTATAATTTTCTAATCTAAATCGATTTATATTTTGATTTGATCCATAACTATAAAAAGAACAATTAGTGATATATATGTTAACAACATTTTTCGTATATATTTGATAAAAAGGAAAATAAGTGGTAGGTATTGTAATTATAAAACATCCATTTAAAGCCATATATGGAATACTTTGATTAGCTTGTGAATTCAATTGAATTAATGTATTATAATTACCACTCCCATTAACTTCAGCTACGCAATCATTTAATATTACTCTTGAAATATATAAATTGCATGGATAAAAATATATAAACGATGGTGAATCAGCAGTAGACGAACTTCTATATATACGAGTATTGTTCATCAATATTTCTTTCATATTTATATCCGCCGCATTATTAGGATTATTTGTTATTAAAACTGCATTTTGTCCATAACAATCGTACATGTGAATACCACTAATTTTTAATGCATATGATTGAGAATCAATTATAAATACACAAACATTTTCAAATATATTTTCTATAAAGTTAATATTATGTATCCAATTAGCATTAGCAACGCCTTTTAAAGTTAAAAATCCATTAGTAATTCCGGTATGTGCAATGTGTAAATGTTTAAATTCCACACTGTGTTGAAAATCTGTTGTTGGGTACCAATTTATAGTTAGTCTATATATACGAGGAAATAGTCTATAATTTGAATCTTCTCGATATTTATTTCCTATTATAGAAATTGGCTTAGTTATATTTACAGAAGTATTAGTAGAAAAACTAAAATCTCCTTGATTCAACACAATAATATCTCCAGCATTAGCATCTTGAATTGCTTTTAATAAACCATCTGTTCCATAATAAGGAGTGCCAAATGTATTTGCACTACTTTTATCTTTTGCCACAACTCTATAAAAATTTTGTTGAGTAATTGCTAATGCTGGGACAGAACCTTCTCTTATATTTCCTCGTTGTGGAGTAAGTTTTAATATATAAGTATACAAATTATCATTGATTGCATCAGAAATATTGTTGTTTTCTAAAATTATTTTTTTGATATTTGAGTTATCAAAATTGAAATTATTAAAAACAGAATCATATGTATTATAAGCAAATAAATCATTATTCTTCATAATTATTGTTATTGGATATATTGGACTTCCTGTAATCAATGGAGTAATTGTATTTACAGTTTTTGAACTTTCCATTTCAAATCTTTCTGTTTTAGTAATATCAATTTGAATTCGATCTGAAGTAGAATCTTTAATTATTATTTCATTTCCTTTTATCAGACTATTTGATATAAAAGAATTAATAAATTCTATACCAACATCGGTACTACAAAATCTACAAGACGTTGTTGATGTAAATGCTGAAATTATTTTTGAATTCTTGAATTTAATATTTTTAATAATCAATCTATAAGAAGATGGATCTCCCGTATATAGTTCTCTAAAAACTAAAAATCTGTTTTTAGAAACACGTTCAATAATTTTATATTTTACAACAATATTTCCTGAAGAATTGTATCCATAAAAATAATCATTTGGCCCAATTTTATTTATTTCCGTTTGCGACGGTAAGTTTACATCTAAATAATAATAATTATTTTGCAATGAAATTATTGATATAGGGGCAGTTCCAATAGTATATGCATTAAAAACATCTAAATTTCCAATTTTGTCTTGATTTATATAAAAAGTTCCTTCAAAAGTAGTATTTCCTCTCAAAATAATCTGTTTATCAATATAAATACCATTTGATATTCTCAAATCTATTTTAGATTGAGGATAATTTGAATACAATTCATCTAAAATTAAAGATAAATCTAAGCATAAATTTTTACTTTGAGTTTTACCTATGAAGAAATTATCGTCTTCAGAACTAATTCTGTTTGTTTTAACAACTGGATTGAAATTAATAGCTGAATCATATTTTCCAATATCTTGATATATTATTGCCAGTATATTATCTTCATAGTAGCGCGGTAAATATCGATGATAAGTTGGCATTATTTGAGAGATAGTTGATGGATTATATGTTAATAGCATTGCACCTGAACGCGTTAACCATGAAGGATTTGATATATGATCTTCATAAATTTGATTCTTGTCAGTCTTGATAATTTCGTGCAAAAATTGACCACTAGAATAATTAACTCGCAAATATATGTGATTGTTTATTATTTCTAATCCATTGAGTGCTATAATATCTCCAGTACCCGCTCCTAGAATTCCCCACGCATTTATATATAACTCATCATTTCTTAAAACAATTAAATCTTTAGTTTTATAAGGAACAATACAGCAATAAAGATCACCATCAAGCGAATTTTTAACTATATAATTAAAAGTATCTACTTGCATCAATGGAATTATTTTCCAACTATCAAATTCATCTATTTCGATTTTATAAAGAATCAATTCATTTGATACTTTAATAAAAAGTATAATTTTTCTATCGTTATATCCACCTTTTATTGATGTTATCGTCTTATTGGTATCGATAATTATTTTTTTCTGATATTTCATACTATAATTATCATCATAAGAAATTTTATATAAATAAATTTTAGTGCCATATTGGTTAGCCAAATAAATTATTTTAGTAATAGGATTAATGAAACAATATTGCATTTGTTCTGTTGTAGATAATTCTAAATATGTACTATTGTTTTCAGAAAAATCAGGAGGATATGATTTGATCTTCACTAAATTTTGAGCATAATTCACAAAGAATACTCTTTCATTATATATACATTTCACATCATCCGGAATTTCACCAGGCAAAGGTCTTATAGTAGTTACTGAATTTTCTATTGAATCGTAAATTACACAATCTTGAGATGTTGTAAGAAAAATAGCTTTTCTAAAATCAACAGGTTCACTTTTGCCAGTTAATGTGTAAGATACTGATTCGGATCTTATCGCGTATCCTTGAGTTAATTGAAATTCAGGAGAATGGTAAATTCCTTCAATATCAATCTTATCTAATTTATTATAGAATAATCTAACTGATAATCTTGAATTTTTATTACTTGCAGTAAGAAACAAATATGACAAAGGTAATGAGACATATGTATAATTGCTTATTGATTTGTTTCCTATTCTTGAAATTATTTTTCCTGGAGGAATTATTAATTCTTGCGCAGATGTATCATAATAAATCTCTTCATCCGACACAAATCCTCTATATTTTTCTACATTTCTTACATATTTAATTATATCTTTTAAATCAATTGTATCTTCAACATGAAAATTCAATCCGTCATAATAAGCAACTTTAACTTCATTAGAAAATTTATAATCTTTATCAGTACAGATAAAATTCACTGAACTATTTGGATTAGCATCCGAATATGCATAAATATAAAACTTTGGATAATTTGGTTTTGGAATAGTTGTAGGATCAGATTCAATAATAATTCCATTATTCATAAATGTAAAGTTTCCAATATAAATGTCATTTTGCCCCATCGAAATTACTGGCTGAGTAATTAAACCATTAGTCAATAAAATTTTTTGAACTTCATTAAGAGTTGACGCTGTATTAGGAGAAAAATCTGCTATTATTTTTCTCATGCTTCTATTACAATTTTTCCTTTAAGAATTTTATTATAATAATTAGTTCCATCATAATAAATATAATAAGTACTCCCTGTAACTTTAGGAAAAATGGAAAATGATATTGTATGAATATTAACAACAGGTACCATTATATCTGAAGAAGGTCTAATCCATGCAGAAGGTCCAGAATCACCAGATTGCACTTTTACCAATATATCAATTCTCTTAGGTTGATATCCTAATTGATGAACATATTGCCATTGATTGAATAAATTACCAGTTAAATTTATAACATCATCTCGTTCATACGTACAGATCAAATTAGAAGGAATTTTATAAAAAGATGATTCAATAAGATATGCTATTCTTACTTTTCCATCTTCATACGGAATAAAATCTTCACTAATAATTTGTGATTCTAATGTAATTTCTGGATTTGATTGTGAACCTGATACAATTAAATTTATTGCTTGTATTCCGCCAGGAGTAACAGCTAAATTATATTCTTTTTCAGTTTTATATAAATATATTCCTGTTGCAGTTTCTACATTAAAAATTACTGGAGGTTTTAAACTAATTATTCCATTTTCATAAGTCAATGAACTTCCTGCTAAATATTCATTTACACAATTCTTCTTATACCCCAAAAGCCTAAATAAAGTCGTCAATAAATTATAATCGCTTATTTGTGATGCTAAATTTATTGCATCAATAGCAGAATTAATATTCGTATCAATTGCACTAAATCTCTCATTTAATTGAGTAAATCCTCCTCTTGCATCGATAATTTCACCTAAAAAATTATCTATCATATCTAAAGATGTACTAAGGTAATCTCCCCATAAATCTACATCCTCTCCTACAGTTGGTATTGGTAAACCTGCTTTTGCACTTCTTCTCATATTTAACCTCCTAGTCTGAAACTATAATCCATTCAAAAGTTATATCAATATTCTGCGATGAATTCCAAGATATAGCAGGATTGATTAAAGAATATGCAAAAAGTGCTGGTGTTGGGGATAAATTCAAAAATTGTGAAACTGGCGTATTAGGAATATCTATTCCGCTAAAATCACCTTCATTGTATGCATAAAGTCCAGCTTCATCTATAGTTCCTGTAAATGCTCCTTGACCCCTAAGTCCATACATATTCATTGTTGATACAAATTTTATTTGAATAACATCATTTCCCTGAGGATTTCCACTAATACCATAATTAACAGTATACCAGAATCTAGGATTGTCTAAACCTGTTCTTTTTGGATCATTTGGGTCACTCTGCGGATTTTTTGTTCCTACTACTAAAACGCATACTTTTTGAGATTGCGAATCTTTGACTAAATTATGCAATCGTAATAATTTTCCCATTCTTACAATCATTGTATTTATCTATTATCATATTTAAAAAAATAAATCAAATCAAAAATTAAATTATTTTTATTACCAGTGAAAATATATTTTCACTTATTGAAATTTGAGGCGTAAATTTCAAGGCCCTCTTGACAAATGTTTTCTCTTGTATTATATTGCAACTGTTGTCCTCCTTAAAGGAGGCTAAAAATGAGAATGAAAGAGATTGATATACATAATGAAAAGGAGGTGAAAAAATGTTGTATCTGCAGATAGCTGCACTCAAATTAGGACTATCAAATGAACAATTGTTTTCTAAACTACAACATCATTTGTTCACTGACAAGATAGCAAATGAAGTATATAAAACAGCTAAAATGTATTTGATTACAAATAATAAATTGCCTTCATTATCAGTATTGAAATCAATATTGGAAACAGAAAGTAACATAAAACTTGATGAGTTAAATGCCTTTTTTGATGCATTAGAAAAAGAAATAGTATCGGAAGAAGAATTTAACACAATTATTGCAAAATTGAACGATTATTATGAAGGAATTCAATTAAGAAAAACATTAGAAAAAATGATCGAATTGCTAAGTGATAATAAAATTAAAAAAGCAAAGGAATTATTTTTAACTTCTGCATCAGATATCCATTTGTATACTCCAGAATTGACATCAACATCGTTAGGTAAAGATCTTAATTTAGAAAGAGTAGATGAACAACTTCGTGACACAAAATTTTGTGTTCCTACTGGTTTTAAAGATTTAGATGAAAAAATAAATGGATTTTCCAAACATGAATTTGTAGTTTTAGCGGCCGTAAAAGGTACGGGAAAATCAACATTAATGCAGAATTTAGCTATTAATAATTATTTAATGGGATATTCCCCAGTTTATGTAAATCTCGAATTATCAGAACGTGAATGGATTGGTCGTTTATTATCTTCAATATCTGGAATTCCAGTAGGTAAATTGAGAAATGGCTCTTTAACACTTGAAGACAAAATAACAATTCAAAAATCTTTGATTTCTTTTGTATTTACTCCTAAGCATACTCAAGAAATTTTTGAATGGTATGACAAAAATGTTAAAAAAATGTGTGAATTATCATTCAAAGATTTTAGTGAAACCTTAAAAAAAATTTTTCAAAAAAAATATTTCAGGCAAAATGTTCTTGAGATTCCTACCTGGCAGAATAAGTTAAGTGTTAATGAATTAATTGACAAAGCAAATTCACTCAAAAAAGAGAAAAAATGTGACATCTTATATATTGATTATTTAGATTTTTTGTATATACCTTTTCAGGAAAGTTTACCTTATTGGGAAAAATTAAAAAATGTAGCAGAAACTCTAAAAATGGCGGCAAAGAATCTTGAAATACCAGTTGTAACTGCGGCACAATTGGATGAAAAAATGCAAGATACAAGATATTCTCGTGCTATAACTGAAGCATGTGATATTGCATTCTCATGGAAACCAGAATTAACTCCTGAGGAAGAAGATGTTATACCAGATATCAGAATTTTCAAATTCTATACAATCAAATCACGTAACATTGCACCAATTAAACATATGGTTATGGAAGCTGATTTCTTACATCATAAAGTAATTATTAAAAATGGATAGGTTAGAAACAATAATAGAATATTTGGAAGAACATAATATAGAATACAAAGTGAATGGAGATAGGAGTTATATAAGATTGAGATGTTTAAATCCAAACCATGTAGATACTGTTCCTTCAATGTTTATTTATCGTAATGGGCATTATCATTGTTTCGGTTGTAATATACATGGAAAGATAAATGATTTATTCAAATTAAAATATACAAATTATTCAAAAACTCCTGAACCATTAACTCCTTATAATAAAGATTTATTATTAGTAAAAGATTTTGAATTAAAAGAAATATCCCCACCTGAAGGATTGAAAGAAATAAATTTTCCAATAAGAGGTATTTCTCCAAAGACATTAAAACAATTTGGAATAAAGTTAACATATTCAGGAAATATCTATTTCCCAATACTATTTGGTAACAAATTAGTTGGGTATGCAATAAGATACCCTCATAGTTGGATATTTTCTAAAGAAAAAACAATAAATAATAAACATTTTTCTCAATATTTATATCCATTCTATGTAAAGTCAAAAACAATAATATTAGTAGAAGGATTATTTGATATGTTAAAACTGGCAGATAACGGATTTCCAGCTATATGCTCTTTTGGCACATATTGGCCAAAAACAAAAAATTTAACTTTAATTAGGAATTGTCCTAAAAGAATAATTTTAATGTTTGATAATGACAATGCAGGGCAAAAAATACAAACTGAATTAGAGGACAAACTAAAATATAAATTTGAAATAGTATCATTAAAAATAGATAGAGATCCTGATGAATGGATAGATATCCCTAAGAATTTTAGGGAATTAATAAAAATATTTTATGGAGGTGCAAAATGAATAAAAACAAAAAGAAACAAAAAGTGAAGGTATCCGTATGGCTGGCTTCTGACTTGTATCAACAAGCTAAAGAGGCAGCTGCAAAAAATTACCAATCTTTTGCAAGATGGCTCACTGAAATATTAGAAACAAAACTTAAAGGCAAAAAATGATTAAAACATTATTGAAAAAATACTATAGATTGAAACTAAAAGAATTACGGCTGGTTACAGAACTAATGTTGGAAATTGCAAAATATAAAAAAGTTAATATCTCATTGGGAAAGTGCCCTTTTAAGCTCATTAATAAATCTTATGAAATCAAATTGAATAATGGAAAATTAGAAGTTATCCCTCAAGAAGAAGAGTTATTTCATAGAAAAATAAATATCAATAATGAAAAAGCAATAATCAAACTTCTAATAGATGAATATAAAAGTAATCCAGACAAGGGAATAGAATTAATGCATGATTACATTAAAAAAATATTGAAGGAGGGTAAATCATGAAAATAGAATGTAAGAATCCTTGTGGATTATCTCAAAGAATAGTTCCTGGCGAAGGACCATCTAATGCAAAGATTATGATAATAGGTGAAGCACCCGGAGCGTCTGAAGAAATTCAATTGAAACCATTTGTGGGAAAATCTGGAACACTTTTAAGACAAGTTCTTGGATCCTTTAAAATATCACAAGATTTAATGTATATTACTAATGTGATAAAATGTAGACCGCCTAAAAATAGAACTCCTAAACCAAAAGAAATAGAGTGTTGTTCTTCTATTCTATTAGAAGAAATAAAAACAATTAAGCCTGAAAAAATAATTTATTTAGGAGCAACTGCAGCGAAATTCATTTTAAAAAAACCAAAGAAAATAGAAAAATTGAGATTAGAAACCGAAAACAAATTCAATGCTAAAATATATTTTACATATCATCCTGCAGAAATATTGAGAAATCCAGAATTAATAACTATTTTTATTAAAGATTTGGAACGATTTTTATATGAAAAAAAAGAATCTCCAGAGGAAGGATTACAAATAGTAAATGTTTCCCCACAAGGAGTTCCTGAAGCTATTAAGCAAATTTTATTACATAAAATGTTTTCTTTTGATATAGAAGCAACGGGATTAGATATACAAAGAGATAAAATTTATGCATTGAGCATAGTTCCAGCAAATAAAGCAAAAATTGCATATTTTTTCAATCTCAATTATATAGACATTAAAGAATTGGAACCAATATTCAATTCAAAACTCAAAAAAATTTGTTTCAATGCCAAATATGATGTCCCATTTTTAAAGAAATACATAAATGTGTCAGGACCTATATATGATTTACTTCCATTAGTTCATTTAATTGAAGAAGGTAGAGATTCTTATTCATTAAAATCTATTGCAATTGATAATAACATTGAAAAATGGGACATAGACGATAGCTTGAAAACTATTCCTGAAATTGACGAGACTAAAATAAAGTATTGTGCTTTAGACGCTTTTTATACATTAAGTCTATTTAAAAAATATTATCTTCTTGCTAAAAAAGAAAATAAGATTAATTTATATAAATATATTTCAAATAAATGGGCAGTTTCTCTAATTCCGGAATTAGAACAAACTGGTATTAAAATTGATTATGAAAGATTAAAAATATTCAAACAAAAATTAGAAAATAAGATTAAAAAAATATTAGAAAAAATAAATTCATTGCCCAAAGTGCAAGCATATAGAAATTATTTATTTGAAAAGGAAAAGTCAAAATATAAGAAGAAAATACCAGAGATACCAGAATTTAACATAAATTCTCATATCCAATTGAAAGATTTTTTAACAAAATACTACTCACCTATATTATCCAAATATAATCTTGATATTTCCAGTATGAATGAGGAAACGGTTGAGAATATAAAATCTAAAATTCCATTCTTGAAATTAGTATCAAATTATAGAAAATTATTTAAAATTTTATCAACATATGTTAATCCTTTTTTAGAACGATTAAATGGTAATAATCATGATCGCATACATGGAGAATATTATATTTATGGGACAGTATCTGGTAGAATCAGTTCATCTAATCCAAATATGCAAAATTTACCTCCAGCAATATATCCATATATCGTTCCGAGAGAGGGACATATTTTTATGAATTTAGACTTTTCACAAATTGAAGTTAGAACATATGCATTATTAGCTAATGATAAAAAAATGATTGATTTAATCAAAAATAATATAGATGTTCATACATGGGCAGCGGCTACAGTATGGAAAAAGAAATATGAAGAAGTTTCTAAAGAAGAAAGAAAAAAAGCTAAAACTATTGTATTTGGATTGATGTATGGTATGGGAATTAAGTCATTAGCAAATAGATTGAAAGTATCAGAAAACACTGCAACTAAATTTTATGATAAATTCCGTTCTATGTTTTCTTATATTGTAGCATGGAAAAGGGAAATAGTTAATGAAATAAACACCAAAAACATGGTGAAAAATCCATTTGGAAGAACAAGAAAAATGGATATTCTTAAATATTCCCCTTCATCTTTATCAGAAATGACAAGATATGCATTCAATTATATGGTACAATCTACTGCATCAGATTTAGCTTTATTCATTATTTCTAAATTACGCCCAAAAATAAAAGGATACTTTTGTATGGCAGTACATGATGGATTTCTTTTCGAAATACCAGAAAATTCAGTAAAGCAAACGATAGAAATCTTAAAATCTGAAACTGAAAAAATAAAAAATATGTTAAAAGAAATATATAAAATTGAATTGACCCTTCCATTTGTTATCGATTGTTCAATAGGGTATTCTTTAGATAAATTGAAAAAAATAGATGAAATAAAAATAGGAGAGTGAAGCATGAAAATCGTAAATGAAAAATCAAAAATTGAAACTGGTAATAATGAAGAAATATTGAAAAAAATAATTATTAAAATGAAAGAAATAAAAATTGAAACCACAGATTTAAATCAGATGAAAGAAGTATTTAAAAATATACAAGCATTAAGAACATATGTAAGTTATCAATATGCACTTACAACAAATAAAGAATTTAAGTCGAAATTAAATATATTATTGAAAAACTTAAGTTATATGTTTGATACCCAATCTCGTATTTTAACAATTATAGAATTAGAAAATAATTTTAGAAGGAGGTTATCATGAAAGGATGGAAAAACTTACCAAAACAACCAACAAAAAAGCAAGTGCGTCCTAAAACACAAATTCCATTTATATTTCCTGGAGTAAAAGCCAATGCGGTATCTCCGACTCAAATTAAAATAAGGATTGTCAGCGACCCTATATTTGCTATGGTTCATTGGGTAGGATTTGGGAAGAATCAATCAATCAGCTGTCCATTTGTTGTATGTGGAAAATTTGATTCAAAAACTACTACCTTAAGAGAAGATAAAATATGTATATCTTGTAGGGTCAACAAACCAATTGCTAAATATTTCGCAGTTGCTAGAGATTTGAAAAGACAAGACTATCCACTTGCAGTAGTTCCTATTTCTCCAGATTTGCTGGAAGAAATAGAAAAACAAGTAGATTTAGAAAAAATAGATAAATACATTATCGTTATTGAATCAAGACGCAGCAAAGATAATCCGCGAAAAATTATATACAATATAAAATCGAAAGAATCCGAAAAAATTCCTCCTCAGCAAATTTATGCTGATGCTGCTGAAATGTTAGAAGAATTAAAATTGCTTTTGGGAATAGAAGAACCAAAAAATAAATCTGTTAAAGAAAAATCTTTTGAAGAAGAAATTGAGGAAGAAGAAGCTGAAGCTGAAGAGAGTATTGAAGATAAAGAAACAGAATCAGAAGAAGTGGAAGAGGAAGATGAGCCTTTCCCGAAGAAAAAATCCTCAAAAGAAAAAGAAGATATTAGTGAAGATGAAATCAATGAAGAAGATATAGAGGATATAGATGATCTCGATGAATAAAACAAGTAAAGCATTAATTTTTCAAGAAGACGAACGAATAAAAAATTGTTATGGTGGATTTTTTTATAAAAATAAATATTTATTTCCAAATCATTGGCGAATATACAAAGAGATAGCATTAAAACTAAATCTTCCCTTGTATCCACCCGATTTAGAAAGACAGATTGAAATTGAACAAGAAAGAATAAAAATCATTGAAAATCTATTTCAAAATAAAGAATTAATTGAATATAAAACAAAAATAAGACCATTCAATCATCAAAAGATAATTACATCAGCAATTATAAAATTGAAAAAGATTATTGTTTTAGGAGATCGGGGAATTGGTAAAACTAAAGCAACGATAGATGCAATTTCTTATTTAATAGAATCTGGAGAAATACTCAAAGCTTTGATAATAGTTCCTAAAACTTTATTGAAACAGTGGCAATGGGAGATAAGAAAAAATTCCGATTTAAAAATATCATTCTATCCTGATGATAAAGGAGATGTGATTCTGGCGAATTATGAAATAATTAATAATATTCCCCCTGTACAAATGATTGTTCTGGATGAATCTACAAAGATAAAAAATTATTTAACAAAAAGAACAAGAAAAATTGTAAAATTGAGGAAATATGTTGATTATCTTGTATTGTTAACCGGAACATTAGTAACACAGTCTGTATGCGACATATTTCCTCAAGCGCTGATGGTCACTGACGCATTAGGATGGAATTATGACCATTTTAGAGAAAGATATACATTCAAAAAAGAATTAAAAAAAATTAGATCATTTGTTGTCTATAAATATATTGATAAATCATTTGCAAGAAAAGAAATAATGAATATTCTAAAACCTTATATTATCTCTATAGAAAAAGAGAAATGCTTTGATATGAAATTTGAAAAGAAATATATTGAAATTCCCGTTAAGCTAAATGAAATTCAACAAAAACATTATGATGAATTAATTGAAAAGATTAAACAGAGAAAAGAATTCACAAAAGAAGATATCACAATGTGGACTACTACATTATCCTGTATATGCTCCGGATTCAAGTACAAAAAAGATGGAGTAGAATACTTTCATAGTCCCAAAGAACAGGAATTGATAAAGATATTAAAATCTAAACCCGATCAACAATTTCTAATATGGCATAATTATGTATATGAGGGAAAAATAATTTCTAATATCGTTAAAAATTCTATAAGAGTTGCTTCAGAAGATAGTCCTAAAAAGAGGGATGAAAAAATACAGCAAGCCTTAGCAGAAAAGAAGCATCTGATTATTCCATTAGGAATTGGGAAGTTCGGATTGAATTTACAGAAGATAAACAATGTTATTTATTATTCTAATTCATTCTCTGTAGAAGCAAGGATTCAGTCGGAAGATAGAATTTATAGATATGGAACCAAAACAGATGTGTATTATTACGATTTAGTATGTGAAGACACTATTGAGGAAGTAATATTAAAATTCTTGAAAGAAAGACAGAATGTGATAAAAAAATTGTATGGCTATTATACGAAATTAATGAAAGGAGGGTCTAATGTCTAAATATAAAAAGTATACTAAAGGAATCAAAAAAATTAGTTCTAATTTGAATCATAAAAAAGATATGAAAGAGGAACAAATTATCAAAAATACAAATAGGGAGATGGGTTCATTAAAATCTTATCTCCCTTTAGCAATGTTTGGTATGGCAGTTGCATCATCTATGAAAGAAAATTCTAAAGATTATGAAAATAATAATGAAGGAGGTAAATAAATATGAAGAAGCTAGCAAAAATAATTTTCTTAGCAATTGCAATCAGTTTATTCTCATTTGCAAAAGACAATTCCCAGGTATATTACGGCGATATGACCTGTACCAGCTGGTGTTCAGGGGATTGTTGCTACGAAAGATGCTGCGACATTTACGGATGCACAACCTGTCAGACATGTTGTTACGGAACTATTTGCACAACAAATTGTTACTAAGGAAAAAAATAAAAAAGGAGGAAAAATATGAAAGAAATAACCGTAAGTAAAAGAAAATACAGACTAATACAAATTGCACTTATTGTAGTTTCAATAATATTATTGATTGTAATATTTGATTTCTTTGCTGATTTAAAATATAACTTACTGATTAGTAATCTTGGCTTCTTGCAGGACAATAAATATGCAAATCATTCATGTGCTATATTAGGTGATACTAGCGGTACTGAAAGTTATTCAACATGGACAATATGCTGTGAAAATTATTCAGACAATTGCTTTATGCGAATTTATTCATGTATTAATGTGAATGATCCTGATTCTTGTAAACTCTTTGAACTTAATATAGCAACTTCAGGTAAAAAACTTCTAGAACAATATAAAATTATTGAAAAGGAAATAAAAAAATTAAAAGAATAAATAAGATGCCCGAGTGGTGGAATGGAAGACACAGAGGACTTAAAATCCTCTGGGAGATGCCTCCCGTGTCGGTTCAAGTCCGGCCTCGGGCACAATGAAAGGACTATAGAATGAAAATAGAATTTACAAAAGATAAAAAATTTATAATTTTGACATTTCCTTTGTTATCTCCTGAAGATAGATATGAAAAAATAGAAAAAGTTTTAACAAAAATGGGTTATCATACAGCTGGTGGTGGAACTGATCCTGAAGAAAAGATATGTGATGTCTGGATAAAAAATACTGGAAAATTCTATTGTCTTTGTTGCGGAGTTGAAATATCTGAAGAACAATTTTGTTATTCTCATGGGTTCTGTGGATATTGTGATACTGGTGCTTGTCAAATTGCACCATTTATTTTTAAAGAAGGACATGGCAAGTTTTTAAAATTATTGAAGGAGGACTGAAATGAAAATTATTTACAGAAGAATGATAGGAAAAGAAGATGAAAAATTTAGAATTCAAGAATATATAATAGAATATGATCCTGAAACAAAAAAGGAGATGGAATGTTCTATTTGTGGAGAAGTGGCAACTTTCATTTGGTATGTTCTTTATAAGAGAAGTTCTTTGATGCGAATATGGTTGTGTAAAGAATGCTGGCAGGGTATAAAAGAATTGAGTAAAAAAATAATAGGAGGAAACAATGAGAGGCAGAAAAAGGAAAATACCTAAAGCAGAAACGACATATCAAGAACAAACAAATGTATTAGCAACAGCAGAGCAAGAAGAACAGATTGAAAACCTTGTAGATTTATCCGCGTTAACTGAGTTGGAAACAATCCCTACGGGTTATATCGGAATAGATGACGTATTAGGTGGAGGAATTCCTGTTGGTAAAATAATTGAAATGTTGGGAGAAGAATCTGCAGGCAAATCTACATTATGGTTATCATGGTCCAAACACTGGATAAATGACCTTAATAAAACTGTTATGGTCGTAGATGCAGAAAAATCATTAACCAAGCAAGCAGTAATAGATATAGGAATAGATATTTCCAAAAAGAAATTAAAAATTTTAAAAGAATTACAAATTTCAAAAGTATTTTCTAAAATTAGAGCTGCAGTTAAACAAAAAATTGCAGATATTGTTATAATTGATTCAATATCATCATTAATTCCAGATGCACAATTTCAGCAAAATATTAGAGATGTTGAATTATCCCAGCAAATAGGGGAATTTGCAAGAAAACTTGGTCCCGAGCTACGGATGACTATTGGAATATTAGACGAATATAAAGTTCCTCTTATAATCGTTAATCAAGTTCGTAGTGCTTTCATAAGAGGGATGATCCCAACGACTATTCCTACTGGAGGACATGCTCTAAGACATTGGTGTTTCATCTCACTTCAATTAGAAATTGAAGAAAGAAAAGAGGATCATCAAATTGTAAAAATTCAAACTATTAAAAATAAAATAAATATTCCTTTACAAACAATCTATGAAAAAATAATCTATGGAAAAGGATTTTCTGTCGCTTTTGACAGAATAAGCCATTTTATCAGAAAAGGTTATATTGAAGAAGCAGAAAGGGGAAGATATTTGTATAAAGGGAAAAAATTATTTTTGTCTCAACTGGAAGAGATTGCGGAAAAGGAAGGAAATAAATTTTGTGATTTTTCATTGGATAAAGATAAGGAGGAAAAAAATGAAGGAACTTGATATCAATGAAATATCAAAGTCAGATTTTATCGCATACGAAACAATTAGACAGTCGGGAATAACTAATATGTTTGATATTGTATTCGTTTCCAAGATTAGTGGATTAAGCAAAGAAAAAATTCTTAGTATTATGAAACATTATAATGAATTACGTGATAAATATCTAACTGAAGATGTGAAGCATACAATTGAATTAACATTAAAAAACATAAGAAGAAGAAATAAAAAGGAGGAAGAATGATGGAAGAACAGAAAGCACTTGAATTATTCGATACAGTTATTGAACAAGCTAAATCTTTATACAAAAGAGATGGATATCTTGAACCTGTACTATTTATGTTAAAAAATGGGGAATTAAAAATAGTTTCTACCCGTGAAATTATGCAAAATGAAGAAACAAAGGAATTAGGTGCAATGGCATTACAACAATATGTAAATAAACATATTCCAGAGTTAATTATTATGGTGGGTGAAGCCCGAATTCGTATTTTCAATGATAAAAAAGGAGAATGGGAATTCTATGACGATGGTGCATATGTAACATTAGAATTTATTGACAATTCAGGACAAGTCCAATCATACTCTTGTATGATGATTTTGGATCCTGAAAAAAGAGAAATCATTAGGGAACAAAGAACACAATGCGATAAATCTGCAGGAAAATTCTCATTTCTTTCTAACATGTTAGAAGAAAAAGTAGATAAAAGTAATTTGCAATGAAATGAAAAGTAGATATTTAAAAGGAAGAAGATACGAGTATTTAATCAAAAAGAAACTTGAAAAAGAAGGATATATTGTTATAAGAGCATCTGGTTCTCATGGCAAATGGGATCTTATTGCTATTCATCCTTTATTAAAAGAAATAAGACTTATTCAAATAAAATATAAAAAAAATATTAAATCTAAAAGTATAGCATCTGTATTAGGAAAATATATGGTTTATGATGAATTGTTAATAATTGGAGGAAAAAAAAAGAAACAAAGGAGAAGGAAGAAATGAAAATAGAGAATGCATTACAGATAAATTGTTCCGAAATTGCTTTATACTTATATGGAGAATATTTTGCTATTCATGATTATATGGATGAAGCAGGTTGTGCAACTGATTTTATCGTAGATTTATTCAAATTAGATCCAGAAGAGATGAAACAAATAGTGAATGATTTATATTTATGCGAAGATTTTGGTGGAGGAGGTTTTCATTATGAAGATTTTTGCAATACTATAAATTTTGCTTATTATCTGAAAAAATATCCTGAAATGCTTGAAAATATAAGAAAAATTTTTAAAATTAAAAAAGGAGATAATGAAAAATTAATTAAACTTGCATTTTGGGTAATAAATGATTGGCGTATTTTTCTCGACGAAGAGGATGCAATATATTCAGTTTCTCTTTTAGATGAAAACGTTATTCCAATTCCAGAAAAATTATTTCATGATGAAACTATATGGTATAATTCTGGATTATTATTTGAAATACTTAAGAGGAGAGAAAATGCAAATAAAATTAACGCCGGAAGGATTAGTACTCAGAAGAGATTATGTAATAATAAGACTAAACCGAAAAGAAACAAAAAAATTAGGACTAAAGATTCCAAAAACATGGCCGTCACCTGAATTCGTTCATTTAGAAGTATCTAACAAATGTCAATTAAATTGTAAAGAATGTTATATGGAAAAAAATGGAAATGAATTATCGACTGAAAAATGGAAGAAAGTTATCAGTAAACTAGCCGCAGAAAATGTATGGCAAATAACATTCGGAGGGGGAGAACCATTATTTCGTAAAGATATAATAGAACTTGCTAAATATGCGAAATCAAAAAATATGCTAGTAAGTATGACTACAAATGGATTGAAATTACAAAAATTTGGAAATAAATTAAATATGTTTGACAGAATAAGTGTATCCTTCCATACAGGAATAGAAAATTTGGTAAAATCTTTAAAATTTTTAAATGAAAAAAATATAGATGCAGCAATAAATTTTATTGTCAAAAAGGATACAATACCTTTTTTGAATACTATTGTTGAAATTGCAAGAATATATGATGCAACATTATTACTGTTAACATTGAAACCTGTAAATAAAGAATATTATGAAAAAATGATTTTTCCAGAAGAAGTATATAGAATTGCAAAAGATATTTTTATGCATAAATACCAAAAAATAGCTGTAGATGGATTTACATGTAATAAATGTTATGGTACAAAGAGATTTCTTACAATAGATGCTATTGGTAATGTTTATCCATGTTCTTTCTTAAGAAAATCTCTAGGCAATATTTTAGAAGATAAACCAATAAAATATTATATGAGAAAAGGAATAAATATTATAAATACACATGGATGCCCGTATAGGAGGACATAAATGAAGCTTCCAAAAAAACTTGAAGATTATTTGAATTGGGAATTTAAAAGTGGCGTCAAAACAACAAGAGATTTTAAAAAATTCGCATTATTATTCCTAAATCATGTCAGAGAGAATCTACCTAAAGGAGCCAAATTAGATAAACATAGTGTTGGACATTATTTTATCTGGGGATATGTCAAAAAGAATGATAAATATGTATACTTCTTTGTTCCGGATGTAAGATATCAAAAAAACGATTGGCACAATAAAATTTTATTAAGACGAACTAAAGACAATGTAGAAGCTGAAGGAGAAGACTATTATAGCTCTCTAAAAGATTTTAAAAAAACTTTAAATAAATTGTTTAAAAAATAATTTTTTTTGATATAATTTTCTCTGAATAAGGAGGTTGCAATTATGAAAGTAGCGCTTGACATAGGGCATTTGTATAAAGATTCAAATAAGGACGATAAAGGAGCATTTTATCAAGGTTTTTATGAAGCTGATTTTGCATTAATGTATGCCAAAAAAGCATATGAATTGTTGAAAACAGAACATTCAATTGAAGTATTTATATCAGATCCAACAAAAAATATTCTTGTTGGGGATTATTGGAAAAGAAGAAACTGGGTAAATCAAAATTTTAATGAAAATGATCTATATATTCAGTGCCATTTAAACAGTGGCAAAGGGAATTATGCACTTATAATGAGTGTTCTGGGATATCTTGATGATAAAATAATTTCACAAAATGAACTAACTAAAATTGAAACCGCTTATGGACAAATACTCTCAAATAATACAATGAAATTTTTAGGTATTTCAGTTAAAGATTTTGATGAATCAAAAGATACAATATGGAATTTGAAAGAAGGTGATAGAGGATATGATATAGTTAAGAAATTCAAATGCCCTGCGTTCATATACGAACCCGCTTTCATTGACAATGTTATACATTTTTCTTTACTTAAAGACGGTACATGGATTGATGCTATTGCAAAAGCAATATGGAAATCATGCATAGAAATAAATCAATGGATTCAAAGTGGAGGAACAAAAAAATGAGAGGACTTTCAATTGGTGTATTAATCGGAACTCTTATTTGGATATTGATAATTGGAATTATTGTTTTGATTAAACATTGTTAAGGAGGATAAAATGAAAAAAATATTGATAACCTCAATAATTTTAAATATTTTACTTATTGTTGCTTTGTATATTCAGTATGAATTATGCAAATCTCCTCAACCAATAACTCCACCGCAGATATCAGGGAATCAACAAGTATGCCCAATTGAACAGGTTAGTCCACAACCTGCAACACAAGTAGTTTATAAATGGAAAACGAAATATATTGTGAAATGGCGGGAGAAACCTTATTCAGGAGAAATTACTGCTACCATAACATTTCCGTCTGGAATTACAAAATGCCCAGAACCAATAAGTGCAACGCTTCCCCAGTTGGAGATTAAATGTCCGGAGTGTCCGAAGTTGAAGCCAAAAAGGGTATTCAGCTTATTACGAGGTAATGTAAGTGTAAATATATCACTTGCTCCAGAATGGATTATAACACCCAGGATTGAATATGTTCCATTCATGTTCAAAGATATTGACCTGGGAGGATATGGCCAAATAGATAGTGATAAACGATGGCAAGCAGGATTATTTTTACGATTCAATTTCTAAATAAATAACAATAAGGAGATACAATGAAAGAGAACGTTGTCGACATTAATAATGGAAGATTCTATAAAGCAGATTGCTTTGAAATTCTACCAACATTACCTTCTGAAAGTATTGATATGATTTTAACTGATCCACCATATTTTATTCGCGAACAAACAATTATTCGTAGAAAAAAAGATAAAGGAAAATATCGTGGATCAGATATTGAAATTGGATGGGACTGGGATGAATTCCAATCTGAACAAGAATATCTTGAATGGACAAAAAAATGGTTTTTAGAATGTATTCGTATATTAAAACCTTATAGAAGTATAATCATCTTTTTTGACAGATTAAGAATGAATTATCTATATCAATTATGTAAAGAAAATAATATGGATATAATGATGGATATTGGATATATACTGAAGAATCCGACTCCAAGGGCACGTCGCATTGATTTCATGAGAAACATTGTCTCAGCTTTTTGGGCTGTAAAAGGAGAGGCTTCTCCAAAGAAAGGCTACATTTTTAATTATCAACTAGGACAGGAAAAAGCATATATTGAAGCATCTTATAAAAATCAAAATAGATTTCATCCCACAGAAAAACCTGTGAATGTATTAAAAACCTGGATTTTATATCTAACAAATGAAAATGATTTAGTATTGGATCCATTTGCTGGAAGTGGTTCAACAGCCCTTGCTTGTGAAGAAACAAAAAGAAGATGGATATGCATTGAGAAAAATGATAATTATTTTGAAAAAGCAATTAAGCGATTAAAAAATAGAATTGAATTTGCTAACTTAAATTTATTCTCACAATAAGTAATTTTCTAAACATAGAAAATAAACAATTTTGCTTATTTTTTGATTTTTGAATACCGGGTAAGGGGGTTACTAGGGGGTCGCCGGAGATCGTTGAAATTTCGAAGGCAAAAATGGTTAACATATCGGAAAAAATTATATAAATTTTGTAAGTTATTTGATTAATATAAAATTGATTCTTAATTTTTCACGTAACTATACATTTTTCAATATACTTATTTTTTTGATTCTAATAATGTTCGTAATTTTATACCCCTATTTTTGCAGATCAGTGATTGTCTAAAAGTCTCTTACAGGAGATCCAAAAATAAGAATAATAAAGTCTGTTGTTGTTCCTGGAGTAATCTCTATAACAAGATCAAATAACCCTAAATCTGTTCCATCCATTTTTGCTAATGCAGGAAATGTAGCATTTTCAGTAAAAACATGAACTATTTTTTGTGCAGTTGTATAACTACCTGTATCTCTCACTGTATCTCCATATTTAATATTTATTGTTGCAGTAGTAGAAGTTTTTGAAATAATATAAATACAAAAATCTCTTACTATCCTATTAGTTCTATAAGTCTTTGTTGTTGTTTGATTAGCCTGACATGTTATAGTCTCTTGATAAGGAGGTATGATAGCTATCATTTATATTCTCCTTTTCCATTTTTTTTACAATTATTTGATTTTCCTGTTTTAAAATGAATGGTTTTCTTTTTATGAAATTTTCCGGAATTAACAATGGTCAAATCTACAAGTTTCTCTAACATGTCCACACTTGAATATAATTTTAATAACTCATTTTTTATTTCTTTGTAGATTTCCATAGTCTTTCATCAACCTTCTCTATTTTTTCTCTTAAATCCTGTATGATTTGCTTTGTGTCTTTTAAACATGTCTGTAATTCTACTATTTGTTTTTCTAAATTTTTGATCTGTTCATCTATTTCTTTTTTATTTGTTATTGAATGTCTAATTAAATATATTAAAACACCAGCGTATATTGAGATAATCCCAGTAATAATATAACTAAATACTTCCATGCTTTGATTATATAATTTAAAAAAATTTTTGTCAAATCTAAACTGAAATTTGACTTTAATATTTGTATCTTATAAAATAATAATATATTTATTGAAGAAGGATAAAATGTGGAATAGGATTTTTAAAGTAGTATATGAAAAGATAGCGGGTAGAGAAAGAGGAGATCCTACTCCTGAATTAGTTGATCACGTTGCCGCTAGAATAATGAAAGAGCATCCTGAATATACAAGAGAACAAGCATATGCAATTGCCGTGAAGCAATTACAAAGAACTGGTTATTTGAAACCAGGAACAATGCAACTCACTGAGAAAGGTCGTAAACGAAGTGCCTATCATTCACAACATCCTAGAGCTCTTGAGTGGAGAAGGAGAGGATATTAGCCTGCTTTTTCTCTCAATCTTAGCCATTCATATATAGAACATTGAAAACATCCATCAGACTCATGTCCATAAGGACTACAATCTTTACATTTTAATTTTATTGCTTTTAAAGGATGTCTCAAAGGATTATTATCGGGCCAGAATGGGCAATCAATAGCATTACATAATCTCTTTACTAACTCTGAAGTATAATAAGTATGAGTTTTCCTCTCAATATTCAAACAGAATAAGCAAAACTGTTTTATGGCATCCTGTGCTGATGACAATTTCTCTTTCATTAATAACAATTTAAAAAATAAAAAATTATTTGTCAATAGAAATTTATCTTTTTTAATAATTTTTCAAATGGAAGGCAATTTATATCTATTTTCAATCCTATCATCATTCTTGCAAATGTTTCTGCAAACGCATCTTCAATTATTCCTCTTAATAAATCATTTTTAATATATTTTAAAATACCATTATCTTTATCAAGTTCCGCACATTCTTTTAAATAATCCTCATTCCAGCTCTTTTCTAATCCTGCGTATTTGATGAATTCTTTGATATCGAATTGTTCAACATCAAGTAAAAATTCTTCAATATCTTCTTTAGTAATTCCCAGAAAATCACTTATATATCCTTTTAATACAGATTCAAGTCTATTATAAAAAGAAATATGATAAGAAAATATATGAAATAGCTCATGATAAACTGTTAATAATAATTCTTCATCGGGATTATTTTTTTGTTTTATTATTGGAATATAAATATCAATTTTATTTTTTTCTTCATCTACTTCGGCTGGAACTTCCTCTTTAACTACATATTCAGGTAATTCATTTTCTTCAATATGCATATTAATAATTGTATCTTTAAGTAGTCTAGATAATAAAGAAGGTAATTTATTTTTAATATATAAACCAAATTCCTCTGGGCATTGCATTGCCATTAGTAAAAAATAATCTTTCATATTACAAAATTCTTTAATAAACTTCTCACATCAAACTGAGGAACATAAAATCTTGAGAATCTATTATTGTCCATATAACCTGCTTCATATACATGTTTGCAACCTTCCTCAATCATTTTTCTTCCAATATCAGTTCTATAAAATCCATAGACAATTGAAAAATTTTGAATATTTAAATAAGAATTTAAAACTGCTTCTGCTGCAGTATATCCGCTACCCGTTGCAACCAGTGGCATAGGCGCAGCAGCTGCCGCGATATAATCATCAATTCTTTCTATATCTACGAAATATGTATTTTCTGGCGGATTGTATAGATCTTTAATTGTTAATCCTTTATTTTTATAATTAATTAAATGCCCCTCTCCCACTTTCATACCTGCAGGTATAGGAGCTCCTCCAGTTTGATAACAAATCCCATTAATAAATTTGTCTTCTATATCTAAAGTATCACGCTTTCCGTTATAAATTGTTAAGAATAATTCCGACAATGTCATATTCTTCATTGCAGATAATTGTATCATTATTTCTGGATATCCAAATCGAACAGTAAATTCAAGAAAGTATAGTTTATTTGTTTCATATTCCAGCATCATTCCCATTGCGAAATCACCATGATAGCCAAATCGCGCTAATAATGGTTCAATTTTATATAAAGTTTCCATATACAATAAAGAAGGAAATTCATAATACATGAGTGTTCCTGCTTCAGGACTTAATGGTCCCATATCCCCATCATATGGATGTTTATGTTCAAAACTGATATTTATTGGTTTCATGAATGTTCTACCATTAAAGAAACTCTCAACACCTATTTCAGTACCAAAAATCTTATCTTCTACCTCTACATCAACATCTCCTAAAATCTTTTGCAGTTTAATCAATGAAAAGATCGTATCATCTATAGTATTGCATATAGTAGTACTGAATGTGGGTTTATTTTTTATTGCTTTTATGACCTGAGGCACTTTTCTGGTCTTAACATAATTAACAGCTTCTGAAATTTTCATTTGTGCGTATTTAGGAACATTTAAACCTAAAGACATAGCGACTTTCTTACCAAGTTCTCTATCCAATTCCAGTTGAATTAATTCTAAAGGAGCGAGTAAACCAGGAATTCTTTTTCTTAATTGTGATGCAACCATAAATTCACGATTAGTTGCACCTACGAATATTGCAAAGTCCACATCTGAAGGAATATCACTAGCATTATTTATAATTTTCACATTTTTTATATCTTTATATAATTCTTTTGTTTTTTCAAAATCTTTTAAAGCAAGAATAGTGATTTTATGCCCTTCTTTTAATAACTGAAAGGTCATACATGGTGTGTCTAATATTGTTAAAAAGTGCATGTTATTATTATCGCTTATTTTGAAAAATAATTCAATTTTTGTTAAGATTGTTAAAAATGGACACATTATTAAAATATTCTGCAGGAAAAAAAGAATTCGCTCCAGGCATTCCATTGCCTACAACTACGCATAGAATCAGGCCTGTAACTCAGCCTGAAATATGGGAATTTGTTATACAGGAGCATCAAGCAAAAAGAGCAGGAAAACATTATGATGTCAGATTAGGAGATCCAAAAACAGGACACGGCCATTCATGGGCAGTTAGGTATTTACCTACACGCGGGCAGCCCAGACTAGCAAATCAAACATTTACACATGATATTGATTATTTCAATTTTGAAGGAGAAATTGGTCCAGGATATGGCGAAGGAACAGTTAGAATTGTAGAGAGAGATAATGCTGAAATACTACATGCTGATGATAATGAAATTAGATTTAATATATATCGTGGAAATACTGTAAGAGAATACTTACTAAAAAGAACTAGTGGTAATCAATGGCTTTTTATGGATGTCACTGACGATAGATCTTCATTACCGGATGTTCCCGATGATAGACCAAAATTTAAAGAAATCTCTATTGAAGACGCCAAGAAATATGTACATGACCCTAATTATTTATTCTCCAGAAAAGACGATGGTGTACAAGTTGTATATTATTTTAAACCTAATGGTAAATTAAAAATATTTTCTCCTAGAGATTCAGTATTGTCTGAAACTGGATTGATAGAACATACATATAAAATTCCACATTTATTTAATATACATGCTCCAGAGTTAAAAGGAACAGTTGCTAGAGGGGAATTATTTTTAGTAAGTAAAAAAACAGGCAGGTTTATTCCTATAAATGAAATTATTAAATATACAAATTCAAATACATGGACTTCTCGTGCAATATTAAATCAATTAGGAGCAATTCCAAGAACTACTGTATTTGATATTGAAAAATATAAAGGAAAAGATGTATCTCAATTGCCGTATGCAGAAAAATTGAAATTATTACATGAAATTGAATCCAAAATTCCTGGCATAGAAGTACCGGAATATGCAATTGAGCCACATGAAAAATTAGATTTAATGGAACGTATAAAATCTGGCAAAGTTCCTGAAACTATTGAAGGTATAGTTATACAGAATTTAACTAACTGGCAAAAACCATTGAAAGCGAAATTCAAAAAAGATGTGGATGTTTATGTGAGAGAAATTCTACCTGCAAAAGGAAGTATGAAAGGAATTGCCGCAGGTGGATTTGGATATTCATTAACTCCTAATGGTCCTATTGTAGGTGCAGTAGGAACGGGATTTACGAGAGAAGAGAAAATAGATATGTGGAAGCATCCTGAAAAATATGTTGGACGAGTTGCAAGAATAAGAACTATTGAGCAATTGCCTTCAGGAGCATACAGACAACCATCATTTATTTCATGGCATGCAGAAAAGGGGAAGGAATTCACAATATAAATTTTTCAAAATCTTGTTATAAAACACATTGTATGAAGAAACCCCAAAAATTCAAATTTTAATTGACAATTGAAAATGAAATAAAATAAAATAATTTTTAAGGAGGTGCTGATGATGAAAAAAGAATCAACAGAACCTAAATTGAAACCAATTTATGGTGTAAAAATCCCCAATTTTCCAAGATGCTGGCTAGTTGCTGCTATTCCTGAAAAACAATCTGCGGCATGGCCTATCAAATATTCTGACAAGAATAAAGAAATAACTATGTTAGTTGCTCCGAAAAGTGGAGAATGGCGAGTATTTGTATTAGAAGAAAATGCGGATATGATGTTCCAAGAACAATTATTGATTCCAAAAAATTTCAGATTTAATACTGATAAAGATCTTTATGTTGCAACTGATGGTAAGCAAATAGCTATTGTCACTAAAGATGAAAAAAGGCTAAAAACAGACTTTGGTGTAGAGTCAACTTACAGAATATATGATTACTGCATTTTCATCGGAAAGCCTTCTGATATAAAAGATTTCGATATGCTGTTTGAGAAAATGGAAATATTAAATAAAGTTCGTGAAACCAAGAAAGCAGGAATGCGAAGCCTTGTATGACTTATTTGAATATACTCATTTTGATTTGAGAATAGGCGTAGATGAAGTAGGGGTCAGTGCAATTGCAGGACCCTTAATTGCCTGCGCCTATTCTCCTAATAAAAAAATTGCAAATCACTTAAAAGATTCAAAACAATTAGCTCCTAAAGAGAGATTAGAATTAGCTAAAGAGCTAATAAATAATGGATTATATTCATTTGGTATAGTATCTGTTGACATAATAAATAGTTATAAGAATCTCAATTGGTGTTCAAAATTAGCAATGATACAAGCATTAGGACCTTTTCTAAATTTTTTGAAGCATAATGACAAAATCACTGCAAGAATTACTATAGATTTCCACAATATTCCTATTAGAATAAATGGGTTGACTATTGCTCTTCCTAAGGCAGATGAAAATTATTATGAAGTGGCTGCTGCGTCAATTATTGCAAAAGTATTTAGAGATTATTTAATGATAAAAATTGGTAAAAGTATGAAAAATAGATATGATTTTATATCAAATAAAGGTTATAGATCGAAAAGACACTTTCAAGATATATTAAAATATGGACCATCTAAATGGCATAGAATATATCTAATTGAAAATCTGGTTTAACTTTCTGAGGAATTAAAATGGAAAAAATAATAGAATTAGTCTCAAAATTAAAAAATAATCCTAAAATCAAATATTTTAGATGTTTAATCACAGATGAAGAATTAAATACAATGTTAATATTAAAAAATAATAAAATCTTCTTACAATTCTTGTTTAACAACCCTAATTTAAATAAAATAATTGATATATCTCAATATACTGAAGAACAACTTTATAATATTTTTGAAGAGATATCTGATACAATAATAGCTAATACAAGAATTACAAAAATAAAAACAAAAAATTTAAATGGAAAAATCATAAGAAAATTATACTAAAACATAGATAATAATTTTTTTGTAATTTTTTCTTTTAACATATCATAAAAAGGATGATTCTTCGCATTCTCAAATACTATAGAATGTCCTTTAATATCTGAATGAATATAAATATGCACTTGTATGGTCTCAGGAATAATATCTGAAAGACCTTTAATTATCATCATAGGAATCTGCTCATAGAAAAAATTATCAATATTTAAAGGTGCTTGTAGATTTACAATTAAATCATTATTTTTTTCACTAATTTGTAATGTCAACATCTTACCTTTAAATATGAATATTACAGGACGAGTAAATGCAGAAGGAGAAATTGTTTTTGGTTCATTTATTTTATTAATCGTAATCATTTATTTTATTGATTACAATCATACAATTGCGCCTGCAGCTTCAACTCCTGCCATTGCAGCTAATGTATAAGGTGTAGAGCGCTCAAAAGTAAATGTCACAGTTTCCATCAAAACAACGGCACCCGCACTCATTCCAAATTGAGAACCTGAAACATAACAATCTTCAAGTAAAATAGCTCCCAAAGGTGTATTATTTATATCATGAAATATTACCATCAATCCGAATGGTCTATTGAACAAATTAGACCCTAAATCGAACCCAAAGAATCCATATTTATTCGGATATGTTTGCTGATCAGTATGCAAAATAGGAAACCCTGGTGGTTCTTTTAATTGTTTTGATAAATCATAACCATCAGGTATTGTTGAAGCTATTACCACATCGGTATTAGCAAAAGACATTTTATATGAAGCATATAAAAGTGATAACAAAGAAGGTCCACCATATATCACAGTAGAAATTGAACCTGAACCCATAGCATTTCCTGGAACTATGTAATTAAGAGAAGAACCAATTTCGAATATTCTCTGCATTTGCAATCCAAATCCAACTCCAAAATTCTCAACCAATCCAATTGGGACAAGTTCACCATTAGCTAAATCTTCATTATTTGCAGGAGCAGAACATATTAATACACTTTCGTAGTTGACAAATACAGGTTTCGCTTTTTGATAAACATGAAAATTTTTAAAATCCCAACTAGGCACTAATGCCATTTTTTATACCTCCTTCATTTATTTTTAACTTATATATAATTCAATTCTAATTACTTCAAGTGGCTTAGGAAATACTGCCGAAATTGTGATTGATATTGCATTATCCTGTGGAACAATCTGATCAATATTAGCACTGACTATTAAAGTTCCTGCTTTTGGCACATTGAAACTTCTTGCAAAGTTTATAACTGCCTGTAATTTTATTTGTAATCCCTCAATTGCCTCAGCAACAACATTCCATCCTTTCAAGAAATCTACCACATTATCATAAATAAGTCTTTTGAAATAATCCACTGATTTTACTACAGATAAAGATCTTTTGAGTAAATCGCTAACATCAGTAGTTAACTGATTTCTAATGTATGGTTGTGAAGTAGGAGTTTTCTGAACAAGAATTATTATTCCCCCACCTGCAATTGTAGATAATTGATCTTCCGTAAATATATCCCATGTATTCTCAACTTTGGTTATTCCTGCAATGGGATATCCATTAAATTGAACATGTGGAGCATATCCTTCTACCATACCAGCTAATCCCGCTGCAGCATAATAAGTAGGAATTGCTGTGTCAGTTCCATTGATTGATGTATAAACATCACCAATTATTATAGATATCAATCTTGATGCATAAATTTCTCCATAAGATGCTAAAGTATCTACTTGCTCTTCAGTAGACATTGGATTAATTAGTGAGCAATTGAATGTAAGTGTAGTTTGATCTTTACCTATTGCGCCAGAACATGTGATTTTTCTATCTGCCGGAGAAGATGCAGTTATCAAATATTCACCATTGAAATGAGAATCTGAACAATTTGATATTTTAAATTTCGTCTTATTAACAACAACTTTATCCCATGGAATATTAGTAGTTGATGTGAATGTTACACTGAAAGATGAATCATCAACTTTGACAAGTCCGCCAGTCATATTTGTATTATTTCCTGTAAATATAGATGTTATTTTTGGAACAGATTTTCCTGCAACTATTCGTTTCCATTTTGCAACATCTGGTGCAGAAAGAGCAACTGCTTTAGTATGATAATTATTAATAACAGTATCAGAATCTGTAAGAGGAGCTACTACGTAAAAATCTCTTTTATCCCATATATCAGTAACTGCTGCGTAGCCACTTTCATCATTAGAAGGAATTGCCTGTGCATAACAGGGAGTAGCACCATTAAGCATTGCCATATAAACGCCAAATACTAACGGATTATCCAGATCAACTTCCCCAAATCTGTTCTCTAAATCCTGTACAGAATTAATTGTAATAATATCAGTTTGAGATTTATCCAGTGCTCTGGAATTAGAATATATTTTTCCAGTGGACACAGAGCTGCCATAAATGAAATATCCTGCAACTGTAGAAGATCCAGTTACTCCTGCAACATGTTGAATTGTTAATGTTGTAGCAGACGCTTTTTGAATTATCTTGTAGGAACCGACTGCTAAATGAGTATCTGTACTACTCGTTATATAAACCGTATCTCCATCAATAATATGTTTGATATCATTAGCCAATGCAAATGTTAAAACTGTATTCGCAGTTGTATCTAATGTAGCAGTAACTCCTGTGAATGGAATAGAAACAGGATGCTCATTTAATCCCTGATATGCTTTGATTCTATATTGAGCAGTCGCTTCTCTAACAGGATTCAATACCAATACTTTTGCTTTAACTGAACATGTATATCCAGTAATCCAACCATCTAAAGTAATTGTATATTTTGTTCCATCGAATGTGACTGCTGTGATTTTATATTTGCCTTTTAATGGAATAGGATCGGTAATTTCAATAAAATCATCTGGCCTAACTGCTATTCCGCCACTTGCAGTCACTGATATTCCAGAATCTGTGGCAACTGATGGATAATTGGATAAATCATATTTAGCAATAGGCAAGTCATATTCAGTTCCATATAAAGTTCTTAATTTGAATGATACATAGGATTCATCAAATTCCGTATTAGGTTCCACAGTGAATGTAATCAACACATCTGAATTACCATCATAAGGAGCTTTGTATTCGTTTTTTTTCAATTTATAAAGAGGACCAACAATATTAGCCATGAGTCGGGTTGGTCCTACAGCAGGTGCAACGACACGATAATACTCATAAATCTCAATATGTGGTGCTGTTATTTTAGCCATGGATATCTCCTTGCAAAAGTTCTTAATAAATCTTGTCTTAATCTTTCTGCAATAATCTCTGGATCAATTCTATGAGTCAATTCCATTGATTCTTCAAAAGGAATTCCAAATGCTTCTCTTAAAATTTTAGGTGCACGTTCGACTTCTGAAAACACTCTATGTCTCATAGCTCGTTCCGAAGCCCCTAACCAATCATATGGTGCAGGGATCTTTCTCATTGTGTCATACCAAATTCTATGCATTGGTTTAAAGTATTCTTCCGCAAGAGTGGGAGTAGTTCGTGTTAATCTTTCTGCTAATGCACGAAACACACTTCTTGTTTTAGGAGTAAGAAATACTTCTGGTGCAAATTGGGCTAATTTTTCTAATTTTGCCTGGTTTATTCGCGATCTTAGATACAAATGCATTTTCATCCTCCAATAATTATTTTAAGTAATAATATCAAAAACAAAAAAATAAGTCAAATCATTTAATCTTAATTCTATCAATGATTGAAGCAGGTTCTTGTAATGAAGGTTTAGCTTGAACTTCAATCCCAATTTCTTTAATTTCCAGTGTTTCAGGAACAACTTCGAATGTTAACATCAATATTGTTTGTATAGATACTGAAACAATAACCTTTTCTTCTCGTTCTGTAAATTCTTGAGGCATTTCTCCAGATATACCGACAGATTGAATTTTATGGAACCCATATTTTCTTAATTCATCTTTATTTACTATAAATAATAAAGCTATGAAAGAAGCTAATCTTTCTGCTACAATTCCGCTCTTTGCAACACAATTTATTTCAATTGTGGTTCCTACGTTTATAGTTATTTGATATGCCCCAGTTTTTCTATTTACAAATTTAGAGGCACCTCCAACTTCTGCAATTGATAATCCTGGGCGCATTAATACAATCAATGGTCTTTTCTCAACATCTTCTAATGTTGCTGCATAAGAATCACATATAATAACTTTACTTTCTAATGGATCTGAATTAAAAGGATATTCCGGATGTCGTATAAAAGCTTCTCTTAGGATTTTTAAAATATTATCTTTAATGATATCTGTTATCTGCATTATTCAGGCCTCCCATAAATCTTTACCATTTGATTAATTGCATCATTCACTGCTCTTTGAATAAATTTATGAGCTTTTATTCCAGGATGTCTCCATCGTCCTCTTTGAAGCGATTGGGGTGTAATTTTTCTAAAAATTATGGTATACCCTTTTTTTATTGGTACTGCTTTATCGTGAGGTTTCATCTGGAATGGTCGTACTCCTCGATCTAAATACTCAAATGCTGGATGTGTAATATTAATAACAATCTCTCCATTTCTAACTTTCACTGATACGGAATGAGCAATATTTCTGTATCCTTGTGCTTGCAATAATGATATCAATTTTCCTTCTATTGCAGTAGCTAATAATTTAAGCCATTCTTCTCTTTTTATCATTTCAATTCCTCAATTATTTTTAATTTATCAATTTCATATTCAATATCTTCCAGGTTTATCATATGTAATCTTAACTGTTGTCTCACTATATATCCTTTCCAGAATGTCGGATACACTTGAGTAATTTTGTATTTATAAGACATTGCCTTCTCACTTATCAGGTCTCCTGATGAAACTAATGGATAATTAGTCATCCATGCCTCTATTTCGTTTATCATTTGAATTCCAACAGGCGAAGGAACTTGCTGTTTCGGCATAGGCATAATTTGTATATATGCATCAACAGGAGAATAATACCCACCTTCAAAACCTGTTCCAAAACAATATTCACATTTCTCTCTGGTTACTCTTTGTTTCAATTCATCCCAACAATAAAGACATCTTTTTCCATATTTTTTTCTAATATAAACTCTAATAGGTCTCTGAACAAATTTTCTTAACCAGTGATTCTCCATTTTCAGTACTGATTTCAATATTGGATCTGGAGGAAATGGTAACGCTGTTGGCTCTGATATTACTTCCCCAGAATCATCTTTTCCACGCACTTTATAATAAAAATAAACATTTCTATTAATAATCGGCAACGAATCTATATAATAATTTTGTTCAATATTTTCCACTACAGTTTCAAATCCATTCTGTGGAGATAGAGATCTTTCAATTGCAAATTTAACAGCTCCTTGTACATTTGAAACTTCCCAGTAAATTACGGTATTATTTGGATATGAATAATAAACTTTAATTGAAGTAAATTTCATACAAATAATTATATAAAATTTAAGTTTAATTATCCAATGCCATAGAATTGTTCTAAATTCATTCCTTTCTTATACATCATTTTCCATCTAGTATATTGTTCCATAAAACCTGATACTATATTTGCATATTCCCCTGCTTTGTCCTTATATAATAAACTGATCCCACCATCACTAATATTAATTCTATTTCTTGAATACCATACCATAGCACTCTGCAATGCATGTGCAGATGCACCCATTATTAAATGAGGTATAGAAGGGAACCCATCTATATCAAAATTAGTAATAGGAGGCTGTTGATTAAAATCATTTAAAATAAATTCTACAGACATTTTTAATAATTCATCTGAATTTTCTCTAGCATCCAACAGTTCATTTAATTCTGAATAATCTCTCAAAAAATCACGAATTTTTGTTATCAATTCTTCTAATGTCATAGAATAATTATATTAAATATTTAAAATTTAATCAAAATAGTGATCTTGATACAATAGAACCTAAAATTGCAGTTCCTATAGGTATTGCTGCAAGTTCTGGATCTTTAGCTACTATGCCAGATATTGCAACTGGAAGTCCTACTAGGCCTCCATATAATGCACCACGTCCTATTAGACGAAGTTTTTCTTCAGGAGTTAGAGAACTTTCACGAGCAGCTAATTTTAATAATCGCGCTTCCCTTAAAAGCTCTAACGCCGTTGCTTCTTTAATTAAAGCTTGTGCTAGAAAATAATTATACATGCTAACCTCCTTATTTCATAATATTGAAAATTGTATTAGAAAATAATTATACATGTTAATCCGCCTTTTTTCTTCTTCCTCTTCTTTTTGAAGAATCTTCCTCAACAGAAAGATTTGCAACTTCATCTACAACTTCTGCATCCACTTCTAATTTAGGTATAGATTCTTCTTCTTTTTTCTCTTCTACTTTAGTTTCTATTTCAACTTTTGGTTCCTCTTTAGATGATTCATCAGTCTCAGATGATGCTGAAGGAATATCTGGTATATCTATTCTTTTTAATAACCCATTCTTAACAAGATTATCCAGTACATCTTTATGTTTATTATAAAATTCGTCTGAAAGTTCATAAATTATTCCAGGATTAAAAATTATTTCCCCTAATGATATTAAATATTTTACTGCACTTTGTATTTTTATTGCCATTGTTACCTCCTATTTTTGTTTAAAAAGAAAAAAAGGAGGGGATTTACCCCTCCTTCAATTATACAAAAGAACAACAATTTACTTCTCAGGATATGGTGGTTCGGTGTAATCAACAGTGTCTACTGTATATGTGATTTTACCATTTTTAACAGACCAACCTTTAGAGCCATAAATTAAAACCGCAACCCCATAAGCATTAGCAATGTTCATTCCGAGTATTGACCATGTATTCCATTCAACTTCTGGTCCTTCTTTCTTGATGAAAAATTTTATATCATGAAGAACTGGAACTACACCAAGATACTGAGGTTTTGCAAATGCATAAACTATTCCTGGAGGAACGACAACATTATTTTCAGTTACGACAAATGCAGTATCAAGTAGAGTTTGATATTTGTATCCATTGATTACAATTTCCTTCTGCAGAACATCACCGAATACTGTTGTACCCTGTGATAAGAACTCAAGGAATGTAGTTTTATTCATAACTACAATATTAGCATCAGAAGCCTTCTTTGTTTGAGTTAATACTTTTTGAAGATCAATTAAATCATTAAGTGTAAATTTTGCACTTGTAGTTTGAACAATCTGATTTGTCGTTTCAGCCGATCTCAAAGCAAGTGTTAAGAATTTGGTATCGTAAGCTTCTTCAATATCATATACAACATTTTCTTCTAACCATTTTTCAAATGAATATGTATAGGAAAGAAGATTGATTTCATGCTTTTTGACTTTCGGAGTTGCAAACTGATAGAAATCAACCCTAAATCTTGTACCTCTGGGCTCAATTATACCGGGTTTACCTTCAAGAGTAAGAACCATTGCATAAGAATCAGCTTCTTTTTCACCAACAAAATAGATAATATCTCTATCAAGATCTCTCTGAATTCTCACATCTCCTGGACTTATTGTTTCAAAAGGAATAACTCTTGGAGATATACCTCTTTCACGAACTTTTCTTCTTATTACTGTTGCAAGGGCTCCTTGTGCCTCTTTTGATAAACCTGTGTCTAATTTATTTAAGAATAATCTCATTGTATTTCCGTACATTGTTTCACCTCCTTAATAGAGTTCAATCTCGTATTCATCGCCTTTCACGCCGAGGCACATTCCACATGGAACTTCAGTACCACTCACAGCTGCATATTTACCACCAGTTATGATAATTCCACTTCCTGCAGTTGGAATTCTACCAGTTGCAGTTATAACGTTGTCTACACTAACGGTTATCACGCATGGAGCGGCAATTGTTTTACACTGCCCGAGTTGCATAACATCCGGTCGATCTGATGCATAGCCAAAATAGACTACTCTGAGTGGAACCTTTCCATCAGTTGCATTACCTGCTTTCCAGGCTCCGGCAGTTGCATCATATACCAGAGCCATACCTTCATTAAATGCTGTACTTAAACTCACCTTTTCTTCGGTAACACCTATTGCTGCTTTTAAAAGTCTCAGTTTTAGTTCTGTCAGCGCCATATTTTAACCTCCTTCTTTTTTTTACGAACTCAATAAAGCTTTAATGAGTTCATTTTCTGCATCATTTGATTGAACTGGAGATACGGTTTCTCCTAACGAAGTCATTGTCGATACTAAAGAAGCTGCTTTTTCCCATGCTTTGAGATCATCTTTCATCAATTCATTTATCTTTGCTTCTTTTTGAAATTCTGAAAGATGCCCAGCACGAATCAATTTATCCACTATTTTCTCCGCTTTAGCCCTTTTCTCATAATAATCTAATTTAGCTTTCAATTGTTTATTCTCATTTGCAAGTTTAATTATCACTTGTGAAGCTACTTTAAATAAAGTTCTTATTTTTTCTGGTCCTGTCATTTCATACCTCCATATTCCATTTCAGGTGTAAGAAAATAACCACTTTCAAGGGGATTCGCCATTTCTGGTGGGGGCTGCGGACCATATTTGCTCTTTGCGGATCTATATCCAAGATAATATCCTGCTCCAAGTAATCCCAATCGTTTCATCCAGGGCCACCATTTAATCGCTTCTTTTTTCATTTCATTGTCAATATTGATATTTAATGTGGGTAATATAGAAGAACCAACTTTATTCAAGAAATTAGCATATTTAATAGCAATATTCTCGAATGAACCCATCTTTTCAAATTTCTTCTGAGCAGATGGTTTTTGCTGCGAAATTTTAGGATGTGATATTTGAGGTGTAGGTTTCTTCAATGCTTTTTCTGTTGTTATTGTTGCAGTCTCCGCTGCTTGTGCAATTTTTTTGAGAAGAGCGATATGAGAATATTTATTTATTCTCTTAGGAACTATCATTAAATCTCACCGAGATAATATCCCAAATCCTCTATTGTAAGAGGTTCCTGATCAGCTGCTAATTCAGTTGTAAGAGGTTCTTGACCCGCTGCTAATCCAATACCTCCCATTCTGCTACCAAGAAGATATCCACCTGCTACACCAAGGCCTAATCCAGCTGCTGGAATTCCTAAAGAAAGATATGGATGTCTTGTTGCAAATGCCCCCAATCTTGCAGCTAATCTTTCTGTTCTGGTTAAAGGACGAGGCGGGGCTTTTACTAATCTACCAAGCAATGGAATTTTGCGTAAAACTGATCTAAGTTTACCTTGTGCTATTTTTTCTAAAGCTGCTTCTTTCTCTAATTCTATCAAAAGATCAAACTCATCGTAGTACATTTTTTAAACCTCCTTAATTTTATTCTTCAATATATCGTTTCCTGGGTCTACTGAGTCCATACACTGCACCACCTAGTCCACCAACGGTTAATCCCCCAACACCTGCAACAGTAGGCCAGAAATATTTAGAAGTTCTGAATTTCTGCCAGTATTCTGGAACTTTTGATAAGTATTCGCCAGCTCTAGCCCAGAATCCACCTGCGAGTTTATACAAATAATTACTTTCTCTCAGAAGTTCGTATGCTGCCGCTTCTTTTAACATTGCCTCAAAAATTAAATCTCTATAAGGCATCATTCTTCTTCTCTCCTTCTTCTACTTAAACCATATCCTAATAATCCACCTGCTGCCAATCCACCACCAACAATTGCTGGACCAATCCATCTTCGACCTTGAGTAGTTTCTGCTACTGGAGCAGTTTGAGTCACAGTTTGAGCCACTTCTGTTGCAGTAGGCTGAGTTGCAGTCTCTCTAGCTAATGCAGTTTCAAATGCTTCTTCAATTCTCTCCGCAGGACGTGGTTGAATCACAGGTGCAACCTCTCCCCAATAACGTTCACCTGGTCCTTTTGCTGCCGGAGCTTCTGGAACTTTTTGTTTTCGTCGTAGTAATCCTTTTGCTTTTTCAAAAGCACGTCCTATCCGTCCTTTACGAGTTGCTTCTGCTCCAGGAAGACCTCTTATGAAATGTTCATATAATTCTCTTTGTCGTGCAGCTTCCTCTGCGGATGTTCTAATTGCAGGCGACGCTCCTCTAAAATATCGAGCAAAACCGCCTGAAACACGACGTCCTAACTGTTTTAACCATTCCCATTGTGCTTCTTTTATCAATTCCTTTTGAAGCTCATCAAGAATAAGAGATTCTTTTAAAGAATTAATATCAGTATTGAAATTAGAATAATACATTAATATCTCCTATGGGATAATAAGTAGCTCCCACCTAAACCAAGTCCTAAAGCTCCGAGACCAACTGCCGCCGGTAAGAATGCTTTGGATTTAATTAATCTTCTAAGTTTACCTGCCTGTTGAGCAGTTTCGATAGTTTTCGGAAGTTCAGCTATCTCTTGTTCGGCAGATAATATTTCTTGTGGACGTGCTTGAATTACAGGGGCAACTTCTTGTCTATAAAGTTCGCCTAGAGGAGGATGATATACAACAGTTTCTGGATTAATTCCTATTGATTTTAATAATGCTTCTGTTTCTTCGCGATAAAGTTCTCCAGCCAATTTATAAAGCAATATACTTTCAATATGAAGTTTTTCCGCTGCTGCGCTTTTCATCAACGCTCTAGTGTAGAAGATAGAAGAATGCATTAATTATTTTTATCTCTTACGTGGACGAGCTGCTAAATATCCTGCTCCAGCACCAAGTCCGAGAGCTCCTAGACCGACTGCAGTAGGTAAGAACGCCTTAGCTCTTATTAATCTTGCTAAAGCTGCTCTCATTCTTTGTGTTACACTAGGAGTAAGTCTTGTTTCATATCCTACAAGTTGCGTAATTGGAACAGTCTCTTGTCTTGCACGAGATAAAACTTCTGCAGCAGGAATCCCTAAAAGTTCTCCAAGTTGAGCCAATTTATAAAGCTCTTCACTTTCAGCAAGCAGCTCTTCAGCAGCTGCTTCTTTTATCATTGCCTCTTCTAAAAGAGCGTTTATGTCGTCGTAGTACATCATTTTAAACCTCCTTATAAATTATTTTTTTCTAGACTTAATCAAACCAATAGTTGCCGCATCGCGAACTACGGTAGCAACTTTTGGATGTTTTGAAAAGAATTTTATCATAGAAGCAATTTTCTGTGCTGTTTTAAGATCATGAGCATTTAACTTCAAGCGATATCCAGCGGCGATTTTTTCAAATTCTGTTATTGTAGGAAATTTTAATTCCTTTTCCGCTATTTTTACCAGCGGATCCTCAAAAAGTGCTTCGTCTCTATACATGGCTAGCCTCCATTTTTAATATTAATATTCATAAAATGGGTACAACCAAGGATCATAGAATGATGCTTCTACAGGCATTCCAGTTAGTGGATCATAAGCTTCGCCAGTAGCAGGGTTAACCAATAATCCAGTTGTAGGATCCATTATTAATCCTCCGGTTGGTGTGGCTGGTGCAGCTTCTGAAGAAGGTGCAGATTCTCCTTCTCCTATTGCTTGGTCTATAACTTCTTCCGGTGTAGTGGCTTGAGAAGTAACTTCAAGTTGAGAAGCTAGATCGCTAAGAGCAGCTTCTATGCTAGAAGTTCGAGACTGCGCCTGTTGTTCTGCAGATGGCGATGTAGATGCAACAGCAGATGCGGCTTCTGGACTTTGTGATACAGCACCTTGAATAAGAGTATTTAATGCATCAAGAGCAGCCTCATCGACTGGTTGAGTTTCTCCACCAGGAGTTGTTTCCATCTGTCCTTCTATTGCAGTTACATTCTCTCCCGCAACATCCGATGCAGCTTCTGGTGCTGCAATCATTGTTTCTATTGCTTCTCCAACATCTTCTGGAGCTTCACCCGTAGGTTCATTCACTGTTGGAGCGGCAGGCTCAGGTTGTTTTTCAACATTTGATTCAGGCGTAACTGCAGGAGAAACTATTCCCTGAGCAAGTTTACCAAATCCTCTTTTACGAAGTTCATTGATAAATCCTCTTGCAAATGCTTGTCCCTGCTTCTCATAAGATTTCAGAATTTTTTCTTCATTTTTTTTCTGAGCGAGTAATTCTGTATTTAAGTCTTCAGCAAGTTTCTGAAGTTCAGCATCACCTTCGGATAAAATTGTCCTTATAAGCTCATCTATTCCGGCCATTTTTTAACCTCCTTAAATTTTATTGTTGTCAATTTTAATATAAAAAAAATCTTTTGTCAACTTTAAATGAATTATCAATATTATAATCCACGTGGTTTTGATAATAAATCTATAAGAGCTGCTGCACCTAATCCCGCTCCAACACCACCTAGTCCAATTCCTATAGGAGCACCGTATCTAGACCACCAGGATTCTCTTCCTATCGTTCTCGCAGGTCTGCCTAAAGCTTCACCAATTTCTCTCATCCCTAATGCCCTAAACTGTTCTGGACCCATTCTTCTAGCGGCACGTCGACCTAAAGCTTCTGCAAAAGTTTCTACATCCGGAGCTAATCTACTGAGTAATCGTAATTTAAGAGCTCTCATTAGACCTCCAAATGCCTTTTTTTCTTCCTCTTCTTCCTCAAGTTCCTCTTCAGTAGGTTCTTCATCCGCTAATTCTTCCTCTTCTTCTGCTTTAGCTTCAGCCGCTGCAAGTTTATATAGATAATCACTTTCTTCTAGAAGTTCTAGTGCCGCGGCTTCTTTAAGCATTGCCTCTTCGATTAAGTCTTCTAAGTAATACATCGCAAACCTCCATTTTTGATAATGATATCAAAAAAAATTTAAAAAGCAAATTTCTCATGTTATTCCTAATTTTTTCATTCTTTTATATCTTTCCAATTCGCGAGATTGGAGATGTCCACGTAACCCTCCGATTACAACACCTGCAAGAAGCCCACTAGCAAGCAATCCCCATGCTTCTTCAGGTTCTTTTGTTATAAATTTTCGAATTGCGAATGGAGATGCCGCCAATAGCCCCATAGTCGCTAATGCTGAAGCATTCGCTAATACAGGATGTCTATAAGACCATGGTAATTCTGGTTTAGGGGGAGCAGACAATTGTTCTGCTGCAATTTTTAATAATTCTGCTTCTTCTAATAATTTTTCAGCAGCTGCTTCTTTGATTAATGCTTGTAAAATTAAATCTTCCATTTTTTACATCTCCAGATAATAATCTAATAATTCAGGGTCAATTCCAACCATTTCCGCATCTATTATTGATAATAATTCTCTAAACTTCTCCAGAATAAATGGTAGTATTTGTTTTAAGAATAATTTATATTTCAAATACTCTCTTGTAGTTTCAGCAGGAGGCTGAGGAGCTCCTTGAATTATTATTGTTATTCTTTTTTGAACATATGGTTTAAATATTGATCTTTTTTCTGCTAATTGTGGAATAATACTTAGTAAATTTGGACTGATTTCTTCAGTAAATCCAGGAAATTTACCAAAATATTTATTGAATTCATAAGGAGAAAGTGCAATTCCACCAAGAGTTAATGCTGATAATAATTCTCTTGGATCAAAATAATCATGCATATATTCTAATTCATGTAAAAATGGTTCTCTCTGTCTTAACATACGAATTAGAGCAGCTTTCCTATAAGTTTCTTCATCCACAGATAAAGGCAAAGTCAATGCAGGGAACCTTTTTTCCATATCTGCAACTTTATCAGAAGCAACTTTTGCAAGTACATAAGAAGTTTGATCTGCAGGAGAATATACTGCAGATATATCAAAAAATAAGGGATAATAGTTTATAGCAAATATTTGCTGGCCATCGTCAAGGATTTCATTCATGTGATACTTAAGATGTTCACACCTCTCTGGAAATGATGTAATTTTTTTTAAACATAAAGAACATACTTCGTATGGAACACGACATCCCATGGATGTAGCAACTGGTTTTCCAGATTCAATATCAATAACAATTTTTTCTGAAATTGGACCATACATTCTTCCTGCAGAAACAATAAGATAAACTTTTTTTAAATCATCTACCCATATTGCTTTTTTCACATAACCAATGCGATTTGCAAAAACTTTATTTTCATGATGTTGATAAAAATTTCCATAAACTTCAAAAGTTTTATATCCATATGTGGGATTTTCCACATTCAATTGAGATTCGGGAAAATAATCACCACGATTATTAGGACCCCATATTTCTCCTGCACCTAATGCATTAATCAAAATATAAGATTCATTTTTACGCGGAGGCTCATTAGATAAGAATTTATCTAATTCTTGGGATAAAGAATCACTCGCAAGTTTATGGAGACATTTTTTATTAACAACAGAAATTCTTAATCCTTCTTTATCTTGATAAGGTATTGTTATAGTTTTTATCATGTCTCACTAGTTCCAGTAGGTCCAATTGTGCCTAAACCTAATATTGTTTGTGCAAGCATCTTTCCAGCTTCCGTAGCCATTGGAGGTGTATGCGTATACACCATCCTTTCTACGGGAGTTGCTTCTCTTAAATTTTTTATGAGATTAGGATCAATTGCTCTCATAGCAAGAGTTTGCTTTAAAAAAGTCCCTACAAGTATCGGATCGGTTGCTAATGAAGGAGCCAATGTTCTCAATGTATGAAAATATAATCTTTTCTCTTGCTCCGGATATGATTTCAATTCAGGTTCATATAATTTAGTAGCAACTTGGTACGCTCGTTCTTGCTGCTTCTTCAATTTTGCATGGTGAATTGCCTCTACGAGTAAAGGAAATCCAACGGTAGTTGCTCCTAACGCAGTAACTGCAAGCGGAAGTGCCCATGATTCCAATTTAATTGGTGCAATAGCACCAGCCTGTTTTTTCATAGCTTTTTTTGTTACAATTCTTTTCTTCATATCTTCAACCCCGGTTCAAGAAATGTTCCAAATAAAGACCATAATCCATGACTCTTAACTGCTTTCAGTCCTTTCTTGAGACTAAAAAAGCTTTTATACCATGGTTCCTTTGAAAGTGTAGATTTTGCCCATATTGCAGCTTCTTGAGATTTCTTAAATAATCCCGCATTATGCGCTGGAACAACAACATCATTTAAAATCTTTATTAATATTGTTTCTGGTACTGATTCTGCGATTTTATTCATTTCTATCAAATCACTCATTGTTTTCTCCAGATACATAATCCAGTCATTCGTTATAGTTGGAAGTTTGTATAGGGCATCTCTGTAAGCATCCTGATCCATAATTGTTGTCAAAGTATATGTATATTGCATAGGAGATTGTCTAATTAAATATTTAGGTTGATTTGCATATTTATTAAATCCGAGTTTATTTAATTCTTTATCAAGTTCTAAAATAATTTCCTGTGCTAATACTTCATTATTTGCAGTTTTGAATATGAATTTGACAAAATCAGTTAATTTTAATTCATTATTAACTATTTCATTTGCCGCCTTTTTAATCATACTATTCAAAGTTTCAAATCGCCCAGATTCAATTTTTTCAATTTCATCCTCAACAATAAATTTAAACTTTTTCAAATCATCAACAACTTCAAAATAAGGAATGGATGGAGATGAAATCTTGTCTTTTTCAATTTCTTTACTACCAGTTTTGGATAATAATTGTTCAATATATCTGTCGAATAAATCAGAATAATCTTTCAATTCTTTATCAAATAACGAAGATATAGGATGATTAGCGGTTTTTTCAGGAGGATGAATTTTTTGATCAATAATTTTTAATATATCATCACGTTTTGCAACTGGAAATTTAGGAGGTTGTTTTTTAGTTTTTAATAACTGCAAATATATATAGTTATTAGTTTTTTCAGCAATTCTCGAAACTTGCTCTGGCGTAAGTTCATATCCTTGTTCAACTATTACTTTAGCGATTGCTTCTGCAGGTGGAGTATTGTTCTCTATATAATCATTAGCAGCTACAGAAGCCAGAAGACTTATCGCATCTTCATCAAGTTTTATTGCAGTTTTAAACATAAGAATATAATACAATTTTTTTTAAATGATGTCAAATTTACTCAAATTCTCTTGGAAATTCCGCAACTGACGTAAATAAATATTGTTTTCCAGAATATAACCAGCATCCAATTAAGAAATAAGTAAGGCTATGTAAAAAATCATCATATTCTTGCACATTATGAGTATAATATGGAATTTCTCTTCCTTTAACTGTTCTGTAATCAACATAAACATTCATTATATCCTGTAAAAAATCTTTTATATTCTCATATTTAGGAAATATGATATCCTGCCGTTTTAAAGAACTGAAAACAATATTCAATAATGGTGTTCTCAACGCAATATATTTTTTTCCTTTTGTATCCCATTTTAAAACCTTTCCCACACCACCTTCTGTATATAAAACTGGAATAACCATATTAAAATCTCTTCTTAACATGTCATTTAAGCCAAATCCCGCACCAAAATCAGTAATTATAATAGACGCTTTACAATATGATAATAAATTTTTAATCTGTTCATATTGCTTTACTGCATCTGTTTCCATAATACGAACTGCATACAAAACACGAGCTTTACCCGCATGTAGATGCCCTATTGTCACAACAGTAGAAGAATTCAATCCCATTCCCCAGTCAATACCTACAATAATTGATTCATAAGGAATTGATTTCACAAAATCCAGATTCATTGGGTAGTCGGAACAACATTGACGAAGTTCTAATTCTGTAACGGGCTGTTCCATTGATTCATAAGGAAGTCCGAGGACTTCATTATAAAAATAAGACATTGGCTTTAACTCAAATTTTTCTTTAATATTTTCAAAAGTCATCCATGGAACCATAACTTGAGTAATACGAATTCCCATAAATTTGCCTGATGGATTAAGCATTACAAATCTTCCATTCCTGATATCAATTTTCTTCCCACATTTAGTACATATATAAGAATCCTTACCTATAATTTTTTCATCCTGATAATTCCAATTATTACACGCTTCACATTTAATCATATACTCTATTTGCTTTGAAAGATTCCAGTAAGTCTCTATAAGATTATTTCTCGTTTTTGCCGTGCCTGAAAATATCTTCCATTGATATTTGCTATGAGCAAGTGATTCCTCAGCTACATAAATAACTTCAGGAATCAAATTCTGAACCTCATCGAAAACTACTCTATCGGCAGGAATACCTCTTAATGTTTCTGGATTATTATATGCAGATCTCAAAAAAATATGTGAGCCATTTGTAAAAGTTCTGTCTGTAACTCTTTTCACAACTTCACCGGAATGATAATAATTTCTTACAAATGGAGAATGTAATATCATAGGAACAATCTTATCTGAAGAGAAATCAGAAACCTGCTTATTAGAATAAGTTACATATAAAGAATTAAAATGTGGAATTATTATCGATTCTGTAAGAATAATTGCTGCCAATGTAGTAGATTTCTCTACCTGTCTACCTGCTTTTATGACCCAGACCTTATCTGCATAATCATAAATAAATTTTAAATGTGGCCGTTCATTCAAAGAAAATGGGTTTCCTCTCAAATAAAGAATTTTTTGAGCAATATCTGCGCGAGAAATTTTACTTTGTTTTTGATTGTTTTCCAAGTTCGTCATAGGAAACTAACCTTTCATCTTCTTCTGGATTTTTCTCTTCAAAGATTAAATCAGGTAAAGTTTCTTTTTTCTTTTCAATTAAAACGTCCTTGGATGCTTTATATATTTTTAAGAAAGTGTCCGATAGTTTGATAAAATCAGATGGGTCTGCATTATAAGCAGTTTCCATTGCCCTCCAGTATGAAATTGATAATAATTTTGATAATCCCTCTTCAACCGATGGTGGTATAGACCTTTTGAGATAATGAAGGGCTAATCCCAAATCATTATTTAATAATGCATTTAAAAATAACACATCTGCTCCTGAAATAAATTTCTTATAATATGTCCATTCTGCTAAAGATAAATTATCAATATCAAAAAAGTATTTTTTAAATATATTTATTTCAGTTTCTTTATTTTGTGATGGAATAAAATCTAAAAATTTCTCGTTATGAGTAAAAATATATGCTTGAAATGCTTTTCTCAAAAATTGATCTTTTTGTGCAAAATATGCCCCAAGAAAATCTATATTACCTTTTTCTTTATTTTCTAAATATTCTGTTAAACCCAATTTCTTAAATGTCAAATTCTTATTTTTAGGAATACGCTTGAATTTATTGAATATGCGAGCTCTGAAACTTAAAATATCGTCATTATCTGTTATAAATATTCCGCATTCACTAAGAATACGTTTGATCAAATTAATATCATTAGGGCTATCAACAATAAGTGCAGCAAGAAATCTTCTAAATGGTAATTTCATAAGAATTATTATAAACAATAATTAAAAAAAATGCAAAGGAGGTAAAAATGGAAAATTCATTAGCTATTATTAACAAAACATTATTTCTCCCAAACGATGAAATAAAAAAAGAAAAAAAAGAAATTATTGAAAAATTTATATCAATCTCGGAAAAAGCAATAAATTTGTATAATAAAATATTAATGAATTTAATTGAATTAAATTGCAATCTACATAATTCTGAAGTCGAAAGATTTAATTATTTATTTGGATATATGAAAAACTGGTCTTTAAAAATTTCAGCAACAAATGGTAATTCATATTTCGATGTATATTTACATTTAACAATTCCTATATCCATACCTTCAGAAAAAATACTATCTTTTCAAATACATTCTTCTGAATATACATTTCCATCAAAATTAACAGTCTCCGCAAACAAAAATGTTTACATTCGCTTGGAAGATATAATCATTAAACCTCACATTATCACTGTAGAGAAAATAATTAAAGATTTTAGATTGTATTTCTTTTATATAAATTCTAAACCCAGTTTACAATTCTCACGATATCTAAATAAAGAAATAAAAAATCTACTCATTAGAATAATTAATAGATCTAATATTTTCTCAATAATAGAAAAAAAATTATCATAAAAATCCCTTAAAATCATTCTTCAATGTATCAATTATAAATTTCAATTTTGTATCACATAGTCTTAAGAAAATATAATGTGCTATGAATTCAATCTCGTTTCTATATTTTAAATACAATTTATTTTTTTGATCTAAATATTTTATAGAAACATAATGACAATTAGTAAAATTTTCATCCCAAACTAGACAGTAAAAATAAACATTATAATTACCTTTTTTAGTTAATCTGATATTAATATCAATTGGTAAATCAAAATTTGATTGAAGCACTTCTATAATATCGTGTGTTTTTTTTATACAAATTCTTTTTATACCCCATAACAAATTAGAAGTTAAATTTATTAACATATCAATTTCTAAGTTATCAACTGTATCAAGAATATTAAATCTATAATATGTTTTTTTAAAATTTATTCTACCAGACCATGGAAAAATATAACCCGGTCTATCTACAAAACGATGCCGAAATAAATTATATATTTTATAAACCAAAGTTTTTATCTTTAATAAGTTATTTATAAATTCCATATATTTCTTTTCAAATTCGTCATCAGATATATACATCGCTCTATTTAATTCATTTTGAATTTTTACCAATTCTTTGTTCATTTTTTTCTCCTTAAAAAATGTTATAAGTATATTGGAAAGATTTTTGCGTTCGGCTCCCTGCGGCCGCTCCAATGGGTATAAGCCCAAGAGAGGTGATAAGGAAGAGACGGCGGGGGGAGCCGACGCATAAAAGTTAAAAACTTATTTTTTTCTTTTTTTTCAAAAATTTCTTAACATTGAATATTATAACAATTTTTTCTAAAATTCCTTCATGCGTGGAATATATATAATCTCTCCACACGCACAATGGATAATTGAACAAAAGAAAAAAGCTTTACTGAAGAAAAGATATTATCCAAAAATGATAAATATTCCATTAGCACTTGTTGGACCGGAAGGAATACTGGGAATTATTTCATTACAAGAACCAAAATTGATATCAAGAAAAGAATTTGAAAAATTAAGAGCAATTCATAAAGTCACACAAGAAGAAGCAATGAAATGGTGGGGATTCCCGAATAAATTGTATTTTTATCCAATAAAAATAATTGAAAGATATCCTGAACCAGTACCATTTCGACCATTAAGAGGAACACAAACTTTTATTAGAACAGTAGTAAAAGGAGGATAAATTAAACAAATTTATCAGGAGGGAGATTGTTGTCTCCCTCCTGCAGGAGGCGTGTATGGAGGAGGAAGAGAAGGGCATGGGCTGAAAACATTTTAATAAAACCTCATAATTTTTTCAACTATGTTTATGCCATTGATTTTAATTTATAGATTATTTTTAATGATTCTAATTTATCAGCAATTTCATCTAATTTTTTCATTAAGTAAGATAAATCTTCTTCTGAAAATTCTTTGAAACCTAATCTTGAAAATATAAGTAATTTTGCAAGATGATTCACGGTTTCTCTGATTATAGGCACGGATTCAATAAATTTTTGAATATTCTGTGGTGTTATTAAATTTAAAGAAAATACAGTATCAATTGTTAATCCTTCTCTTGATACAATTGCGGATTTTATTAAATCATCGGATATCCCAAGAATATCTTTTATCTTTTGACTTGATACTCCTATCTTTTCTAATGGAATTTCTTTTTTATTCGTTAAACTTGGACCAAGAAGTGTTAATTTCCTAACCGTTTTGGTTGCAGAAGCAATTTTCATAGCACTCTCTTTTGGTATTGTCATTGATATCAATGATAAAACTAATTTGTCTGTTCCATCAACTTTATATTTTTCACCATTACTTGCAATCATATAAGTTTCATCACCAAGATATTCAACATTAACAGGTCGTTTGAACAATGACAAATAATCATAGAATTCCTGCTCGTTAGTTGGTAAAGTAACTTCATAAGTTACAGGAAGTATATCAACAGGTGCTCCACAAATTGTAATTTCTATTTCGCCTATTGCACTTTTTTGTAAATTAATTATTTTATTCTCATTTTTAAAGGGGCTAATTTCTATCTTTATTGGAAAATCTCCATATTTACCAGTTATCGTCAAAATCTTACCAATAAGCTTTGGAAATTCTGCATTTTCAAGTTTCATCACAGGCTTTGCTTCACAGGAAGCTCTTTTTGAAATAACTCTGAAGACTTTAATTGGACCCAATCCTATAGAGTTATTACAAGAAATGATTCGTAATAAAATTGTCTGTCCTGGAGAACATTCATCTACAAATGGAGTTTTTTCAATATAATCAGATTCTTTCACACCATATAAAGAATCTGATATTGCATAAGGATCGGACCATAACATCCAACCACCAAAAAGATTTTTAATAACCAATCCTCTAATAATTTTGCCATTAGCTGTAATAAATACATATTTTCCTGGACTAATTACAGGTTGACCATCTATTTTTTCGAGTATAATAGGAACTAATTGTTGCATTTCAGGCGAAAAATAAATAACTTTTCCAGAATCTAAATCTGTAAATGCGGTAGGAATATCATATTTCAATGCAGTTAATAATTTTATAATTCCATCTGAATTAACTACAGCAGAAGACATGGAAATTTCGTTGATTGGATTAAAAATAATCTGATATTGATCTGGTCCTATTTTTTTAATTAAAAATGCATTTCTACGAACCCGGCGTATTTCATTTTTCAAATAACTCTTTGCTGAAACAATTCCACTCTGTAAAGATAAAATTTTGTCTAAAATTGTTCTAACCGTATCTACCAAAGACAATGATTGAGCTATTTTTATAAATTTGTCATATGCTTTTTTTACTTCTTCACTAAAAGTTGATTTTGAAATTGATAAAAATAATGATGATGCCCCTTTAGGCAAACTCCTAACTTCAGTATAATATTCAGCGCGCGGTCCCAAGCCGAAAGGAGGTGGCATTATTTCACCGAGCATTGTCGGTTGTGTTGCTCGTTCGGTAGGAATTGCAGCAACAGGTGATCCTAATTTACCTGCATACAGTATATTTATAATTTTTGAAGACTTTAGTGGATAATAAGTTTTTTTATACTCAAATATATCAAATGGAGCTAATTTTTTTTCACGAATAACAATAGGAATATGAACTTCATCAACATCAGAAAATATCGTTATACTGCCTAAAGCAAATCCAATTTCAGGATTTACTTTAGAAAGCTTAACTTCTGCACCAAATTCTGCTAATTCCGGGAACTGTTCTGAAAAAATATGAGAAATCTCTGGAATCCATGATGAAGGATCATCTGAAAGTTGATAAAAATTTTCACTTGTCTTTAACATTTTTAATGATTTTACAAAATTAAAAATTTAAAGTCAAATTTAATTAATCAAGTTTAACCCTTATTGCCGTTACATCTTCCGTAATAGTAAAAGCAGTAACTGAATCAGTAGAAGTTTTCAATTTGATTACTGTATTTGCCGGAATAATGATTGTCATATTTTGAAGTAATTCATTTGTAATTTTACTGGATAATTCCTCCGAAATTGTATCTCTAATAGCAGAAATTATTTCATTGATAGTTCCAGTCACAGGAATTGTATCACATGCTGTTAATGCCGCAGAAATTCTAACTTTTAAACCCTGCTTGAACTCATTTTTCTCATCGTCACTTAAAAAATAGGTCATTCGTCATTCCTCCTTCCAAAAGGATATGGTTTATCAATAACTTCATCTTTTTTACGAAAAAGAAAAATTTTTCTATTACAAACAATTGCATCTTTTTTCCATAATCTATATCCTCTTTGTTTCAATTTTTTATGCATTTCTTTATCATCTGGCCATACAGGCATTATCTTATATATAATCATTGCCCAGTTATAATTTGAGATAGAATATTTGGTAATTGCGGTGGGGGTGCAGCTGGAGGACCACTTGGACCCATTGCAGTTGGATGCGTATGAGAAGTTAACCAGGTGATCAAAGAAGTTAAAAATGAATTTAAAACATTACCTAACACAAATGGTGCCATCGGAGATGAGCCTAAATTTATCTTTTGAGCTTTAACATCTAATTGCATTATCCCATCAATTGTTACAATATTATTAAAAATAGTCATTTTTACTAATCCGGATTGATATTCTAATTTTCCCAATCTGTCAATATGAATAGATAATCTTGGCTGCATTGTTGAATCAAATACTTCATAAACAAAAAAATAACCCGTTGGGATAGCAGTAGAGGAATCATTGAATTGAAATCGATAATTATATCCAAAATCATCTACTATAATTCTTTCTCCCCAATAAGGTGTTTGAAAATCGAATTGTGTAGAAAAAGCTCTCATTACTTCCTTTGCTATCTGTGGAATAAGATCTAATCTGCACATTGGACTACCGATTAATCTAATTAATCCATGCTTATTCATAAGGATATAATTATTTTCTCCACCAACAAAAATGATATCTCCTTGCTCAACGGGAAAGGGAAATTCCTTAATTAAATTTTCAGAAGAAATAAATCCTAAAACATATACTTCGGGAGATTTTTCATCATATAATACCACGCATATATCACCATTTTGTGGTATATATAACAATCCTGTAACACCATCTTGCGATCTATATAATGAAACTGGAAAAGGAGAACGAATCTCTCTCTTTGTTCTCAATGTTAATAATGTAAATGTCCTTTTTTCTGGATCAACTGAAATAACTTTAGCTTTTTCTAAAGCTAGTTCCATTATTTCACCATAAAACTACTGCCGCTATACAACAAGTATAAGTTACAGGATTAGATTTTGCACTCATTATTTCAAATTCCATAGTCATATCAAAAAGATCGTGAGTTTCTGCAATTTTATTGGCTCTTTCCCTTAGAATAGATTTACATTTTTCCTTATTTACTTCTCCCGAATATTCACTTATGATCCCTCCACCACTTATTTTGGAAATTGCTAAACAAATTCCTGCCGATATATCTACAAATTCTTTTTTCACATTTATTTTACTCAAAACAACATGAATGATTGCCCCACGATCAAGTTCCTTCAAATCTCTTGGCGGATGATATTCAGCTAAAGTAGGAAACACACTTGAAACAGGCACTAAATTAAATCTATGCAATCCTGCACTTTTTAATGCTTTATCAAATGCAACAAGTTCATCTTCATCTCTACCAACACCAGAAACTATAGTATAATTTTTACATACAATCACTTTAGCTCAACTCCATAAGCGAATGCAGGTATTGGATACCTTGAAATATCTCCAGTCCACTGCCTAATCGTTCCTTCTACCAATGTATTTTTTATATCCTTTCTTGAAATTCTATTCAACCAATCTGTTGAAAGCAAGACTTGATGGGGCAATCCACGAAAAACAGGTGTATATTTTATTGGGTGCTTCAATTCTTTATTTTTATTTTCTATTTTATCTATTGAAACTTTATCTCCTATTATATAATCAGAATCACCAGGATCAGTAATAATTCCGGTATTTGTCATAGCCTTTGCCAATACATCAAACATTCTTTTATCCACTTTAAGTCCATTATCATAATATATTTTTCTTAATTGCTCTGACAAATATTTTCTCATTTCCATCATCCCTCTAGTAGCATATACATCTACAGGATGCGGAATTCCTTCTGAAATTTGTTGTCCTTTTTTTACAATTTCTCCAGTTTTAACTGTAACCACACTTTCTCTTGAAACAGGATGACTAACTCCATCTATTAACACATCTTTAGATCCGTCCGGATTAATCAAAATTTTTTGAACTCTCCCATCTAATTTAGCAAGTGTTGCACGAGGACGAATTGAAGGTGAAAAATTTAATATGTTTTCAAATAATTTATATCCCTGTAATGATGGTGCACCTTTGGTTCCACCAAAATGGGCTCTTGAAAGAATTAATTGTGTCATCGGCTCGCCTATATATTGTGCAGCTTTAATTCCAACATATTCTCCAATTGATGGAAATTGCCCGAATTTATCCAATCCATAACATAATTGACAAACTCCATCTATGGATTCACATGTTAATGGTGTTCTAACTTTAACTCTATTTATTTTGTGTGCAACTAAGGCATTTACAACATCTGAAGTTAATGGTGAATTCCTTTTTGCTATTAATCTTCCATGAGAATAAATATTTTCTGCTAAACAATAATCTAACGCATCCGCTTCATTTAAATCCATTTCAACACCATTTTTAGTTCCGCAATCATGCTCTACTATACGAAATGAAGACATTGCTGAAAATAATTCTTTAGTCATCATCCCAGGTTCACTCACTGAAGTTACTTTATCTATTGCCGCTTTTCTTCCTCCAAATATTGATTTAAACCAATCTGAAAAAGACATTCCTGCTGCATAACTGGTATTCACAGGAGCGGGTATAATATTGTCATTAATATCAGTTGCAACAATAGGTGCACCTATAATTTGTCTAGCATCAATAACTTTTCCTCTTGCACGAGATTTAATTGCCTCTACTAATCGGCTTTTAGAAGACATTACCCTTTGATCTATTTTATCTGCTAATTCTGATAAAAATTTTTGCCTTTCTTTATCAGAAGATAATTTCGGCATAGTTTCTCTGATTTTACGATTTATATCAGATAAATCAATTGGTGTTATATCATCCAAACTTAAACTATATCCAGATAAGTATGCAAATTCTTTACCTATTTTGTCAAGATAATGTGAAATATCAGTTCCTAATTTTTGGTCTCGTCTAAAAATTTTCATCAATATGTCATGTAATTTGGAACCATCAATTTGAGATTTATAATCTCTCAATTCAGGAGGTAAAACTTTATTAACAATTATTCTTCCAAACGACGTCCTGCCTATTCCCTTGACATTGACAATATCATTGAAATTTATCTTATTTGCTTTATAAGCATCCTCCACTTCCTTTTCATTGTTGAAAGTAATATTCAATTGGCGTCCTTCAGAAGTCAATCTGTAGATTCCAATAATTGCCTCATGACGTGGCATCAATAATATAGTCCCTTTTGCTTCATGTACCCAGTTATTTGAAGGCAAAAGTCTACGTGCTTCTTCTAATGCTTCCTGAGTTACAGGAGTATGAATAGTCATTGTGTTTGATAAAATCACTCCTTCAATGTTCATAAATGTTTCGTATCCTGGAACGGTGATATCATAACCATCTTCTTCAATATCAGTTTGTTCATAAGAAACTACGGGATCCCATGTTATTGAATCATTCAATACAATCTGCTTCCATCTCAAAAATAATGGATCATCATTATCAACAATTTTTAGAATTTTTAATGCTGAAGAACGAGTTATATAATTCAAATTTTTATACCTCTGCACTATTACATACAAACTCCATTCTTTATTGCGATTTATTCGTTTCATAATAATTTCCGCCAGTGTTGAATTAAATGGAACTAAATCATGAGACATCAAACCAGGAGAAGATTCAATCGAAATTGATAACAATTTTCTTCTTTTTTCAGGATGTTTAATATTCAAATTAGCTTTCTGGAAATGATAATTAGAAAAATTAATCATATAATTTTTGCTATTTTTCATTCCACCATTATATGCAGTTATAGAAGCAGGGATTCCTAAACTTTTTGCTAGCAATTGTATTTCCTGTGCCAGTCGTATGCTTGCAGTTGATAAATTTATAAGTAATTGTGGTTTGGACTTAGCATGAGAGATTGAGATGCTACCATCTGAATCAATTAAACCAGCTAATAATCCTCGTCTGAATTCTTCCGGAGAAATTAATGTAAATGGAGGTAAATGTTTATTTTCTGCATTTTTACCAATCCATGGAGAAATTAACCATGCAAGTTGTTTGGAATTGATTGTTATTTTGGAAGATTGCCACTTTGATTTTGATACTTTTTGTTCACTAATGAGATTATATTTTTTATTGAAAAGTTTTTTCGTTATTGAAATCAAATGTTTTTTGAGCTCTGAATTTTTTGGATCAATAGCAATGCTTACATTTTTTTCTTCGTCTTTTGTATAAGATATCCAGCCGTCGCCTATAATATAACCAAGTAAGTAACCAAATTCCTCATTCAATTCTATTGTTTCTTTTAGACAATTCTTCAATTTCCAGTAAGGACAACCTTTGGTGCTTATTTGCTTTACATATTCTTGCAATTTCAAATTTTTTACAACCGGCACTAATTTACCAATACTTTCTGCAGGTCTCCACCGTCCGTATTCTAATGTAACTGGATCTATCCCATAAACTGCCCTTGGATCATCATCAGACACAATTTGTTTGCCTGATTTCAAATTGATAAAACAAATTTTTCTTTTATGATGTAACGACCATGAAGTCGCTTTTTGCCATGAAATCGTATGAATTTTCTCGTCGTATGCCAGTACTTCAATATCGTCTGGAACTGCATAAAAATCTATATGATTTTTAGAAGCTACTAAATGAAGTCTCGGAAAATCCGCAAGATTAATAATAAAATATTCACGATCTGATTTAATGGGTATTTTCGCATTTTTATCGAACATTATTCTGGCCCCAGTTTTTATCAAATCTAAATACCATTTCTGTAATTTAAAATCTTTTTTAACTGAAATCAATATCGACCCTAGCTGCTCATCGCCATCAAAATCAGCATTAAAGCCAACAACAACTAATGGAGGTATTTTCATTGCATTTCCTTCAATGAGTCTGGGTTTGAATGCAAGTATATTATATTTATGCAAACTTGGTGCTCTATTTAATAAAACTAATCTTTCTTTTGCAACTGCTTCTAATGCAGCTTTTGCTATAGGAGTTCTATCTTCTACATTCTTAACAGCTTGAATTTTTGTATATCCTTGCTGAATAAGTTTACGAATAACAAATGGTTCAAATATCTTCCATGCAATCTCATACGGCAATCCAACTTCATCAGGATGTAAATCTGGTTCTGGAATAATTGCAGTTCTTCCTACTAAATCTTGCTCTTTACGTGCAAGTTTAGACTGAAAATATCCTAATTTAGGAGTTGGACCTGCAATCATTGATAAAATTCCTTGAACAGGCCGTTTTGAAAATGCAGGTGAAATGGGGTCAGTTAATCCTGCAATAGCTTTTAAGGCTTCATAAGCTTTTAATCGTATAGAAGCACGATGTTCTTCAGGAAGTTCTTTTGTTCTTTCTAATAATTCATTTGCCATCAATAAATGCTTATACAAGTCATTAAATGGAGAATAAATAACCTGATCATCTTTCACATAAATAGGTCTCATTTTTGGTGGAATTACTGGTATTTTTGTTATTATTAATGATTCTGGTTTTATTTTAGCTTCTTTTAGTCCTTTTAAAAATCTTATTATTCTATTATATTTATCCAATTCATCTAAACGAGCATTCTTTGCCATTTCTTGATACTGAGTAATTAATTTATCAATATCTAAATTTTTTAAGTATTGTTTTAATCCTTCTATTCCTTGAATACCATTAACAGTTTTACCAGCAATCAAATCTTCAAATTGAGCAGAACTTAATTGTAATATTTGTAATAATGCTTTTTCTACGATAGGATTTGGCATCGGTTCAGCTAATTGAATATATCCCCAGCGTGTTCCTGTTAATCCTCCTAATGCCGGGTCAAATAAACCTCCTTTTTCGGGTTTTAATTCTGCACCAGATACCGTCCTCGGATTTTCTATTTTTATTTTTGCAATTTCAGTGACATCTTTATCAGTTAGGGGTAATAATCTAAAAGTTGTACCTTGTTTTTCAACATTTATCCCTGCAGATTTTAACATTGCTAAAAATTTATCCATTGCAAATGTAGGTTTAGGTGCTGGCAACATAAAACCATTTTCAATTGCATCCCAGAATGCATCATTCTTCTCTGCTTTATATGTTGCCATTTCTTTTAAATTTGCTAGTGCTCCATGTGCAAATAATCCATATGCAGTATAAGTATCTAATGCTTTTGCCCCTTCTTCTCCTTGTCTAGCAGGTGCTAAATCCATATCGTAAGAACCTTTGTAACGAGCATCTAATTTATCTTTAATCTCATGTTCCAATTTAAATATATATTTTGGACCAACCATCACATTAGGTATTTCTTTTCCAGTTTTTGGATCAATTAATGTTTCGGTGTCGGATAATCCATGATCTTTCAATAATTTTTTTGCATATTCTACATAATTTTGTTTTGTGAATAAAGGAACATAAATTGGTTTTCCTTGTTTCTGAGCAACTTTACCTAATGCAAGTTCTACTAATTGTCCAGTATTAATTCTTGAAATAACACTTAATGGATTAAAAATGACATCAATTACCTTTCCATCTTTAGTTCTTGGCATTTCACTATCTGGAACTATATAAGCAATGAGCCCTTTTTCACCAAATCGTCCTACCAATTTATCACCAATCTCAGCAGGATCTGATGTTTTTATTAATAAACTTATTGAATGTCTTGTTTTGCGCACTTCTATAACTTCTCCGTCGTTCTCCCTATTCCATACTAATGAAGCATCACGATACTTAGGCACTAATTTCCTGTGTATACGCATAAGTTGATATTCATCTGGAGTTATAATACGAGGCATTAATGCCGCAATTAAAATTTCTCCTTTTTTAACAATTGCTCCTTTTTTGACTACACCATCATCATCTAATTTGCGTGCATTTTCTTCTAATAATAATGTTGGAAAAATTGCTCTAAATTTATTTTTATCAAGAATCATACCCTCTCGAATTTCAAAATATTCATGTATAATTCTTTCTGAAGTCAATTTTTTTGATGCACTCTCTGATATAACTATAGCATCTTCATAATTATACCCTTTAAAAGGTATATAAGCCGTTAATAAATTAGTACCTAATGCTAATGTTTTACCATCAGTAAAATTACTTTTAGCTAATGGCATCCCTTTTGAAACTTTATCACCAACTTTTACTATAGGCTCCTGATGAATAAAAGAATCTGGATATACGGGAAAATTATTATATAGAGGAAATCTGTATTTTTCTCCTTTTTTATCAGTAATGACAATTTCATCTTTGGATACTAACGTAACCGTTCCATTAACTGGGGAAACAACAGAATATTTTGCACCTAATAATTCTTCAAAGGAATTAGAATGTTCTAAATGATCAGATAAGGCACCAGTCAATTCAGGATGTAATTGTTTCCTGATTTCTAATAATTCTGAAGGGATCTCACTTTGAACTAAAGGCGCTTCTTTATTCTTTAATGCCAAAGCTTGCCCAATCATTTTAGAAGCAATTAAAGCTCTTGTAGGATGGAATGATGAAATCATTGGAATTAACGAACTAAGCATTGAAAAAGAAGTACTCATAGGAAGAATATAATCTACATCTTTAGATTTTACATATTTTATTTTACCTTCATTCATAACTTTAACTGAATTTGGATTCTTGAATTTACCGTTTTCATATTGATCAGGAAAAGCAATATTTTTTATCCAGAAATCAGTTCCACTTATTGTTTCATATTTTCCAGTTTTATGATTGAAAACAATTTTAGTTATATTACCTTGATTATCTACATTAGCACCCAAAGCAGCATGAAAAACTAACCCAATTTTCTCAGACTCTGGCATTTGTATAGGATCTAAGGTTGAAAGCATAGAAAAATTGAAATTTCGCATTTCTGGTGTAGCGGCATATTCAGTCTGTAATCCTCCTTCCCCAAGATAAGTCATTTTCGTCATTGCCGATAATATTGATGCGGGATTAGTATATTTTTCCATAGACGCTACTGAAGAATTCAATAATTCAAACGATGGTTTAGACAATAATCCAGTAGGTAAAACCCGGCGAATCTCCTCTGGATGTAATTCAAGATTTCGCTGAATTTTCTTTTTTAATTGCCATTTAAGACCTTCTATACGTTCTTTAATAAAATCATTTACATTATGAAATCTTTTAAATATTAATAAATCTTTTGAATCTGGTGGTTCAACTCCAGTAGAAACATTTAAAAATTTCTTAATAGCTGCTAATAATGTTTCTTTATTTAATTGAGAAAAATCCTGACCTAATGTGACTTTGTTTACATTCGGATCAAAAATATTACCTGAAAAATATGTTATAATATCATTGATACTAATCTCATCTTCGGAACGTTGATCTCTTGAAATATTTTTGTAAAATCTCTTTATCAATCTTTCCATTTCTGCAGGAGAAATATCTATTTTATTATCCTCTAAAAATTTATTTCCAAAATTATTAATAATATCATTATCAGTAATACCAAAAAATTTTAATATTGGATAGATAGCGAAATGTTTTGAATCTACAGTGAAATATAATTTTCCTGCATCGCTTGTCAGATGAAAACTCGTACCTTTTAAATGAAAAGTTGTTTTAACATTACCAGAAGATGGAATTATAGTATAAATTCCTGGCTTGAATCTAAATTGACCCAATATAGTAATTTCTTTACCTTTACCTCCAAGATAAGAATTTGTTGCAGGAATAAGTGCAGGTATTTCTGCAATCTTCATCTGTTTCCTGGAACTAATAACTTTACCATTTTTGTCAGTAATTGTAACATCTGCATATATAGGAGTAGTCAAAATCTTTCCTTCCAATTTCATTTTTTTTATATTCTCAGGAATAAAAACATCTTCTTTGATCTTAGGCGTTATATTAGATACATTAATTGTATAATTTGGGGAATCAATGGGAAAGAGATTCTGAATAGCTTCAATATACCCTTTCAGCATTTGACATTAAATTTATCAATTTTTTGTTATAAATTCAAATAATAAATCCAGATTTCGGAGGAAACATGCCGTATAAAATTATTAAAATCCCAAAAAGGAAAGGAGGATTTAGAATCCTCCATATTCCAGATGATGATTTAAAAAAACAACAAAAAGAAATTCTACATCATGAATTAGCAATAATTAAATATCCAAAATTAAAAAACACTATAATATTGGGTCAACATAAATGTTCTCCAAGCTACATATTTAAATTCATTAACGCACAATTTTACGATCCTAATCCCGATGAAATATTCTTAACAGCGTGTGATATCAAAAATTTTTTTACGAATGTGACTCCAGATTATCTATTAAATATTTTCTACAAATGGAGCAATTCAAAATTTATAAATATTGTAGAAAAATGTTTTGTTGAATATAAAGGAAAATTAATATTGCCTCAAGGCGCACCAACTTCGCCTAGATTGTCTTCATTTGCTTTATTTAAATTATTCAGAATGTTTGATTATATTTTTAAATATAAAGCAGTAGCAATTATAAATTATATAGATAATTTTTATATGTTTCACTCAGATAAAAAAATGAATAAATACTTAGTAGCTTCAATACTAAACTACGGTTTCAAAATATCAAAATTCAAATGTAGAAAAATTCCATATAAATCTGAAAACAAACCATTTGTAAAAATGCTTGGATTCACTATATATAGAGATGATTATGATGGAAAAATCGTAGCAAAAATTCGACAGAAGCATTCTCATACCATACGTGGATTACAGCATCATTTAGAAAAAAATTATGATGAAAATCTTCACAAAAAATTGATGGGATACCGTTCATGGAAAAATATTATAGAAATAATGAACAAATAAAAATAAGGAGGTACTAAAATGAAAGAAATTAAAATAGTAGGTCCTAACTACCCAACAAGCACAGATTTTGAAATTGTATTGGAATTGAATGATACCCTGTCAGAAGAAGAAATTAAAAAAGAAATTATTCATGAATTAGACGGACTTAACATAAAAATTGACGAAAATAATATAGAAAAAATTGATGATTCTATTTATAAAGTCGGATTAATTGTTGGTGAAAAGGGATATAATTTCAAATTAGAATTCGATCCGGATTTATCATTGGATCCTAAATTGAAAGAAGATCTTTATAAAGCAATAAATTTTTTTATTGAAATACATAAAAATATAGACGTTTTAAAAGAAATTGCAAATCAATTAAAGTCTTTGGAGGGTGATTATGAAACCGACGAAGAATTTATATAAAATTTTGGAAAAATCAAAATTCTATGAACGATTACGCACCGCATTTGAAAAATATAATATCTTTCTATTCCCACATTTAATCCTCATATATCCAGAAAAAATAAAAAATACATTGACTAATGAAAAATATCTTTGGGATAAAAATATTAACTCCTTTATCAAATTCGTATTAAACGGAACAGGCATAACAATCAAATGGGAGGATGATAATGAATAAATCAAAGAAAATGGATATATACCCCGACACAAATAAAGTAGCATATATCCATACTATAAAAGGAACTAAAATTGTTCCGCTAAGTATATTATTTAAAAATAAATTCATTAAATCTCTGGACATCAAATTTGTTGATAGTAAATACCTGTATTATATTAATGGTAATAACGATAATAAGATAATAGAAAAAATTGAAATACCATCTAATTTAAAATTATTTATTGTTTTAAAAAATAAAAAGACATTCCTTTTTGGTATAATAGATAGAAATACTCCTAATGAATCTATAGGCATATTCCCACAAATGCCAAATCAAATTGATGGATTTCAAGAAATACCTGAATTTAAAGCTATATGCTATAACAACTATATACCGCATTCAGCACAAGATGCAGTTCAAAAATTTATATTAATGCCGTTCTCTCAAAAACCAAATTTTCTATATAAAAAAATTAACATAGAAGTATTTTTAAAATTTCTCGCACTGGAGGAATAAAATGCTATATGCTAACTTACAAGATTATGATGCCCCTATAAACATACTTATAGTTGGCGCAGGAGCGACTGGAAGTTATCTCACTAATTTTCTAGCAAGAAATCTAACTGCATTAAATTTAAAAAATATAGATATTGTTGTTATAGATTTTGATAGAGTAGAAGAAAAAAATTTATTAAATCAGAACTTTATAAAAAGTGATTTAAAAAAATATAAAGCTGAGGTCATAGCACAAAGATATTCAAAAATATACTCAAATTTGTACTATATAATAAACAAAATAGAATATGCAATTAATAATTTTTTAAATATGTATGCAATTATTGTTTTGTGTGTTGATAACTTCGAAACCCGACTGAAAATATTCCATCATTGTTCACGTTTTTTAATTTCAAAAATTATCGCAATCATCGATACTGGCGTTCATGAAAATGGAGGGCAAACTCTATTATTTCCAATAAGTCATTCCTCACAATATTATAATATAAGACATAAATCAGGTAAACAAATATTTGATGGATTCAAAATTACTGACATAGTCCCATGGCATATAATGTTATCAAAGAATAACGTGTCAAAAGTACATTGTGGAAATGGTATACTTCCAATATGGAATATCATTGGAGCATCATTAGCAACATCTTTCATAATTAAGATACTCACTAAAAAAACTATTAAATATCTTGGAATATTTTTTGGGGATAAATATAAATTCTATGATTGTGATGAATTTTATAATATGATCAGATTAGTACAAGGAGGATATAATGATAAAAGGAATAATGTGTAATAAAAGAAAAAATGTATTTACTGTTAAAGAATGTTTAACATGTGCAGAAAGTGGAGATAATCCATGTGATTATACGGCAAGTATATTAAGGAGTATGATAAAAGAAAGAATGGATGAAGATATTCATGTTACTGATTTGACAGTATGTCCAAGACAAAAAGTATTGAAAAGACAAATTGATTACTTAGAAAAACCTGAAAATCTATTTTTTAAATTTAGAGGAACTGGATTACATTTAGCAGTAGAATTTCATAGTAATAAAAATTTATTAACTGAATATGATGTACAGCTTTTATTACACAATGAAAAAATTGTAGGAAGAATTGATGAAATTGATATCAAAAATAAAATTTTAAGAGATTACAAAACAACATCGGAATTTCCATATCATCCATATGAAGCACATAAAAAACAAGTAAATTTATACAAATATATGTATGAAAAAACTCATAGTGACAATATTAAGCGATTAGAATTAATATATATTTCAATGCGTGGAGTAAAAAGATTTCAAGTTGACATTGAAAACTCTACAGAAATTAAAAACTTTATAATTGACAGAATTAAAGCAATTCATGAAGGTTCAAAAGATATATCGAATTCAATTGCAGAATTCGGTCCATTATGTGCTTATTGCCCAGAAGAAGTAAAAAGATATTGTAGGGCTATTGAAATAAGAAAACATCTGGAAACTATGAAAAAAACCAAAAAATTACCAGATTTAGAAGAAATTATTGCATCAATGCCTGAAAATACTTATGCAATGGATTAAATAATTAATTTTTTATTTTTTTGGGAGTTTCTTTTTTTCTTTTAACTCTCTACGAGACATTGGACGACCAATTTTTTCTTCACGCTGCTCTTTCAAATCAGGATATCTTCTGTAAACCGCTTCACGCACTCTCTGTCTCTCTTCAGGAGTTCCAAACTGAGCTACTCGTGCAAGAGCATTTTTCGCATGCGCTCGATCCATAATAGGATATCTACGTTCTTCAGGTATAGCAAATGCACTGTCTGGGAGTTGCTGACGCTCTCGATAAGTTAGCTTCTTTGCTAACTTTACATATGCTTCATCAAAAATTTCTTTCCACATCTTAACCTCGCTAATTTTTTATCTTAAAGGAAATAGTTGCCCTAATCTCCTTCTCATTGCTTGTCCTGCACCACGCATCCTTCTTGCTAATTGCCTTCTTGCAACAGCAATATCTCCTCTCCATGTCTTCGGAGATAAAATAAGAGGAAGCTGTCGACGAGGTTCACGGAGCACATTTAAAGTATCTTCAAGTAAACCTCTTAGAAAACCGGGCTGTGGCGGAGGCACATATGCTGGAATAGGTAACATCTTTTGTAACGTTTCTTTTAATACTGGTGCTTGAGCTGCTCGTTCTTTTTCAATTTTTCCTATTAGGTCTCTTATCAACATTCGTGCCCTTGGTGATAGGGTTGTTAATCTAAATTCTGCTGCCTGTTTTTCCATTTCAATCAAATATTTTAGCCACATTTTTTTACCTCCAAAAATCATTATTTATATAAATATCGAACTTGTGGTACCTCTCTATAAAGTTCTTCTGTAAATCTCTGCCATGGCATTGTTTTTAATGCCCTTGCTTTAGTAAAGTATTCTGTTTCTCTGCCAATTGTTGATGGTAACACCTGTTCAAAAGTAGCATGCCCTAATGCTTGTCTCATTTTTTTTAGAGCTTTCCATAATTCTTCCTGTTTAGTCAATGGTAAAACTCCGGCTTCTTTTACTAAAGTCTTCAGATAAGCAATTTTAAAAATATCATTCCACATGTTGCATTTATATTAACACAAATTTCATTATTTGTCAACTTGAAACATGTGGTTTCGCATAACTATACAAGAATTTCATTTCTCTTCGAGTTAGTCCAGGCGCAGGCTGATATCCTAACTGTTTCAAACCTCTTATACCAACTTGTGTTGCAGCCGATTCTTCTAACAATTTCGGAATAGTTGCTATTCCATAACCTGCCAACATTCCTAAAATAGACAACGGTATTGATTTTAACAATGGTTTCCCCCACAACGGTCTTTCTCGTATCAGAGCTATAGGTGTGATCCCCCCTAGAAAAGTAGTTAATGGCCGCAACTCATACAAACTTTGAGCAACAGATGATAAAAATGGATGTCTCTGAAATAAATATATATGTCCCATTTCATGTGCCAGTTCTTCTGGTGTGAATTGATATAAATAAACGATTGGCTTGCCTTTAGATGGTTGATATGCAAAAGCACCCGCAGGATGAAATGTTACAATTGGTTTTGGACTTAGTTTTAATTGTTCTGCCAATTGTCTTGCATATTCTTTTGTCCGCTCTATTTGAGAATTTGTATTCATTTAAGTTCCGTTGACTCCTTCATCTTTCGTTTCCTTTCTTCGTTAGTTTCATGTTTAATTTCAGGATACTTACTCAAATCTTCTTCTGGAACTAGATTTATCATCTTTTCTATTTGTTTTGGAATAGATTCATCAAATTCATTCCATTGCATTATAAGACGCAATCCAATTGCATTATTATCTCTAATCTCAAACTTCAATATAGAAACATGAGGATCATTCAAAATTTTATTAAGTCGGTTGACATCCCGTTTAGATAAAAGATTGAAAACATCAAATTTTATTCTCGTCATAAATACAATTATACAAGAAAAAAAATCTAAAATCAAAAAAAAATTAAATTTCCTGTTATAAATCAATTGTTAATTTGGAGGCACAGAAGAATCTATTGGAATGAGTCAATTGAACCGACTATATATTGGAAGGAGGTGAATATTATGTTAGACAAACTTTTTGGTGCAATAGGATATTTAATAGGACAAATGGTTGGACAGTATATCCAGGACAAAATCAACCAAAAATTATACGGGGATTATAATAATCAACTTTATAATGTTGATAATAATTCCCAACAATCAAACACATATGACAACTATTATTACGAAAAAAAAGAAAACTAAATAAGTTTCTTTTCCCCCTCACGCCGTGGGGGTTTTTCTTCAGGCAAAGATTCTTCTGTGCCCTCCTCGCTTTGTGGAGGGGAGGGGGCTCTCAGTTTTATTTTTTCTAAAATTTTCCTCGTATATTTAACAAGAGTAGGCATCTTTTTTTCCATCATTCTTAATATATATTCTTGTTCTGCCGGTGCTAATTGCATTATTTGACCCAAAAACTCTAATACTGGAGGTGGAAGAGAAATTGCCTCGTCAGAAGGTATAGATAATCCAGCCGCTACTATTTGTTGCATCATTTGTTGATATAGAGGAGTTGTTGCTAAAGTCTTTTGTGCTTCTCTTTGGGCATGTGCCTCAGCCAATGCAGATGCTGCCATAAATTCTGCAAACAATTCGGTATCTTTTTTTAATGTTTTCATTTCTTCTTCATAATTTAAACCAACCTCTCTTAAAAGTGTTGACCATGATATTCTATTTCCTTGTGCAAGTTCAAATAGTAATCTGGTTCGTGCTAAATCATCTGCAGTTTTCATATCTGTAAATCTGATATTTAGTTTCTGTGTATCAATTTGATAAATATCTTGCATCTTTTGCAATATGAATTTTAATAACGATATTGCAACAAATCGAGCATTAGTAAATAGATTTTCCAGCATTCTTATTCCTACACTCGTTCCAGACCATGTAAAGCCAGCACCTCCGTATGCAAATTCAAGAGGAACATTCATAACACGAATAATCCTTTTTTCTAATGCATCCATCAATTCTACAATAGGAATTTGTAATTCTTCTCCTCCAATATGCTGAATCCCTATTGGAAATGGTAAGAATTTTAAAATTTCAGGATAATACTTCCACATCTGCCACGCCTGCTGAATTTCTGATTTGAAACGTGCAAGATTAATTAATTCTGCGGGATCCCCAGAACCGGATGGTTGTGGGAATACAATACGACGAAGAAATGTTCTCTCTTTTGCAACATAATTCAATAATTTTTTTAGATAATTATATGACCATAAATCACTCAATGCAGGACGAGGTAATGGCATTCCCCACGGCTGATCTATCCAGTTTAAATCTGAGGGACGTGCTTTAAAGAAAATATTAGATGGATGAAATTTAACCCATACATCATTAACTGCAGCATCAAGAAATTCTAATGGAATATTTTTTAAAATAGTCTTTGTATGTCTCATTGGCGACAATTGAGGTGGTTTAGATGGATCATATGAAACTATTTCTTCTGCAGCTCTGGAAATCTTATTCTTCAGAGTTGCAGAAATTGTGTGATAAATTTCTACATATCCAAAACCATCATCATTTAATTCTATATCTATAGGATTCCAGATTTTTATAGTCATTTTCTCTACAGATCGGTCTAATTCATCATAAACATCAAAATTAACTCGTGTATTACACTTTGGGCAAATCCCATAAAATTTTTGCTTCTTCGCATATTTAATCATTGGAATATCATTTATATCTAAATCTTGATTACATTGTTTGCACTTAAAATGCCTTTTGCGAGCAGGTAATATGGAAACAAATAAATTCCCATACATGTAATAACTAATTAATGCATTCAAAATAATAGTCTTTATATCGAAAACATCATAAAATAAATCCTTTATAATTTTTGCAGTTGCGTCATTCTCTGGTTGAACAACAATATCTGTTGTTGGATAGAGAGCAAGTTTAAAGATTATAGATGCTAAAAATCCATCATTGTTCGAAAAATAGTTTATATGTTTAAATATATCTTTGATATTAGAAACCTTTAATGTCTTCTCAATTTCAAAAGATGGTTCTAAACCAGATGGGATTCCAATATCATATTTTAAATCAAAAAACAGCATAGTTATATACTAAATCAAGTTTAAATCAAAGTCAAACTTCAACTGATAAATTATGCCATTATTCTCTGCTTCTCTAAACATATCTTTCTTTTTAATTTGAAGGATTCTATCCATTCGGACAATTTCAAATGCAGAATGCTCTATCGGGTCTGTAATTTCATCTTCGTCAATGATTGAATCAAACTTGTCATTCATAGTTCTAACAATATCTTTATATTTATTGAATTTGTTGTTAAAATCAACAATAGGATGCGGAAAAAGTATACCATTATATTCAAAAACCTTTTCAATATAATTCTTTACTTCCTCGGAGAACTTATCATCTCTTATATTCTTAGAAATAAATATCCCCCAAACAAGTTCATGCGGAGAAATAGGTGTAAAAATTGAAAAATTAGGCATACGATTGTTAAATGTAGTTACTATCTTTTCAAAAATATAAAAATATTCGAAAAACGAATCTGTATAAAGTATTGCTCTAATAGCCCGTATTTTATTCCATATTAAGTCGTCAAGAACCAAACATTGAGTGGTCTCAATCTCCTTTTTTAACGTTTCTGGAAGCCATAATAACCACTTATTCCCAAATTGTCTATTCAAATAATGATAGATATTTAATTCATAAATTAAAAACATTATAATGAAATTTATCAAAAATTTTGTTATAAATCAATCAAATTATTCACAAGGAGGATTTGCAATGAACGATGAAGACATAGAATGGATCCATGAGCACATATTGGAAGATATTAAACATATTGTTGAAGAACATCAAGGAAATGTATTCGGATTACAAATGTGGACCTGGAACAGAGTAAATGGAAATAAATTGACCGAAATTTCACCTGAAGATATAGATTTTATATTCAAATTAGAAGACGAAACACAAGTATATGAATTAATAAAAAATTATCAACGGTCTAATAAAGCAAGAATAAATCAGTTTGATTTAATTCATAAATTGAGCGAATTAGCAATTTATCACTGTAGCTGGGAATTTTGAATTCGTCGGAAGATAGAAGGATTTGCTATTGATATCGATAGCAAAATAAAAATCTAATAGAAATCGTGTCCAAAATTTAAACAGCGTAAATTTTGGACAACAAACAAATTAAATCTATCTTCTGACATTACAAGGACAAAAGATAGGACAATGCCATTGTTATCGATGGCAAAATTTATCTCTTGTTCAAAATTGCCTGTTCCACTCCACCTTCCAGGTTCCGTTACACAACCAATTAACAAATTCAAAACCTATCTTTTTTTTATGGAGGTAAAAATTGAATATAGAGAACGCACAAAAACAAATAAATCAAGCAATCTATATGAAACCTAAAGAGATTAAAGAATTAAAAAACAATTTTATGTATCAATTAAAAGCAATTTTGGAAAATGCACAAAAATTGAAAAAGATTTTTTATGATAAATTCATTTCTGCTTATGAAGATTCTAAATTGGAACGATTATTCGGATATAATCATATAGAACATGAAAATTTAAGTTTAAATATAGATATTTATAGAGAATCTGAAGAACCAAAAATAGAACTTTCAGTAGCAGTCAGTTCAGAAAAAAAAATTAAGACAAATAGAATCATTATAAATAATCATATAAATAATAAAATGATTTTAATACTAGAAAAAATTCCTTCTATTAGATGTGATGATGATGTGATTCGTATTTATCCGATGGAAATAGTATTATCTTCTCCGGAAGCATACCGTATCAAAACTAAATATACATATATTTCATATTCTAATAATTCCGGTCTCACAGATAATTTTAGAAAGGGCATGATAGAAAATTTTATATATAATCATATAATAAAATTACAATTAGCGGAGAAACTAAATATGAAAATTCTGGAAGTAATTAAATCACTTGAAAAAGAGGGAAAAGAATGAACATCATAAAAATTAAAAACAGAATTAATAAAGTTAATAAATGTTTATACGAATGTGACAGAAAAAATATGTTAATTGCAAAAAAGAAGCTTGAAAAACAAATTGTAGATATAATCTCGGATATTGCAAAGATGTGTATACCGGTGAAAAAAGACCTTGAAAAATTTAGTAAAAAATTCAATTGTGATTATATTAATGTGGAATTATCTAAAACATTTGATGGTACTACTTTCTCCGTATATAATAATGCTTATAATGATGAAGAAGTTTATATATCTACACAAATTCCTATTTATCTAAATAGCGAACTAAATTTACTTAATTCATCTGCACAAATTCATCTAGATAAATATAGCACGGTGAAGATGCAATTATTCAAAAAAAATATCTATAATACTGTTGAAATTGATTTTGGATATTGCATTTATGCTGCCTGGTGGTGGTATAAATTGAAAATAACTTATTCGAAAAATAAATTAAATATTTACAAATCCCGAAACTTATCCAAATGTTTAAATTTAGATGATATCAAATACGTTGAATTTCTTGCATTACATATTGCAATGAAAACATTACCAGTATTTAAAGAAAAAATATTAAGAATCAAAAAAAAATGGAAACTGTAGTTATTTTTTTGTATATTTTATATAAATGTTTTTTAACAATGAAAGTATTTTTTTCAAAAGAACATAATTGAATTTCCATGCATGAATCCAGGCACGATCTGAAGGACTTGATTGAAAATTCATTTTGACATTCGGATTGTAATAATGATGTTCAAATGATGAATGAATATCAAACTTATGACATAAATTAAGAACCATTGCATATACATAGTTCTCGGTAGGAACAGTACTCAATGACAAAACAATTAAAATATCTTCATTTTCAAGATTCACATTAATAGTTTGAATACCATGATCTTCATAATGCTTATATTTATAAAATTTAAAATCTTCTCCGTCAATAAAAACATCCAATATACTTAAAATTTCTATAGGAAAACGCTGCAAGATCTGCTTATAATGACGAGCAACATATAAATTTTTTTTTCTGATGTATGTTTTGTCACAATCACATTTTCCCATCTTATTACATTTACCACATTTCAACGGAAATACCATCAAATATTTATAAATTTCTTTAATTAAATCTAAAGTCTCTTCATTACTGACATAATATTGACAATAATTTGTATAATTCTGCAATCTTACTAATTCATCTATCATTTCATTCATTCCACAACTCCTTTAGTCAGAACTTCCATTATTTTTTCAAGTAATGGATATAATAATTTAAAAATTATATAAATTTTATCAATAGAAATCTTATCAAGATATTTATCAGGAAATGGAATAAACCAATCCCAACTCCAATTATAATCTCGCGTTATTATTCTTATATAAAATTCATCAGTGTTAGCATTATAACTGATAGTAAGATTTATTTTTCTTCTTTTAATACTTTTCAATGATATTGTGAAAGGAATGAAATTTCTATCAAAATCTAAATTATCTACATAGAACATAAGATCAAATGCCAAATCTCTAGTTCTAAGTCGTTTTACAAATCGATTAGAACTCATAGAATGTATTAAAATATGATCAATGTCAATATTAACTTTTTTATAAGAATACTTATCAACTCTGAATATCCAATACTTATGTTCATGCAATTTCTTCCAATCTATCTCTAATTCATAACCATCTGGAAGTAATACATCTCTTAATGAATCTATTATCAATTTTATATCTTTATCCGGAACAAATAACTTTTCATTCAATTTACTTTGACATTTTATTATTTTGTCGATATTAATTTTCAATGGAAAAACCTCCTTTTTAAATATTTTATTGAACTTTTAACAAAAATAAATAATTTTTAAGTTAAAAGGAAAGAAAAAGTTTCAGGAGGAAATGAAGTGTTAGAATTACAAAAACGAATAAATAATGCAATATTTAATTTTGAAATTATAAAGCCGGATTTAGAAAACAATTTATTACATCTCGTTGAATTGCTCAGTAAAACCAATTTATCAAATTTCCAATCATTACCTTCATCAATACATATAAACGAAACTGATACAAGCATGTATTATATTGATTTTTATTTCTGGAGTGATTCATATAAATATCAATAATAAAATTGGAGGTGTTCTATGAATAAAATAGTAAAATTCAAGCAAAAGTATTCAAATTTTACTTTTTATAGTTCTTTGGCGAACACACCAGAATTTTTACAATTTGCAAAAGAATTTAAGCAAATTATTATTTCTTTACTTCCATTAGGAGCACGTTTGATAAAATATGAAGTTGGTCATTTTTATATTTATGGTTTCATCCGTCGAGGAGATGGATATGTATATTTTAGTATTCCTGATGTAAGATTTAATAATCTATGGATTGATAATATTCTAGTGAGAACGGCACAAAATGAAAAAGACTATCATGGCGGAACCAACACATATTGCAAATTAGAAGATTTTAAAAATAGAGTAGATAAATTACTTCCACAAGAAGAGACAAGATTAAAAAATTTAGTATAACTTGTGATGGAGAAGGCAATGTTAACTAAAAGAATGCAAACTTTAATTAAAAGTCAGAATAACCTAAATGAAATCATTTTTAACACGAATCAAGAAATCAATGAAAAAAAATTAATTGAACTAGCAATAAATGTATTTAATGTAATTGAATCAAAATTGATGTTTAAAATAAAAAAATGTGATAATAAATATTGTCCCTACTATCATATCGCAGCTAATAATCGTTTTTACTATAAAAGCTTTTTTCCGTGGGAAATATTATGGGAAGAATATATTATAAAAAGAATTGAACATAGAAGTTGTTACGATGGTACAACTGATGAAATTATTATTGAAAAAGCATTTCCTTCTGACATTTATATCAATTTTAGCCATATCAGGGAAAAATCAGAAAATATATATTCAGTATTCCCAATAAAATCAATAAGAATACAAATTACGTTTAGAAAATATGAATCAAAGATAAAAAATAGTAAATCTTATAATTCAATTGATTTTGAGATTTCTATTATTTCCAAAAAGAAAATATATGAATATATACTATATTTTAGTGTCTCCAATCAACAACTGAAAGTTTATGCCAATCCCAGGCATCATTTAAATGAAAAATTAATAATTTTCATTGTAAAAAATACATTTGAAGAATTATTAAAAATTCCAGATGATATTTTTCATCAAAAACCAGTTTATGCAAAATTAATTTAAAGGAGGAAAAAATGAAATGTGATTTCTGCAAAGAAAAAAATGCTGCAATTAATATTCAAAAATTATGGGTAATATGGAAAATTGATAATAAAGGTAATTATATTGACCCCGAAATAATAACAGATATTGAACCTGATACAAATGAAAATATACACTTATGTGATGAATGTTTTGAAGACTGGTATGAAGGAGAAAAATTTTAAAAGGAGGAAAAAATGAAAGATGCAATACTAAGACTAATAAATTGTGTTTCAAGTTTAGATGATCTAAAAGATTGGATTGAAACCTTTGATGATATTGAAACAGCAGCTGATTTTGCAGAAAAATTTGATAACGCCTCAATCGCATTGGATTGGTATAACGAAAATTTTAATGCAAATGAAGCGGCTGAATGGGTAGAACATAATTTTGACGACCCAATGGAAGCATCTGAATGGCGAGATGCAGATTTTGATCCGATTGAAGCGGAAGAATGGTCAAATTATGGATTCTCCCCAGAAGATGCTCGTAAGTGGAAAGATTTGGAATATTGTGCAGAAAAAGCAGCTGAAGTTGAAGCAATGAAGGTGACATACGATGCGTAGAAAAAAATCAAAAACAAAAGAAATTTATGAATGTGATGAGTGTGGAAACAAAGCATCTGTGATAATCCATTGTTATTACGTGAAAGAATCTTTGAAAACCGGAAAATTGACTATTCTTAAAGATATAAGTGTGACACCAGGAATGCCTCATCCTGGAATAGATTATTCTTTTTTATGCGATGAATGTTTTAAAAAATGGCAGAAAAATGTAAATTCAGCAATAATTGTTTCAGAAAAATGAAAGGAAATTCAATGCTGAACAAAATTCTTAACATATCAATAAAAACTTTTGCAATAACATTAGGAATTCTTAGCACAATTGGTTTTATTATAGAAGCAACAAAGAATTTTTCTATTCAACTTGTTGGATTATATACATTGTCAATAATAATAATGATTTTGATATACAGGTCATAGGATATTACAAATCTTTAATTTTTTTGTTATAAATTAATTGTAATGAAAATACAAAATTATTTCCCCCACGCGAAGGGTTCTAATCCCATGCGCAATGGGGGAAAAAGGAGGTAAAAATGATAGTGAACTACAAACAAAATGAGGCCGGGGAGAAATTTCCCTATGTAGATGTCGGCTCTGAGGACCATGGACGAAAATCTTTTCGTCTATGGGTCAGTCACAAGCTCATTAAGAAAAAAGATGAAAAAGACATAATCGAATTTCCGATGAACGCAATGATTATAAAAACAGAAAAAGGATCTCTTATACTAAAGCCGTCCGAAAATCATATCACTCATAATATCTTTGTTCAATGTGGATACCGTGGGAGTTCATCATTCAAAATATTAGAACCTCAAGTTGAACAAATATGTGAATATCGTGTTTATGAAAGTCCACGGGGGAATTGTGGAATTTCCCATGGAGCATTGGTAACTATTCCAAAAGGAAGTGTCTTGAAATATAAATGGAAAAGAACTGGACGAACTTACGGAAATCCAACCGAAGGAATCCGAATTGTACTTGAAAATGGTGAAGAAAAAGATTTTGAAGATGTCCCCGATGGACTTGAAGCATTGGATGAGTTGAAAAAAGAATTAGAATAAGGCTACTGCTGCCTTCTGGATTAACGGGGAAGGAATAAGTTCCTTCCCCTATTTTATTTTTTTCTTTTTTTTGTTATAAAGAAATAGAAAAAAAATTGAAGGAGGTCGTTATGAATAAACATTTAGAAAAAACGATGGAAAATTTGAAAAAACTCTTTGATGAAGAAATGCTCAATATGTATACTTATGCAAGCATTCTGGTAGAAACCATTCTAATTGATATGAAACAAAAACTGGATAAAAAACTAATTGACAAGAAGGATTATTCAAAATTGAAAAAGCAGGCTGCAAAACTTATAAAAATATTGAATGACATACAAAATAGAAAGAAAAAATTATTTAAATTGTTAAATAATTTTGAAACAATTTTTGTATACATTATCAAACAAGGAGGTGCACAATGACAATTCATATAGACCAAATTGACACTCATATTCACATGAGAATTTATATTAATAGTGCTTTAGCAGGAGAGTTAACAGTCAGACGAGAAGAATTCTGGCAATTACTGGATGAAATTGCATTTACCTTCGCAAGTGCACGTTCCACAATGGAAGTTCCTGATAGTATCAAAACTGGAGGAAAATACAAAAATGAATTGAAACAATTGTTAGAAGAATATTTTGATGTAAAGGAGGAATAAATGGAAGAAATTTTAACAACAATGGACAGAGTAATTGCTTTATTTTTACTGGGATTTTTTATTATTTTTATTATAAATAGATTTTTGAAAAGTAAAATTATTAAAGACAAAATTTTTGATATAATTTTTAAAATTGGGGCAATGATATCTCTAATTATTATTACACTTATAAAGTGGAAAATTGGTGGAATATTATTAATTATATCGATTATAGCAATATTTATATTAACAATGTCTCTTATCGACGACATCAAAGGAGTAAATGATGAAAAAGAAGACCAATCCAAAATCAAAAATTTTAGATAAATGCTTTGAAATATTTTCATTGAAAAAATCGGTTGAGAATACTTCAATAATTCGTTATTGGAATATGTTGTGCCCAAATTGCGATAGCAGAAATTGGAGATTTACTTCCGATATTTCATATCGCGATGGATGGTTATTTGCAGAGTGTGAATGTGAAGATTGTAAAATTGTTTTCAAAGTGAGTGCAATTCCAGTATTATTTGAAATAATAAAAGGAGGCAAAAATGGCAAAGAAAAATAAACAACAACATTATAGAATAATAAAATGTCCACGATGTCAAGAAGAAAATTGGGTCATAAATAACTATGAATATGCAAATGGAAGGATATATGCAGATTGCTATTGCGAAAAATGTGAATCAAGATTCCAAATACGCGCAACCGTTGATAGTGTGACGGTGTAATTGAAATGAAAAATAAAAAGAAATTAAAAAAGAAAAAGTGGAAAAGACCAAGAATTTTGAAGGAGATGGATTTAGAAACTCGTGCGGCATTCTGTGGTAGATTTTCAAAAATTGTTCGTGATCCGCCTTTTTGCGTAATTCCTTATTCTTAAAAAAAATATTAAATTCAAAGGAGGGTTAAAATGAAAAAAATAATAGAAGGTAGATATTGGAATTCAAATGGTTTCGCCGTTGCTATTGTTGCAGTTATTACTGAAGGAATTGATTGGGCGGCTTATATTGGTGCTACTGATGATTCAAAAACAGAGCAAGAAACTGTTGAATATGTAGCAAAATATGGATGCAAATTGTCTAGCAAAGATGCAAAATACTATTTTCCATTCATAAATTTGCGTTATAGAGAGTAAATAGAGGAGGAATAAAATGAAAATATATAAACTCAAAATTCCTGTTAAAATATATAAGCAAATCAACAAAGAGGGGAGTTTTAAAATATTTGAGCATAAAGGATTGAAATGCGTTATTTTTAGAATGCCGTTATTAGGATTTTTGAATGGATATGTTGCAGTACCAAAAGGTCATCCGTTATTTGGAAAAGATATTGATGACCCAAAAATAAAGGAACTTGATGTTCATGGTGGAATATCCTATTCAGACAAATATCTTCGTGGATATGAGTTGCCAGACAAAGAAGAATTATGGTGGTTCGGATTTGATACAGCACATGCGGGTGATTGTATTCCATTCCATCCAATTCTTGGCGAAAATGAAACTTATAGAACTATTGAATATGTCACAAAAGAAGTTATAAAATTAGCTGAACAATTATATCAGATACAGGAGGATTATGGTGGAAAACAAATGGATCTGCCCGCAATGCAAGAAAGAGATTGTAATAAAAACTCCGAAAGATAGGAGTAGAATTGCGGGACATTTGAGTTTTCATAAACGATATAACCCTGAAAGAAAAAAAATGAAAAATAAGAAAATTATTGAGCTGTGGAAAAAAGGAAAATCTTTAGAGGATATTAGAAAAATAGTGCATATGACACCATCTGATATTATTAAAGTGTTGATAGAAAAATTTGGAGATAAATATCTGAAAGAACGATGGAAAAGGAGGAAAAAATATGCCCAACGAAGAATATAAAAAGAAATTTATTGAATCTGATGAAGATACACCAAGAATATTTCTTGTATGCACTGAAACTGGAGAAATATTAGAAGCAATGCCGGAAACAAATTTTGGAAAAGTTTATAAAAATACAATTGGAATGAATAATGGAGAATTACTTATTGAACTTACACGAGAGGATTATGAAGAAATAGTGAGAATTGCAAAACAACTTGGATGGGGGAAATAAAATGAAAAAACAAAGATTTAAATACAAAAAAGATGAAAAGGCTATTGATGATTATATTGAAGAAGTTGGTATTTTTGTAAATAAATTACCTAAAGGTAGTCGTGTATATTTGGAAGGAAAATGGTATAAAGCGACAGTAAAAGGACAAAAAATAATTGCGGTTGTGAAAGATGGCGAATGTTTTACAATGATAAATGATTCATGTTATATTTGTGGAAAACATGCATATATTGGAGGAGGATATTTATTTGTAGGCAAACCTATTTCAAAACAATTGCCATTCTATGTGGACCGACATGGATGGTTCTGCGATAAAGAAGCAGGAAGATGGATATGTCCTGAATGTTTCGATAAAATTTTAAAGAAAAGGAGGTGAGAAAAATGGTAAAAAAATGTAATCTACCACAATATCGTGTGATCGTCAGTGAAGTCTACAACTCTAAATCTTCTTTACCAGAAGCAGTTGAAGAAAAACTGAAAAATGCTTTAGCACAAGTTGGTCCAAAAGAAAGAATAGTAGATGTTAAGACTTTAGCTTTATCTGACAACGCATCCTGTATTTGTATCTATGTTGAAAAAGATTAATTGAAAAAATAATTTTTTTTCATTTTTGTTATAAATAATTAACTATTTGAAAAAAGGAGGTGTAATTATGAATAGAGTTTGTGTAAAAGAAGTAATTGACCATTCCATTTACAACATAAAATTACAGATTGAAAGAAAGCATTTCATAAATAAATTTCATCAACTCTTAACACAATTACAAAAAATAAAAGATTATTTAGAAAATTATATTGAAAATTCAAAAATTCCATTAACCAGTGCAGTAAGTCCATGGAAAATGAATAATGCAATTCTGCTCTTCATTTATGATGTTTCTTATCACAATAATAATAAAAAATTTCCGATGATTGATGATATATTTCGTATCGGAAGATACTCAATTGCTTACGATATGTTAACTCTTGCTCACAAATGGACATTTCACAAATTTATGTTAATTCTGCAAGTTCCTTATGAAGAAATTAATTTTTCATTAAAAGAAAATGAAACTGCACATAATACATTTTTCAATTATCTACCAGTAATTTCCTTAATGATGGACGCAAGAAGTGCAATGCTATATTATAAATATGCAGTTACACTTTGCGAAGTACCCCAATTACACCGGAGCTATACATCCGATAAGTTTTATATAAAAATCATAAAAAATATAAATAAATTGAATCTTATTGAAAAGAAGACATACGCCTATGAAAAGAAAATTGCATATTTCTTATTCAATAACATTATTTACAATAAACTGTCTAGCTTAATCGAAAAATTTTATAATAAAATCAATCATCGATCCCTGAGTTTATCATTTATCTTTCCCTGATTCTATCATTTATCTTTTGTTAAAAGATTAAAAAAAAACTTTAATAGGAGATAGTCTAATGCTGAAATTGCAAGCAGAGTTAAATAAATTGATTTTTGAATCTGAAACTAAAGAGAAAGGAATATTTGTAGAAAGTTGTAAAAAATTAAAAGAAAAATGTATGAAATATTATAAAGATAATTTTTATTCAGAAGAATTTATGCAATTCTTGGCGAAACGAAATATACGATTCATAAAAGGTTACACATCTAATTATAAAGTATTATTCAATATCCATTTCAATAAGGATATTTATAAGCTTTATTGCGATATTACCACAGAGATTAACAAAAGCATTGAAGATAAAGATACAATATATTGTCCAAAATATATAAATGGAGAATTATCATTATTTGAAATTGATTATATTAAAGGTTATAAATGCATTATCAATATCAACAACCCTGATTTAATGAGAATAAGAATTTATTTTAATATTCCACAGCATATAGCTTATGTGTCTTATGAAATAGATAATTATAATAGAATTTTAACAATCAAATTCTCAAAAGATAAATATAGAATTAATTTTGCAAATAAATTAGATCCAATATACAAATATATCGTTTTAAAGAGAATAAATGATTCAAAAATTATTGAAGCTGCAATTGAAAAAGTTGATAATTTAGGTGGAATAATTTATAAATAACTTAAAAAAATTAAGTTGGTGCTTCGTTTTTTGCTGTGGAAAACCTGTGGAAAATTAAAAATAGACCTATTTCCGTGCGTCTGGTTAAAAATTTAAAAATTAATCATCGGAAAAATCGCATTTTTTATCTTACCCTCTATTTCCCCCCCTCGTTAGACACTGAGATCTCTTAACCTGACGCAACCGGTAAAATCTGGCGCCTATGTTTTTAAGAAGTCAGTGATTGTCTTAAGATTTTATACGAAGCACATAAAGGAGAGCAAATATAGAAATTGCAAGAAATGTAAAAAAAATTAAATGGAAATAAACAAGGCTGATGATCAAAAGAAAAGCCACCATAATAGTGATATCTAAAACTATTTCTGGAACTTTCAAATTTTTAGCTATAATAAAGCAAAGAATTAAGAATATTATGCACCATGCAATATATGCTATTTTGTCTAAATCCATTGAATATGATTCTATTATATTATAATGATTAAGTCAAGGAGAAGAAATGGAGTTAAAAGGAAACATTAAAGAAATAATAGATAATGCAATATTCTCTCCGGACGAAATAAAAAATATAATCAATAACAAGATTGATTCTATAGTAGATAAGATTAATTATACAATACAAAATATGGAATCTTTAGAAAATAAACAGCTTGTTACAGTATATGTGCACAGAGAAACTAAAAACGTAGTTAGTTCTAAGCGTGAGAATTCCTATTTGACAATATCAATATATTCGAATCAACGTTTCAACGGATTTCATTGTAAAGAGAATATTTTTATGAGGATCAGAGATACGAGTACAGTTGAGTTATATAAATCCTTTTTGGATGTCAAATATGTAGAAAATTCTTCTCTATATTTGGAAGGATATATCGACAAATCATTACGAATTAATATTAAAATCTTTGATGATACTCATCTATTAGCTCTATTATTTTCAAAATACCCACGATTGTTCCCAAATGCACCAGAGATTGATGAAGCACTTCAAGAATATAGATTCAGCGATGATTATGGAATGGATTATATAAATACTATGATTTATAAAGACCAAATTATAGAATTTTTAAGTATCCTGGAAGATTTTTTAACAGATATTAAAAAATTCAGAAAATGTAGTGAATATGAAATGAGAGATAGAGATGAAAAATGGCAAGGAATAGGGGGAATATAAGAAATGAATAAAATGATTCGCAAAATAGAAACGAAGAAGATGGATAAATGGTTAACTAAGATTAAAGAAGCCAGTGAGCAATTAGGAAAACAATTCAATATTTCTTATCTAATATGTGCTCAATGTAATAATAAATTATCAAATAATACTGAATTCTTTTATTATGTGAAAGAAGATAGTATTTTTATATGTGAAAATTGTATTAAAGATTATATAGAAAAATGCAAAAAAGAAGGATTTGATATTTGGATTGCTACAATAAATTGAAAAAAAATTGTTATAAAATTTTGAGAGCTGAAAGATGTTATTTATAATAAATTAATTATGAAATGGAAATTTTACAAAACAAAATGAGGAAATCACAATGAATATAGACATAATAGAACATCAAAAGAATCTAAATAAATTGTTATTTATTTCAGATGAAGAAATTGAAAAATTGTCAATCTCATTGCATAATTTCTTTAAGAATATTCGTTCTGACTTAATTAATGGTTGTGCAATATGCGGTAAATTAGAGGAAATTACCGAACATAAGTGTGAATGCACAAAAATAATATATGAAGATGATTCATACAGGATTTACAAAAATTTTTCAGTGAATGTAAAGAAAAGTGATAAGCCCTCAGATACTCTATCGTTCCACATCGATATTTCTCTTTCATTTTATATGAAAAAAGACATGAAAATATTTCCATATCATATTATCCCACACAGCCCTACTTATGAAGAAAGAGATAGTTTTGCGCGAGAATTCTTTGCAAGACCTGTATTTCTTTGTTTCAATAAACCGGAAAAATTGTCTAAACCACCAACATTTATAATGACTTATTCGGAGGAAAAACAAGAACTCTCATTCATTGCACTTTTCAGAACTATTAATGACAAATCAATTCTGAGAGAAATTATAATTTTAGATAAAAATTGTGAATATCATAAACATATGGATGAATCAAAATTAAAATTGAATAATTTGATATTAAAAACTTTATTTCCATACCTGAATGAATGTTTTAATGTATTAAAAAATCTTATAAAAGAGAAAGAATAATATTTTTATTAAAAATTTAGATTAAAAATTGTTATAAATTTAAAAGTAAAAAATTCAAAGGAGGTGCAGATGCTGAATTTAAATTATAAGTAAAGAATTACCATTACTTAAAAAAGAATTCCCGGAGTATCAAGAAGTTTATTCACAAGTTCTATATGATGTTGTTTTCAGGGTTAAAAACGCATTTGATAACTTTTTTAATGCAATAAAAAGAAATAAGAAATTGAAGAAATTAAATGGAAATGGTAAGAAAAAATGGGTTGGATTCCCAAAATACAAGCCCTCACATAAATATAAAAGCATAACCTATCCACAGGTTTATAAATTAGATTTAATCGGAAATAGCAGATATAGAAAAATTTATATTCCAAAGATTGGATATGTAAAAATAAAATGGCACCGGGATTTGCCAGAAAATGCAAGAATTAAGTTCTTTCATGTTATAAAACATGCAGATAAGTATTATATATCAGTTGGTTTGGAAATAGATAACAATATTCAACCGAAAGAAATAAATACAGAGAAAATTGTTGGTATAGATGTCGGTCTTGAGCATCTAGCAACTTTATCTGACGGAACAATAATTGATTTTCCAAAGTATTTCAAAGCGATGGAATGGAAATTAAAATTGGCACAACAAATACTTTCAAAGAAAAAGAAAGGGACAAAAGCATATGAGAATGCGAAAATAAAAGTTGAAAGATTACATGAAAAAATACTTAATTTGCGAAATAATTATCTACATCAAATCTCCAAACAAATTGTTGATAAATATGATGTTATTGTAGTTGAAGATTTAAATATTATGCAGATGTTAATGAAAAATAAGTCTGAATTGAATAAAGAAATTACAGATGCATCATGGAACAGATTATTAAGTTTTATTGAATATAAGGCAATTAAGAATGGAAAGCGTGTGATAAAGGTTGACCCGAGAAATACCTCACAAATATGTTGTAATTGTGGAAATATTGTTAAGAAAGAATTGAAACAAAGAATGCATATATGCCCGTATTGTGGAATTAAAATGCATAGAGATTTGAATGCGGCGAAAGTTCTACAAAAGCTCGGGATGAGCTTGCTCTTTGATACTAAGAGCGAAGTCCAGCAAATAAATGCTGGATAGTCCACATCTTTTTCATCGAATTTAAAGAGGCCTGGGAGAGGCCTTGTTCTCTTTGAAAGAGGACAGAAGCTCATAAAAAATAGTTCACAATAATGAGCAAACCACATTAAATATTTCTTACCAAGGCTTGGGAGAAGCCAGTTTCCTTCTAAACAGGAAACAAAGTCTATAAGACAATCCACTAGGGTCCTTTCCCGTCATTGTGTCTGAAGGAAACAAAGTCCATAATATTGGACAATCCACGCAAAGAATGGATAACAACGGAGAAAAAATGAATGTAAATAAATTAATTGAAATGAAAAATATAATTGATTCCCGGATATTCAATTTTGAGCAAACAAAAGAAAAAATACGGACGATTGTTTCAACAAAAATTGCTGAATTGATAGATTATTTTCAGAATATACAACCAAATGAACTATACAAAGATGAAACAAAAGGGATTTTTATTTGTGCAAGATTCTATAAAAATTATTTTGTTATATATTCAAGAAAAAAAATAAATAAACTTGCAATTAAATGGAAGGTTAGCTCAACATGGTATGCATATGGAAAAATACATTGTATAGATTTTTACAGGAAGAGGAAGGATACGATTTATATATTAATTGAACAATTTTCACGTGAATCTAAAGAATATTATGTGAAAGTTCAGCTCGATGATAATCGATTTATATCAGTGCGTATTCGCGAGGAATCAAAACAGACTCTTATTGCAACAGAAGTTAAAAGCTGTCTTGATGAATTTGGAAGCACTACTGCTCTTCTCAATTTTGATGAGCAGAGAATAAATGCACTCAACGAACTCCTTGAAAGTTTGAAAATATTTTGTCTTAATAAAATCACTTAAATTATGCAGGAGGAAAGAAATGGAGCTGAGCAAAATTACACTAAAATGTTTATGTGGAAAAGAATTATTTCTAGAAATTATTGGTGGACAATACCAGAATGAATACCAGGGTATATGTTCCTCCTGTGGAAGAGAATGGCTATTGATAGAAACTTCTGAACTGGAATCATCAGAAGATGAAGAAATTAAATAAAAAAATTGATATAAATTTTAAAAAAATTTTTTGTATATTTATTTTTTTCTATTCTCATGTTCCATTTTAAATTAATAATAATTTAATATTTATATTTTTAAAATGGAAACCATACTTCTTCTAAAATTCCATTATTAAATATTTAATTATACTTTAAATATAATTTTAAAATGGAACAACTAACTTTTCTTTTTCTTATAATACTTCTCATATATTGTTTGATATTTTTTAAAATTAATTATTTCAATACGTTTATCAGTAAGAATTTTTATTTTCCCAACTTCTTCTAATTTTTTTAAAATTTTTTTGAATTTTTCAACATCACAATCTAATAAATCTGCGAGAGTTTCCAGTTTATAAGCAGCACCATCATATTTCTCCACAATCCCGGGATTATTTTTGCTTTTAGCTGCGTGGCATAAAAGAAGTATCCAGACTTTAAATTCTTCTCCATCCAGCTCTTTCAAAGTTGTGCCTGTTAGTAGCTCGTCTATCCATATTTTTATCCATCTCATTTCACCACCTCCGTAATAATTTTTTATTTAAATCCCAAAGTCCAACTTAAATCTAATAATTTTATACCATTTGATTCTGCATATTTACATAATTGATAAAATTTTTCATTTCTGTCTTTATTTACAAAAATTATATATTTGTCACAATATCTTCCTAAACTTAATAATTTTTTTATATCTCTCATTTTAGGACGACCAACCTCAAAAGCGGAATCTATTAATCCTTCATACGAAAACCATACTAAATCAATTCTATTCCCTTTATTTAGAAAAGGTCTATATTCTGGAAAAGGAATCATATGTTTTTCTAAACCTAGTTTGAATAAATGTGAAATTATGTATTCTTGCAAAACATTGGGTATTTTTTTATAAATATCTTTATCATAATCTTGAACCTTTCTTAAAAATTTAAAAAATTTTACTATTTCCCCTTCTAAATATACAAATATTTCATACCACGGTTCATTCATACTTTTAAATATAATCAAACAAAAATATTTAGTCAAGTCTTGTTTAAATATTTGTTTAAGCACGTATTTATTAAACATTTATTTAAGGAAGAAGAGATAAGATAAGAAGAGAAAAGATGAGATAAGATAAGATAAATAATTAATTAAAAGTACCTAGGTGATTCTAAGAAATATATTAAAATATTAAATAATAAAAAAAATAATAGATAACGTTTAGTGTTTAATATTAAACATAATATTAAAATAAAATAAATAATTTAAGAAAATAATTAATAATATCCCCCGCTTCGCGGGGGATATTTAAATAATAAATAATAAAAAGAAATAATAAATAGTGTTTAATATTAAATAAAATAAGGTTAAAGAAATAATTAATACCCCCGCAGAGCGGGGGTATTATTTTATTTAATAATTTAATTTCTTTTAAATAATTTTAATTGTTATTTAATAGAATCATTCTTAAGAAATAAACATTCTAGAATAATATTCCTATCTATATAACATGTAAGTAGGTATTCTCTTTATTTATATTAGAAGGAAAAATAATTAAATATCTCCCCTCGTCAGGTTTTCAAATTTATTCCGATATTTTTTCTAATTCATATAAATCTTCTGGGGAATTAATAATGATTATAAATCGGTACGGGTCAATCATAAAAAAATTGTAATAAAAATTGATTTTTTTGTCTAATTTTTCCGGAAGAAATTTTTTCTTAAAAATGTTATAAACAATTTCAAGGATCCCTTCGCAACTATTATTATATTTTTTTAAGGGATCCGGGTGAGAAGTTATTCTCCTCACCTTTTGTTTTATTATAAATATTTTTAATAATGAAAATTCGCTGATTTTTAGAAAACTAAAGGAGGAAACATGAATGTTAACAAAAGTGCAGAAAACAATTAATAGAATAGAATATAATTTTAGTAAGGAAGATATTGAATCAATAATAGAAAAATACAAAATTAAAATAAAAGAAATTGATACTATTTTTAACAAGTTTTATGCAACAAAAATCAGATTAAAATATCTTTTCCGGGAAGCCGAAGAAGAAAAGATTTTTTCATATCGTATGGATAATAATCTTGGAATTGAAATGGAGTATGTTCCAGACCTTACTAATTCACTTTTAACAATTGCACTGGAAAAAAACCACCCATTTAATAAAAAGTTCAATACATATTGTTTTCGTATTTATTGTAGTTATATATCTGGAAATAAAAAATATCTCTTTAAATTCAAATATTCAGAGCCATATGAAGATGTAATTTTTCCTGTAAATTCAACTATATTGTTAACTCCAGAGGAAAAAATTGTATGTACATTATATCATTACAGGACGGTTTTAGAACATAATCGTATTTCAGAAATGTCATCTTATCCGTCATTTACAATATTTTTGATTAACAATGATTTATATTTAAGTAAAAAAAATTTTAATATGAAATATGAATCACTGTTTTATTTACTTAATATGATGATTATAGATGATGTAATTCGAATTTTGAAATCAAAAGAATTAAAAAATGCTGTAAAATAATTTTTTTTGTTATAAAGGAATAAAAGGAGACAACAATGAATTTATCAAAACTTCAACAGCGAATAAATTATATGTGGTATGAAATAAATCTGGATGATTTTTATTGTAGATTAGTTGATTTTGTCAAATTAATTGCAAGAACAAATATAAAACAAGTTATATATAAGAGAATAGAACCAAATATGAACAATCAGTTTGTGCAATTATCACTTGGGTATCGTACGGACATGAGTGAATTCATAAATGGGGAAAAGAGGATAAGAAATCTATATTTTTGTTTAGAAAAAATTCCTGAAAAGCCTGATCTCATGCGGGCATTATTTAAGATTCATATGCTAAAATTTCCAGGAAAAATGATAATTGACATAAACAAATACTATGTGACATCATTTATAACAAAAATCAACATTTACGCGTGGGTACATTCAGTCCATAACTCAATCTACTGTAAACTTATTGATGCCGATGTGGGACAAAATACAGTTGCATATTCTAAAGGGCATAATATTATAGAATTTGTACCATTTTATCACGACCAGATAATCAATATTATGAATGTAATAAAATTAACACTGGAGAGAAGCTAATGAGAATAAATGAAATCATTGAATATCAAAAAATTATAAACGACTCACTATTTATGAATAAAAAAATTGTAGAAGAAGAACTAAAAAAATTAATGAAAGAAGTATTTGATTTTATAAATGAACTTTATACATCGTTAAAAACTAATTATCATACATACAAAAGGACAACAGGCAGAAAATATATGGATTATTTTGTATCCGTATCTATTCATTATGAAAAAAGATATAATTTAACCGCAAAGATTACAATATTAAAAAAATGTCCTTTCCTTTTCTATCAGGATGAACACGCACATTTTGGAACTAAGAATTATCCAAGATTTCATTTATTTTATGTCACGAACTCAATGAAAGCAGTTGCATCACTAAAGATAACGAAAGAGCGTTCAGAAGATATACAAATGAACCTATGCTGGCATAATATGTTTTCTTTATACAAAAAATTGAATGAGTTTAATATTTATTATAAACCATATACAAAAGATCTAATAATAGATTCTATGGATTACCAATGGGATGAACAAAACGAAAAACGCATGCTGGTCTCTCGTGGAGAAAACGTGAGAATGTTATATCTCTTTTATCCTTTTATAAAAAATCTAAATAAAGATTTAAAATCTTTATTAATATCGGGAGAATAAGATGACAGCACAACAATTATTGTATATACAATTAATAATAAATGAATATTTATATTCAGATAAAGATATTGAAGAATTTGATGAAAATATAAAGAAACTCATAAACCTTAGTAATAAATTATATTCTAATCTGTATAAGTTTTTCAATAATAATATAAAAGATACTATGGCAGATTATAATTTATTAATAAAAAAAACAGATAAGGTATTAATTCATTTTTCTAAACATGAATATAAGGGAGTAGAATTAAAATTAAATTTCAAAATTCTTACCAATAAAATTACAGGAATATATGTAAAGAATTTGGTAGATAATCGTGAGAACCACATGTTATATGTTTTACAAAAATCTTCTAAAGGTTTGTCCAGGTATTTTGATAGTGTATATGTAGAAATAGTAAGAAGTCAAGCTTCTGATGATATTTGCATATCTTTTTCTTTTTTAAATATAAATTTACTCAAGTTCTCACCAGTTGAAAAGAGCGGTGAGAATTTGCGAACTATGTTTGCAAAGAAGTTAATAAATGAATTAAAAGTAATTCCCGAATTCATCTCATCAATAAACAAGTTAATCAAAATCAGTGATTCCGAAAAATAGAGGTATAAAATTACGAACATTATTAGAATTGAAAAAAAATGATATCAATTTCATTACATGTTGTATAAAATATCACGAATCAATTTTATTTTTTTCAAATAACTATTCCTTTTTAATACTATTTTTTTTGAAATGTTAACCATTTTGACCTTCGAAATTTTAACGATCTAGTGCGACCCCTACTCTCCCTATTTCCTTTTAAAAAATAGCGATTTTACCGCTATCGATTTTTGAAAATAGGCGCCAGAATGCACAGTTTAAGCCAGGTTAAGAGATCTCATTTTCGATGCCAATTTTACCGATGTTTTAAATTTAATAATTTTTGTTATAAAAACATCAAAATCAAAGGAGGAACCATGTATGAAAATATGATAATTTTAGCTGAAATTGATAAAGATTTTAGAGAAAAAATTCATGAAATTGTAATAGATACTCATGATAATTATCTTCAAACAATAGATGAACAGAATTTATTAAAAGAATTGTATGAGGTGCATCATGGTAGAAACGAGTATCCTACAATTCGTGCTCATGTGACTCTTCCAACTTTAGATAGTATTTTTAAATATCTTGCCGAGAAGCATTCAATACCAGAAGAATTTGCAGAAGAATTTGTAGAAAAAAATGAAGAGTATTTAACAGAAGTAATGATAGATGATATTATTATTGAATTTGAAAGTATATTAGGTTGTAAAGTATTCTGGATAGATTTTGATACACTGGCGTTGAATGCCGAAGATGTGGATCTTGAATTTGTCCCGGAAAATGTCTCAGAAGAATATGCAATTGCATTATTTTCAACATTTATTGGGGATTTAGAGAATGATAAAATTTCTTATGAAGATTCCGGAGAAATACAAATAATAAACATTCTTGGAGAATTTGAAAATTGGTTAATTCAGGAGTTATCAGACGAAAATATCGTAAATTTTGTCAAAGTGAAGAGGGATACCGTCGAACGATTTTTTCATCTTGTAAAAGAAATAAATTCAATTGATCCTGATAGATGGGCAGATTTGTTTGAAGAAAAGTTTATAAAAGAATATGAAAAAGAAAATACAAAAAAAATGATAATAGGTGTAATTGAAATAATGAAATTATTATTTGATTTTGAAGAAGATGAGGAAGTTTAAAAATTTATTTTTGTATAACATTCAAGAAATCTATTTATATATTTTTTATTTTTTTTCTTATTATTTCCAGTGTTATACACATTTAATACAATAAAAGGATCTCCATATGTTTTGAATAATTTTGTTAAAATATCAACGGCAATATATACATTAATTTCAGGGTTTTCTAGATACATTTCTTCTAAATTATAAACTCTCTTCCAGTAAGGATGTATTTGAAAAAGTCCTTTTTCTCCATCTTTGCCATATTGATTTTTCCCGAATGAACTTTCTACACATGACAATGCAATTAAAAATCCATATGGATCATTTATATAATAAGATAGATTCTTACCATAATGAAAAATAGCATTTCTATAATTTATATCATCAATAAAATTAAATCTTGAATCATATTGTATCGGATCAAATCTTTCTTCTTCAATTGAACAAATTTTATTATAATTATTTTCTTTTTTTTCTACTAATCTATAATCAAAGAATATTTTCATAAGGAAAATTATGCATAAATAAAATAGTATTACTGGGAATATTTTTTTTACCATTATATCCTCCTTTAATTATTTTTTATTAAGGGAGAGCAAATGCTCTCCCCATGAGGAAGGGATATGGTAAGGAGGTAAGTATGAAGGTTATTTATTTTATAACAAAAAATCATGTAAATTCAAATAAATCAGTCAAATAAACTGAATCTTTATCAGGTATTTTCACTTTAACATTAACACTAGCTTTATGTACACGCACCAACACATTGCTTCCTTTAGGCGCGTCGAAATATGCAACTCCATTATTGTCTGTAATAACTTTTGTCCATTTATCTATTCCTAAATTAGTACCGATTTCTTCAGGGACGTCATAATTAATATTGATTTCAACCCCGGATACTGCTCCTAAACCCAAATCTACTGTTCTTATATATACTCGGCATAACTCGGGATTTTCTGCGGGAGGTAATGAAAGAATGCTGCCGGTAATTGTTGCGGTTACATCATTATTTATTGTAAATGTATATTTTTCAAATGAATATCCTGCTTTGTAAACTAAAACATTATAAGTTCCGGCTTCTAAATTAAATTCAGCATGTCCTGATACATCAGTTAACAACGAAGATATTATTGTATTTCCAATTCTTATTGAGACTAAGGCATCAGAAATAATATGATTATATTGATCTTTACAATCAATTGATAATTTATATGCACCTATACCACCACCTCCTCCACCACCACTTTGTCCCAGGAAAAATGTTGTAAATTCTGGTGAATAACCCGTTGACAGAGTTCTAACTATGTAATTGCCTAATTGATCTAATTCTTGAGACGGAATTTCAATTTTATAAATTCCAGGAAATGATGAACTTTCTGTTGACAAAAATGGTCCCGCAGATACACCATTAGGTTTTTCCATCTCCGCAGTTATAGTTGCACCAGTTACAACATTTCCCTGTTCATTATATAATGTAGTGAAAATAATAATCTGTTCTCCTATTCTATATCTCATTTTATAATTTCTATTTTTTTAGCTCTTATGATATCTTTTATTGACGCAACTGCATTAAACACAAGCGATTCTTCAGTTGGAGCAACATTGCTTAATGGTGATTTATCTTTATAATCACTTGCAACATTCCCAGAAGGACATTGATTTATGTCTTTAACGATATCATAATACTTCGGAAAGAATCCAGACATTGCATATTTTACCCATAAGTTTTCAGCAAAGGGAAGTTCCAAATTCAATGGCTCAATTGTTATTCCTGTATTGGGATCAATTGATGTTGCTTCTCTCCCAATCACTAAACCCAATTGTATTTTTGAAGTTATCCAGTTTCTTACGGAGGGCGTATCAAAATTACCAAATGATACTACACTTATGATATTGTGATAAAATCCGCCTGCTTTAAGCAAATCTCTAAAATCTTTATCCATAGGGGCTCCCAGAGCATGCAATACTTCTGCTGTAACACCATATATTCGTGCTATCCCTGAACTCTCTGTAAGTAAAAAAACAGAATCACGAATTGCAAAAGGGCTAAACGGCATCCACATTATAAAATTAAAAAAGTATCTTCCGACACTATTAAATCCCATGAACCAACAGCCATCAAAAATAACATTAGCAACTGGAACAGGGAATTGAACTTGTGGGCTTATGAAAGCCATAATTTTTGAACCCACGAAAATCACAGGAAATAGAGCCAATCCTTGAATAGAAATTAAATTTTTTAAATTCTGTGGATTATTTGTTATCTGTTCTCCAGCAAAATGTGGTGCCGTAAATTGTGAAGGGTTGATTTTTATAGCACACAGATAAATTTGATTTTTTGGTGGGTCTCCTGGCAAGGTATCCTGTGTGAACGGCGGGTCAATCCCAGAAATAATTGATACATCATTTCCACTATCATAAGTTATGTTCTGATAAATCCTTGTTATATATGCAGGTATCAACGCATGACCTCTTTGCATAAATTTTTTCACGGAAAGCCATGGCTCAACGGCTATATTCCCTTGAACCACTAAAGTTGTATCCCCAGGAGAGGGCTTTTGAACCACATTTGCTACATATTTTTCAAGTAATCTATTGGATGTCAATTCTTCAGTATTAAAAGAATCTCCTATCCACCATCCTACATTTAAATCATCTACAGCGCCAAAAATTTCAACAATTTGTTCAGATTGACTACCAATAGGGTTATCAAGCAGAATACATGATTGGTCAGCATTCCAAACAATTCCTAATGTTCCTCCTACAACTATAACAGTTCCAGAATCTATTGTTATGATGCTTTTAGTCAAATCATTTGTCCCAGCAATATATGTCTCACCAATACATACAATCATTAAGTTTTTATTTGAAATGGTAATATCTTCATTAAAAAATCCTCGTGCTAAAATTATATCACCACTATTAGCACTATTTATTGCATTTTGAAGTGTTTTTTTAGAGCTATTCCAACTTCTCCCATCATTGAAATCGTTTCCATTATCTGAATCCACATACCATTTTTCGCCATATTCAAAAGGTTTTATTGTTTGGTTTATCATAACCCTCTCCTCGTTTTTTCATCAGTCAACATCTTATACAAAACTTTCAAATCCGCATTTTTTGTCGTGATTTCATTCTCCACAAGTTTAATCAATGAAAGCAGAGCATCATTTGAAAGTCCACTAACATTACCAGACATTTCTAGAATTTTTAATAGCTTTGAAACATCTGCATCTAATAAGCATTTGTCGGGTGTTAATGCACCTGCTTGTTGTAGTAAATATCTTAAGAATGTGAATCTATCCATTTTTCTTATTAAAATTAAATATAGAAATTAAACCCTTTTTAATTAAAATAAATATCAACTGTGCACCTGCAATTGCTTCTAATGCAGAGAATGCAGATTGTCTTATGAATCCGTATGCAATTCCAAGTATTATTGCTATCAATAACCCCAGAATGTCCCACCACTGCTCCATAATTATTTTTTTTAATGTTTTGAATATTGGCCATTCAATCAATGCAATAATGATTCCACCAACTATCAAATCAAATTCTTTAAGCAATACTTCAGCAATTTTATCAACCATTTTATCCTCCTAAATTTAATGACTTCATTATAACAGAACAATTCCTTTTTTTCAAAAATTGATATATATCTTCAGGTGAAATTAAATTTATGTCTTTATCTCCGCATAAGCTTTTATAATCAATTCCACAATCAATTAAATACTCAGCGACAATCTCAGAACATATTTTTCCTTTGCCCCAAATATTCGTTTTACTTTTCCATCCAAACCATTTTCTTAATAATATTACAATTCCGAAACCAATCAATTGTAACCATCCGTAAAGAGTTTCTATTTTCGATATCAATTTTTTATCTGCTTCTTTTTTCTTTTCAGAATTGATTAATGGAATTATATCTAAAATTTCAAATTCATAATTTCCACGCACATATTTGCTAAATGGAACTATTTGAACCTGGAATTCACCTGCTTCTACCAATAAAATTTCGTCATCAGATTGTCCAAAAATTTTCCAGATGACAAAACAATGTGACCATTTGGACTTTGTAAACCATTTTATAATTTTACTAATCCATGATGGTGAACTGGAAAATCCTATTGCTCCTTCAACCAAATTCATTTTCTCATTACCTCTTCAATCAGTGTATTAACATCTTTATCCTCAACTTTAATTTTCTTAATTTCATTTATCTGCTCAATTCCTTTCACATATCCGTCTTCTGTTTTCTCACCTTGTATTTCATTCGGTTTTATCACAGCAACTATTACTGCCATATTTTAAACCTCCTAACAAGTATTCTCTATCCATTGTAGCGTCCCTTTAAGTTTTATATCAACCGTGCCGTGAGAATTATATCCAATTCTAAAATACAATCCTTGAAGAATTTTATTGTAACTCTCACTCTTGAACTCCCATGTTGGTGTTTTATATACCCACCATTTCTTGACAAATTTAGTTAATTCAAGGAAACCTCCTTCGGGAACTCCATATATCTGAAATAATCCTAAAACATTGTCCTTATCTATGATTGAAAACTCAATATAGTCATCCTCATGAACATCTTCGGGATTCATAATAATATATCTACCTCCTCGCAGGCATTTTGTTTTAGTGATTTGAATATCAAAAAAGTTTTCAACACCTGCGGTTATCAAAAATTTTAACTCTATCCCATTTTCATCTCCCCGCCAAATCGTATTTCCAAATACAACGGGCAATGATGAAGATACATATTTCCCACCCTCAATATATTCAGATTTTACATACGCCTTATAATATGTCTCAAATTCAACAGCGTCCTGCGTATCTTTATAAACATCACATTCAAAAACCTTTCCTCCGAGCTCAATCCATATAGAATACACATTTCCCAAATCAACATAACGAATTCCTTTTAATTGTTTATCATACTTTGAAACAATGTCTTTGAATTCTGCCCACATCAATTTCATCAGTATATTACCCCTTCTTCAAATTCAATTATTGCAGTTATTTGTTTAATATTACTTTTTCGCAAGATTTCTAAAAAAATTCTTCCGTTCATACAAACATCGTTAATATCAATTACAATTTCTCTTCCAAACGCCGGATTGTAAAATAATATTTGAAAAGTGCTGATTGTAAAATCATATTTGTATATTTTGATTATATCCCCATTGAACTCTGTGTCAGGATACAGCACAATTCGACTTATCCTGACTATATTTTTATAAATTAAACAGCCTGAATATATTTTACCGCTTATTTGAGATAAAGTGTTATTAGAATCAATTTTGAAGATACTATTAGATTCTTCCGAACTGCCATAAAAATCACATCTGAATAAATTTGAAGGATTTTTAAAAATTTTTATATAATTCCAATCCCAATTGTTTATATCAGATGTATCTATTTCGATAATATTCCAGGCGAGATTTATTTTGTTGGTATTACTTTTAATTTTTGTAAAAGAATTATTATCAATATCATAATTTCCCACATAAGTCGTTATGAAATCACTTTTTGGAAATAAATAAATATCGTCTACATATACATATGTATTTTCTATACTTCTCAAAACTGTAAATCCAATTTCTTTTATAGTAGCAAAGTTAAAATTTCCTGTTCCAATTTGACTGAATTCTGAGAAAAATAAAAATATATCCTCAAAATTTTGTTCATTTTTAGGTTCTATATTTTTTACCAATTTTACTTTACCATCGTATATATAAAAATTGAAATTACTGCCGAAATCAGATTGAAACCATTTAAATTTAACGCCATCAAAGTTAGTCCAATCGATAGTCGGGAAATAGCTTCTGTAAATCATAGAATCTTTTGAAGTGCTCTTTGTCAATTGTATTTTCATCATCTTTGTCTCTAAAGAAACCAATTCTAAAGAGACAAAATTAGAGTTTGTTTTCCAAACGTTTTTCAGATCGCCAGTATTATTATAAGTCTCAAAAATATCAACAACATTATTATTTTTGATTGAACTTTTTAAATACAATTTTATTTTTTTTGTATCTGGAAAATATTTAGGAATAATCAAACTTTCATTATCGTCCAATGAACAAATTACAGTTTCAGGCAAACATGTAATAACTTCTTCATATAGATTTATCGGAAATATATTAATGTCGTCTAAATAAAAATTTATAATGTTTTTTAACATTGTCATTTTATTATAAGAAAGAATTATTTATTATTCAATTCTCTATATTTAGATAGCAATTCTTCTCCAAATTTTTGATATACAACTTTACAACTCCATTTCTCATTCAATTCTTTTTTCAATTCATCATGGATTTGTTTACGCAAATCAGAATTCATTATTAATGTTATCAATTTTGAAATCCAGTCTTTGAATCTATTTTCACAATGTGTGTATTGTTTATAAGCAGTGAATGCCTCTGAATAGGGATAAACATCGGATGCAAGCGGAACCGCTCCACACCACACATATTCAAGCATCTTCAAATTGGATTTGCATCTATTGAAATAAGTATCTTCTAATGGAGCAAGTCCTATATGAATTTTCAAATCTAAAATAGTTTCTAAGTATTTTATCGTCGGTTGCCAGTATAAATGCTTCCATTCAAATGGAGGATTATTTGAAATAAATAAATACTCTGGAATGAATTCTTTTGGAGGACCTATAGTGAACAATTTAATTTTCTTTTGACCATTCAATTTCTTATAAACTTCTTCCATCATCCCCCTAATTATTGCTAAATCATATTTGTGTGTATATGACCCGAACCAGCCTATTCTCACACAATTATCTTCTTCATCCGGATGATTTTTTAGATAATCAACATTCACTGCATTTGGTAATAAAATAAACGGTTTTCTTATCCCATTTGTGTTAATTGTTTGTTCAGCAAGATATGTATGTGTAAAGACGAATAAATCGGACAATTGCATCATTTTTCTCAAATAAGATTTGTTCTCATTGTAATACTTTTGGGCATGTGCTATGTGAGGAGGAATTGCATTCAAATTATCATCAAAATCGAGTACAACAAATTTATTTGTCTCTTTTTTCATTTTTTCAACATAATTAACAACATCGGGTTTTGCCTGACGGGTGAAATAAAATATGTCCTGCTTATACATGTCTTCTTCCATAAGAACATCGGTAAACATAAGTTCTATCTGATCTCCGAATAAATGTGATAACCACAATGATGGTTGCAATACACGATAAACTCCACATCCGGATACATTTGGATCATCAGAAGTTGCAAAAAGAACTTTTAACTTCTCATTCATTAAAACAATTATTAAAACAAAAAAAATAACAAGTCAATAGGGGGGAGTTTCCCCCCTAAGATGAGGTTATGGGAAGGAAAGGATATGGAAGCTAACTTCATTATATCAAATCTTTTAAAAAAATAAAGTTTTTTAAATTCTCATAGTTTTTAATTCCTTTTTTATACGATTTTTCAAATCTTCAATATAACTTCTGGGGACATTAAATTTTTTTGATAATTTTTCAACAGACATAATCTGTCTTCCATTATATCCGGTTAAATATTCAAATATTGCTCTGTCTCTAGGAGTTAAGTCATAATAAATTGCAGTAAGAATTCTTCTTGTATGTTCATCATAATATACAGGTTCCTTTGCAAATTCAAATGTTGATACTAATTCTGGTCTCAATTCTTTCATTAATTTATGAATTTCTTTCTTATTCCATTTCAAATAGTCTGCTAATTCATCAGTAGAAGGTGGTCTTCCTAATGAAGTTTCTAAGTCGTCAAGAGCATTTTTGAATATTGTTATCTTTCTTATTCTTTCCTCTGATGGAATACGAACAATGTTTTGATAAGTATAAACATATCTTGAAATAGGTTTTAATTGGTTAACTAAATGTGTAGTTAATGCCCCTTTTTTGGGTGAATATGTTTTGAATGCATTAACTGCTAATCTTTTCGCTTCTGCTTCAATAAACTCTCTTGGTAAATTACCAGTCCATTTATTTACTTCTTTTTGGATTAGCGGATTGAATGTTTTCAAAAGATTATTTAGAACTTCTTTATCTCCTGTTTTCTTCCATGTTTGCCAGAGTTGAAATTCTTCTTGTTTTCGTTCTTTTGTTATCATAGTGCTCTCTGAATCAGAACTCTCATCATATTTTATCCTAATTTAATCTTTTTCATAAGTATTTCAGAAAGCATATCTTCGATAATCTTTCGTCTATCCGGATGGTAATATCCCTTATTATTTTCATCGGTGAAATAATAATAAGATTTCCCCGCGATTTTTGTATTTTTCAAAGTTAATTGCATAAATTGTTCAAAATCTGTAATAGTAGGAATATATCTATCTTTTGCAAAAAGCATCCACAATTTAATTGATTCTAATTGATTTAAATTATCCATATTAAACTCTTGTGAATCTCCTTTATGAACTAAATCAAATTTGATTCCAAATTGTTTATAAAAAGTAACGGGATCCACTAAGGCCGGAGATACATCATTAACAATGTTTGCGATAGGGTCAACAATTTTACCTTCTGTTTGGATTTGTATCTTTTCAATATTTTGGTAGAATGCCCCATTTATCGTTGTTGTTGTTCCAGATGCTGAAATAGAGTGTGAAACCTCTAACGGCAAGAATCTTCCTGTAAATTCGTTATTTTTATCATAAATCAACGCTGGAAATCCAGGTACGAGAAATGGGTTAAAAATCATTGAAATATAAACATTTGCTGAAGAAAGTTTTGATACTAAAAAATCATAATGTAAAATCTTTTGAGCAAAATTCTGTGCTTGTTCAATAAGCGGAGGTTTTTCACTACTTGAAAAGTTTTCTTTTGTATTTGTAAAACATTTTGGCATTTCTTTTACTATATTATTTATTCCACGGATAGATTCTTCTTTAGTATAATGAGAATAATATATTTGATAAAATGTTTTAGTCTTTTTTTCTTCATTAATTGTTTTTGTTATTGCATCTGACAATTCGGAAGGTGCGATTAAATATTTGACATCATTAACACTTCTTTCTTCACCTGTTGTTGCTGGAATTCCAGCAAATGGTAACATATATAACATTCTTGTAGGTTGATTAAGTATGTTTTGGGATATTTGACAATATTCCATTTGTGCGATGACATTACAATTTGGAACACGTGCTGCAAATAAATAAGGAAGCATTAATAAATTAATTATACTTTTACCTTTTTCACCAGTTGTTGGATTGAAATAATGAAGTCCAGAACAAGTAACCCAGATCATATCCAGTGCATCAAGAAATTCTTGTATGAAATTCATAATAGTCGAATATTCAGATGATCCCTGTCCTAATGTTCCATCCACTAAAGAGTTCCATAAATCTTCTCTTGCAACGGTGTATGCATAATCGGTAGTCAAAGCATTAAATCTATTTATTATTTCGTCTCCCATAACTGTAATGTAGAGTGCAGGATAGTCTGCTATTAATGGAGATAGTTTCTTTTTAGTTTTTTCCT